TACTACAACGACACAGCAGATGCTGGATACTACAACGACACAGCAGATGCTGGATACTACAACGACACAGCAGATGCTGGATACTACAACGACACAGCAGATGCTGGATACTACAAAACGTCAAAGATAGAAGGCCGTTCAATCGTCTATGACCTTGATGATATTAACGACAGCTGGAACAGACAACCCAACCTTGACTACACATCATCAATAATCGAAGCATGCATTTCACGTGATGTATGTCAACATGACTCAACCATCTCTATGTTGAAGGCTGACATCAATGAGAGTCGAACACACTCGGGAACGTTCAAGATACTGCTTGATGAAAGTGAACACATCGAGTGGTCTGTCATGAATAAGTTAACGAAAAATTTCGACTCAACAGTCACGTCTAGACGATGGACATCTCCAATTGAAAAACTTAACACGCTGTGTGCTGAATCATCACACGGGCTCTTACGCGCAGTCGCGGCGAATGAAGCGCTGACAGTCGGTGGTGATAAGCATCTCATGTGGGTCGATATCGACTCAATGGATGTCGGTCTTGTCGAATCATGGTTGAGTACACAACGACTGTTTCCCAAGGGTTCACACATGCTTGTCACATCATCGACGGGAAAGTCACATCTTTACGTTGCGACAGATGTGCCTCTCAAGGAAAGATGGCAACGCTCAATGAGACAACTCATTAGAGAATCAATGCCAAAAGAGCTTTCAACAAAGCTCGACCGTGTATACGGTCCATCATCAAAAAGGGCCATATTCCTGCCAAATGATGGTTTGTCAAGAGCAATTGCTCCGCAAAGACTGATGGCTAGTTGTGATGAAGTATTTCGGCTTCCTGTCAATGATATTGAGCATGTCTTATGGCGCTTAAGCTAAAATCATTTACTGACATCATAGAATCACGAAAGCTGATATAGGGCTTGATGATGTCTTTGACCCAGAGATTGATGTGAGATACAATGAAGATGGATTGCTCAATGCAACCGAGTACTTTGTTGCTCCGTATAAAGGAAAGCGCACACTGTGGATTCGTCAGCCCTCTGGAAAAGAATGGCCATGGAGCGAGCTTCCTGATGATGTTGAGCTTCCGCAGCATGCATTGAAGAAACGGCATCATTGAACACGATGCACCCAAATTCATTGACATAATCCGATGAATTCACCCTCATCACGATGACTTGAGTGAATCACGTGCATTCGTGGTGAATGCAACACATGTCAAATGATATGATTGACAATGATGCCAGGAACGCTCATCATAATGCAGATGCATGGTGCAATGCTGAGAGAAATATGCATGTATGTTGGTCGTCAAAAAAGGTATGGAATCGATTATTACGACTACATTCATGCTAGCGGTTCATTGTTTCATTCGACGTATGATTACTCTGAGCTGAGTGGTAAGTTCACTGTGTACGAGATGATTGAGCCATGATGCCCGGAGCGTTGTTGCTTGAAAACGTTCATGAATCATGGAGACCACGCATATGCATTTACGTTGGTTTCGGGTTGAGCAGTGATGCATACGATTATCTTGTGTATGATTCGTTCTTCGAGAAAACGTATATGATGCATTCGACCGCTGACATAACAGAGTTCGGATGGGATGAAATTGCATGACGCTTGTTCCAGGGACATTACTAATCGATGAGACTAGTCATATAAATGATAAGTACATATACATCATATACGTGGGTTTAACATTCGAGTATGACAGACCACGACACGTGTACCTTCTGCGTGACGGTTCATTGTTAACAATCGACTATGACCTGACATGCAACGGATGGAACCTGGTCGCCGTATGAGAATCGGGACGCTTTGGAGTGAGCTGAATATGACGCATCCTAGGATTTGCATCTGTGTCAGTCGTCTCACAGATGATTGGTACAGATACCTTGTGTATTCGCCGCACGACGGTTCGACGACAATATGTGTATGGCTTAACTTGATGTACTCTACAAACTGGACGCTCATTGATGTTGCGGGGTACTACGATGACTAACGACTACGATGTGGGTGACCTATTGCTTCGTGTACGTGTCAATCCATTCGTGTCATTGACGGGAGGCTTTCTATCGAGGCATCTATTTGTAATCTCAATCAATCGTTATGGTCAAACGCAGATAGCAGAATACACATTCCTTGATGATAATGGCGAAGTCTTTTCAGTAACGTGGGCGTTGAGTGATGTTCAACTTCCGTTGAGCTCATACGAGGTGGTGCGATGAAGCCGCGACAGGGCGATTTGCTCATATTTAAGAATATGATGTGCCTCATCATTTCATGTAAGCACGCGACAGCACCAGTTTTTTATGTTGATACTGGCGTGGGTCGCGTCACAATGATATACACATTCCTTGATGATAGAGGAAATGTCTTCACACAGACCGCGTACTCAGATGATGAGATGTTCAACGATTGTGAGATTGTACGATGATTCCGGGTTCATTGATTGTTTTTGGGCGTAGTTGTTGGTTGTACATGGGTTTGAAATTCACAACAAATTCTAGATTTATGTACATGTACCTCACGTCGAACGGTGATTTATTTGAAAGCCAATGTAATTACGCTGAGATATTCGGCGTTAACGTCATAGCGCCATGAAACCAGGAACACTGCTAATAGCATCGTACAGACCTCCGTACACGACACCCTCTAAGAAGTGGACGATAGTCTTGTGTGTGAATCATGATGCTGATGGTTTTAATGTATACCTTCTAGCAGACGGGACGGTGGCTCGCACATCGATTTGTATCATGAAGCTCGGGTGGATTGAGGTTGTCTAGCATTGACGTCATGCATGACGTCATGGTATGATGCATATGCAGTGGTTGATATCAATGAACTTCGTGGTGCTCTGTTGTGTCCAAAGAACATGACGAGAGCACCTTTCATCATCATTGATGTTGCAGTCTGTCATGACACACCAGTGATGATGAAATTTCATTATCTGTTACGTGATGGCTCTGTTGATTCAGACGCATTGTTCACATACAGCGCGATGAGAATACTATCTGATAATTACGACGTTATCAGTCTGGGCGGAGAGGTCATGAATCATGAATGATGACGACATCCGGGTCGGCATGGTCATTGGTGTGCTTGATGATGAGACAGATGTCCAATATCAGAGCCCACATGTCCGTAAATTTCTCAGAGATACATTCAGTTTTCCTGCTCTTGTGACAGACGTCAGGATGCATAAATGGGATAGTGATGTGTCAGTCATGACGATGTTCTTCGTTGATGCTGACGGTCGTAAAGACAAGCTTGGGCTCTCGTGGGCCGTTGATATGTGCGTCGTGGCTGCACCATGAACAGACAGCTGTTGAATGCGCTCCGTTCTGAGAAGCGCTTGATATGCATGTCGCCCAGATGCATGGGTGTGTCGTCGACGTTGCAACATTATGTCGCTGAGCGCGCGCTTGAGGGAAACATGACGATAGCTGTCATGACAGCGAACTTTCATCGTTCACGCATTTGGTTGAATGCAGTTGATTCAATCATCGCGTCATCAAACGCTAACATTCTTGTTACTAACGCATATGCACACACACATCGCTACACAAATGGTTCAATGATTGTGGCGTATAGCGCTCATGAAAGTAATGCATTTTCACACTATAGGTTCGATGCAATCATCATAGACGATGCATTGCAGGTGTAATGTTAACGCAGCCATTCTTAGGTCTTTTGTTTCGGGTCATGCAGACACACGTTATGTCATCGCTACGACATCTGATGGTCTGATTACAACATCATTCAACGATGTCTGGGATGACGTGATGTTGGGTGAGATAGAATTCACACCAATCATGCTTTCGAATGATGTGTCGGAAGCATTGCGTGTCGGTGATGTCTTTATGTTAGTGGGCGCAACATACGCCGGCATCATCTTCACAGTCATCGAATGCACAGATGACTCGATGCGAGTTTACATGAGCGTTGGTCCTGGTGCGTCCAAAAGACGTCGCTTGAAGGATAGAGTATTCACTGCATTGGGTCGCTGTTACGCGAGTGGCGGCATCGACATTGTGGCTAGTCTATGAATTACCATGATATGAAAGTTGGAGATGCTTTTGTTCTCTCTTATCATGGTGATATCATCACGTATCTTGTGCTTTCTATATCACATGAACGAACGACAGTCTGTCGCACAAGTTCACTCAATGACTCAACGGAGATTATGGTGTTTTTGGCTCCAGACATCTTTCGAGAGGATACGTATGAGCGTATATGTCTGATGTGCATTTGAGCGTGTTAACGTGTTATGATACAATGATGGATTTTGGAAAAATCACCTCTAGCATCGTGTATCATGTCATCGTCTTCGTTATCGTTGCATCATTCATCATTGGTGTCGGGGTTGAGTTCGTGTCATTGCTTGTGAGGGCTGAGCAACACATCCACACGACTGCTCCGTCTATTGAGACACCCATGAGTGTTCATGACGAACGTTGATGTCGTCGATACGACATCAAACTTTTATCCCATGAGCGTGGGAGGGCTCTCGAAAGACATGACGACACGATGCTACATGTTTTTCACGTTAATGCTACAATGAAAAAGAAAACACTGCGTAAGTTCTATCATGATGATGGTACGAATATCCTGCGCGTAAGACATACAATCATACTTCATGAATCATTTCCACCTGTAGTTCTTCATAAAAAGAAGAAGAACAGGTTGAGTCATGAGCGTAAGCAGATTGGTTTAAGAAGACCGATGAAAAGATGTATGATAAAACATTTTGTGTTGATATCACCACATGCTATAGCGATAACGTTTAAACAGATAGAGAGTATACTTCCTAAAATTGCGTTTGAGCGTATCGAATAGCGATGTTATTCTGGTGCGATGATGAAACAAAAAACTCGTAAATCATATAAACGTAGCAGCGTAGGTGTCGTCTGCGTTAGACAGACAATCATACTTGACAAGCTAACACAAAACCTACTGTTCAATGACAAAAAAAGACACGCTCGAATTTGTTCAAGAGACCCTAACTACTTTCGTATGCCGCGGGCACTGAAGCTCATACGAAAGCTTCAGTTCATATCACCCCCACGTCAGTGTTTCTGTGCATCGGCCAACGTTCAGTTATATCAAGCAGTTATCAAATGACTCGTTGAATTTTAAAAAGCTACGCGCTAACCGTGTCCAGTGTGAGGAAGGCCGAGCTGGTCCTTTAACGCTGCATACTCTTCTGGAGTCAGGCTAGCCATCACTTTCTTTGAGATGTCGAGGTCGCTCGAGTTTCGCCTCGGCTGAGACCTAACCTGTGTTTTATCGATATCTGGATTATCAACGATTGTGTCCTTTCGTTCAGGGTTCGGGTTTCTACCGATAGTCGTCTGCTTGTGCTGTGCTATCTCTGGGTCGCGGAGCGGCTCATCTGGGTCGGGAAAGTCATCTGGAGATATCATGACAGAGCCAAGTTGATTAGATGGCTTTGGAATGTTCGACGGCCTCTCTGGGCTTGTTCGTTCGCTTCGTGCCATTGGTTTCATGGGCCTGACTGATTTCTTGAGTCCATGACGCTCAGGAACATGCGTGGGTTCATTTGCCATCTGTTCATCGCTTATGCCCATTGAGTTCATCGTCTTTTTAAGCTCATGGGGTGGAACTCGCATGTCTTTGGCATGCATCTGACCCATCTTCTGCCTTTCTTCGTTCGGAGTGCCCCTCTTTTCTGGAGGACCAATCTCTAACATGAGCATCTCACGGATGATTGTTCTAAGCCTAGCTGCCCTGATATGCATGTTGGATACATATCAGTTGTGCAACGACAACACACAAACACGTTATGATAACACATGTATAAGTTTGTAGTGTACAACCATCAGAAGCACGTCAAATGTGTTGTGTCAAATGATAATCTGGCGGCTAGAAGGTTGCTCAGTCGCATGATGTTGCTTGAACAAAGACGTGTGATGAAGCATCAGGATAGAGTCGTGTCTAAGCATTTTGCACACTTCAGTCGCCGCAGACTTGCTCAGCACACGAAATACATCAGACTTCACGTTGAGGGCCCTTAAATTAGACATGCTTAAGCTGTACCACTTCGCAGATTACTGTTTCAGACATGCGCGTGTGTGTGTGTATTCATACTGCGACCAAAAAAAGAACAGGATATCACCAAGGCATCGGTTGCAGGGAAGAAGTTTCTATTGTAAAAAATTAGCGATACGTAGAAGGTTCATCTCATTACCGTCGATACAGATTAAGCAGCGAGACATTAAGGGCAAAATCACAAGTGGAATTAACGATTACTGGTTGTAGTGACAGACGCACGTCGTCATGGTATGATATACCATGAATACAATCTCTAAAATCGTTGCATCTTCTTTGTTTTTATTGCTTTCTGCATGTTCAGTAGGTAATGCTCGACCAATCACAAGAGAGGATTTTCCCGTTACGTTTGACAGAGATGAAGTATGTGCTCGTTTAGAGCGATGCTTTCTATTTCTTAAGAAGCCAGTAGAGCTAGCAACAGAGATGAAGAACAAATGCATCAATAGTGAGATGTCAGAGCTTGAGCGACAGATTCAAAATTCATACGTTCTAAATTGTCAGGACCTACCTGATTGCGATTTTATCATCTGTATGGCCGCGCACCAGAGTGCTCATGATACTGCAATGCAGATGTCAAAGATGATTATCCCTCAAAAGAAAAATGAGGAATGAATGATAAGAGAAATCGTTTGTACGCTTATCTGTGTGGTGTCGCTTGTCTGCACGGCGATGTTCTTATATTATAAGACGCCAACAGTTGATACAGGATACGTTTGTGAGCGACTTGAGAAATGTCTTGTAAAAAAAAGTGTTACGTTCACGGCTGATGATAAAGAGAGCTGTCTCGCAGCGGGCGTCGAAAAAGATGATGTTCATATTGTGTCTGCGTTCATCCTCGATTGTCATGACCTTCCTGATGACTGTGCATTCATCCTATGCATGCATGAGCACTCGACTGCACGATTTGATGCAATTAACAGACTATCTAATCATGAGTAATGTCAAAGACAGCTTGATTCGATACGCGCCGTCATTTCATTCAGGTCGATTCTAGAGTGGTTTTCATTTAACCCCTCATCTCTATCGAACGGCATGATGTGCTTGATGACCTCATGCGTTAACGCTGACATCCTGACCGTAAGATACACCTTTCTTTGTAGAATGACGGCGACAAGAAATTTTTTTGTCATTGGTAGGAAGCGCTCTGTGTTCATGCTTCCTGCAATTCTATTTTGCTCTGACACGACAGTCGTTGCTGTCGTTCTTGAGCCGTCGAATGGGACGACCTCAACGATAAGCCTAGAAAAAATATCGTCAGCGTATGCTTTTCCGTATTTGGCTGTGATTTCTGCATGCATGTGCGTGATGACGCATTCCATGCCAGACCAGTTTTCATTTGCTCCAGAGAGATACCTGATGCCAACGCCCATGATATGATTTTTTGGTCGTGTCTTTTTCCATTCAATCGCTCTTAGCGTCAATCCTAAAGCAATGGATGAAATCATTAGAGCTATGATGATTGTTGGAACTAACATATGTCGTAAGTAACAGCAGTGCAAAATAAAACACAACCATGAAATGATATATCAATGAGAAAACTCGCTTCAATCCAAAAAATCTCTGACATCAGACCGATCGTTGGTGCAGATAACATTGAGCAGGCCACAGTAATGGGTTGGAATGTCGTCGTTCGTCGTGAAGAGTTTAGTGTTGGCGACGACTGTGTGTTTTTTGAGATTGATTCAATCCTACCCTCGACTGCAGGATGGGCTAGGTTCATGGAGCAGCGTAAGTTTCGTGTTAAAACTGTGAAGCTACGAGGTTGTCTATCACAGGGCCTTGCGCTTCCAATTGCGACCGTATTTCATGGTGATGATGAACGTCACGTATTTAATGTTGGTGATGACGTGACTGATGTTTTGGGCGTTATTAAATACGAACCAGAGATTCAAGCATCGGGTTCAAACGTCGTGGGTTCATTTCCGGCTGACATTCCAAAGACTGATGAAATCAGACTACAGAGTGCTCTAGGTGTGTTGGATGAATTGAAGGGTGTGCCATTTTATATCACTGTGAAGCTCGACGGTATGTCGGGAACATTCATCAGAAGACAAGACGGGTTAGATATCTGCACAAGGAATCGACTGATTGATGGCTCAGCAGCCTGTGCGCATACATTCGTCGCAAACAAGTATAAACTTCATGAGCTTCCTGTCGGTTGTGTAATCCAGGGTGAGGTCGTTGGGCCAGGGATACAAAAGAACAGACTCAAGCTCGACCAATATGACCTGTACGTCTTTAATGTTTATGACATCAACACACGACGCTACCTCGACTTCGATGAGTTCATCCTGTTCTGTTTTAAACATAAGCTGAAGACAGTGCCCGTTGAATATGAGATTGATGAAGAAGATGTCAAATCATTTCCTATGACATTAGAGACTTTCTTGAGGCTAGCTGACGGTGAGTATCCGATGACGGGAAACGTTAGAGAGGGCATCGTTGTTCGACCGATGCATGAACGCCATTCAGATGTTCTTGGCGGTCGTTTGAGCTTCAAGTGCATCAATAATCGTTTTTTGCTGACAGAAGAAGAATGAAATCGCATAAGATGACATCTAGGCTCCCAGATGTTGGTTCATTGTGGATATCGGGCACCGGACCCGTGATGTATGGTGAGTTTAGTTTAAACATGGCCGTGACATATCATCCTTTGAGGAACATGTTTTATTCGTCATACGTCATTGAAAAAGACGCAGTCATCATGATTTTAAGCAGAAATGATGACGCTCTTACTGTCGATGTCTTGGTCGGTGAAGAAAAGAAGACAGTTGTGTGGAAATCATTCCTTAGGTCATCTATGCTTCAACGAATGTGTGGATTGTCTGATAAAAGCAAAAAGCCAGCACTCTTTTTTGCTATATACAAGTATGAGACACACATTGCTAAGAACGTTCATCAGGGAAAGCATATCAGACAGCCTGTTCGGATTAGACAGGTTCGTTTCTATAAACGCATTCAACGATGTTGTAGGGGGACCTGATGGACCGGTGTTGTCATCGATTGGCATGTATGTCGATGCGCACAAGAACATCAATGACTTCGATGAACAGGTATCATATAACACAGTTAGTGAAAATTTCGATGAAATAGATGATGACATGGAGCACTAATGGAACTAAAGATAATCGCTGCACCCGACCATCGCCTTCGTACGACAGCAACACGCGTCTCTGCATTCGATGTTGATGAACAGCTTTTGATTGATGGAATGTTTGTGATGATGGAAAAATCGAACGGCGTTGGCCTTGCCGCGCCTCAGATAGGCGTCAGCAAGCGCATCATAGTCATGGATGTGCCCAAGCTCGAGGCGCATGCTGACATGGAGCCTGATGCAGAAAAGCACGGCAGGTTTGAGATGGTCAATCCCGTCATCACTCACAGAGATGGCTCAATGATATGGAATGAGGGTTGTTTGTCTGTGCCAGGGTTTGACGATGATGTCAAGCGTGATAGAACGATAAGCGTTAGGTACCAGGACCGCTACGGAAATGAGAAATTGCTGCGTGCAAGTGGATTATTGGCGGCCTGCATTCAACATGAAATTGACCATCTCGATGGTGTTCTGTTCATAGACAGATTGAGTACGATTAGAAAAGACATCATCGTTCGTAGGTTAAAGAAGCTTAAGAAAGAATCACTGCGCTCTAACGAGAAGTGACAGTCGACGTTTGTGAAATACTGAGCACAGTATCAAGCGTTACAACTGCTGAATAACCCTCTCTTATTACAGCTAGAGATTTTGCCAACGCAAGACTTTCAACGATACGATGCATGACTATCGCCTTTATTCCGTCTTCATCATCATCGGGTGGGTCCTTGAGGGGTAAACCGACGACCATACCGATTACACGACCCGAGCCATTAAAGACAGGAGAGCCTGATGAACCTGGCATCGTCGGAGTTGTGTGCAATGAGCCACCTTTTACCTCACCAGAGTAGATACCCTCGAATATCAGCGCTGCATCAGGATTGAAGTAAGACCTCGGTGCTGCAACGTTATACACTCTAGACCCGATTGCGGGAAGTGCATCAGCTAGCTGCGCCGTCGGAATGTCGCGACGAAGGCCCGTTATTTGTAGAACACAAACATCATCACTATCATTTGAAAAGAAATGCTTAGCACGATGTATGCCGCCGTGATAATCGACGACAAGAAATTTATGACCAAGCTTTTCATTTTCATCATCATTCATGTGCTTGCAAAGGTGGTCAGCAGTCATGATGTATGCTGTCGTTGCGTCAGAGACAGAGCGATGGATTATGAAACCTGAACCAGATGTTGTCTTTAGCGTTGGAACGCACGTCTGTGATTCACACTCACCACGATAAAAGTTCGTCGATTGAACATATACAAACGAAGCGACAGGTACAGACGTTGCATCCTGTTCAACGTGCTTTAAATCATTTTGACAGTTCGGTTGACAGCTATAGACCGATGTCTGCGCTGCACATGATACATTGAGGGCGACGAACCACAGCAATGCTAACAAGTCTTTTTTAAAGCTTAAATGAACATCGTCTTTTTGTGCCATTTATTTACTTACTGTAAGCATGACCAATTGTCAATTTGTTGTGATACATACTGCGTGAAGGTGATACATTATTATCATCTTGTTGAGGATAACCGTGCAACCCAAAGGACTACATAGATGGCAGAATGCTTCTAATGAAGCGTTGACATCAGATAGTCTCTTTGCAAACGGGTATACGACAACATAGACAGTTCCTCTCAGACAGCCGATAAGCCGCCTGAGAGGGTGGTTGGGCTGTTTGAAAATTGAATAACAGATTTCTTTAGATAAATGACTGGGTAATGCCGTCATCATCGTTGTCGTTTGACAAAAGAATTCGTGAAGACTATCGTCGTAGCTTAAGCAAAGTTCTCAAAATTCTTTGAGAGGATGCGTGGTGCAAGTCCCGCCGACGATGTTGCTGATGTAGCTCAGTTGGTAGTAGCAGAGCATTTGTAATGCTCAGGTCGTTGGTTCGAATCCAATCATCAGCTTTTACAATCACACTTTATCACAATAATTGACCATTGTATGAATCAATGGAAAAATTTTAATTGGGATGAAGTTCCTTTTGAGATGTTGTCTGCAAAGAAAAAGCGACAGTTCCTTTTTAAGGAAGCAAACTATAGCTGTAGTGAATGTGGTTATAATAAACGCAGAAATTGTGGTGGTATAATTTTAGAAATTGACCATATAGATGGTAATCACAAAAACGAAAATCGAGATAATCTTAGAGTTTTGTGTCCAAACTGTCATGCATTAACACCCAATTTTAGAAATTGGGGCAGAACAAATAAAAAAACATCTTTAAGAATTAGAAAAGGACAAGCTTTATATGAAGAAAAAAAGCTAGTTCATCAAAAAATTATAAAAGAACAGCTTGAATACAAAAACAATTTTTGTAATTTAATTAATCAAGCATTTCTTGATAAGTCTATTGATTTTGGAAAAATCGGTTGGCTAGAAAAAGTTTGTAAATTAACAAATGAAAATCATGTTTTTTGTGCAAAAAAGATTCGAAATTGGATGCCTGAATTTTATTTCACACACTGTTTTCGAAGAAATGCACCCAAGCGTTTAACACTTTAATTTGGTGTCCGTAGCTCAACAGTAGAGCATTCGACTGTGGCTCGAAAGACACGGGTGCAACACCCGTCGGATACCCTTACCGCATTGATGTAGTAGCAGCATGACGACCTGTCCAGTCGTTCGCGGGAGTGCAATTCTCCCATGTGGTGTTTTGGAGAGTAAATCGAAAATCTAGATTCGGCGCTGCTTGCTAAACAGATGGTGCGCTTTATGCGTATGTGGTGCAAGCCCACTGCTCTCCGTCAGTTGCGTGCGTAGTGTCCAATGGTAGCATGTTAGTTTTCCAAACTAATGGTGAGGGTTCGAGTCCCTCCGCCCGCAGTGTATTTTATTCATACGTTTGGTATAATGGTTGTATGGAGATGCTGAGCAATGGTGAGCTCACTTGATTGTAAATCAAGCGTCATTATGACTGTGATTGGTTCAAATCCATCCGTCTCCACTTGCCGTGGTAGCTCAGTGTAGAGCAATCGATATTAATCGATAGGTCGTATGTTCAATTCATACCCACGGCTTTAATCTGAAGGGCTGGTGAAATAGCATCATATCATCGGGATTCGATGAAGTTCTGGAGTCAAATCTGGGCCCTTCGTTTTATGCGTTCGTAGCTCAATCGGTAGCAGCAGCTCACTTTTAATGAGAAGGTTAGTGGTTCGAGTCCACTCGGGCGCAACGGTCTCTTAGCTTACATAGAGAAAGCATGTGTCTGAAAAGCACGGGAGTTCGGTGCGATTCCGAATGAGACCATATTCCAAGGTAGCACAACGGCAGTGCGCTCCGCTGTTAACGGAGATTATCTCAGTTCAAATCTGAGCCTTGGAGTTTCAGGATGTGATGTTCAACAGCAGCATGGGTGGTTCGGGGCCATCACGTGGTGGTGCAATTCCACCCATTCTGATTTACCGAGGTGTGGGCCAATGGTAGGCCACCTGCTTTGGGAGCAGGGTATCGTGTGGGTTCAAGTCCCTCCGCCTCGATTGTTGGGACAGCATCTCAAAGAGGCTCATCCGATTGAGCATCCCCATGTCCTCTGATGGCTGGAAGGTTAAGCCATGCTTCTGTTTGTGTCGGGGCCTTGGTGTAACGGTAGCATATCGGTATTACACACCGTTGGTCAGGGTTCAAATCCCTTAGGTCCCATTTGCTTCGGTGGACAAATGGTAAAGTCACCGGTTCGAGAAGCCGGGTCGTATGGGTTCGAGTCCCATCTGAAGCATGTCGCATACGGTGTTGATGTAATGGTAGCATATACGTTTCCAACTCGTATTGTGAGGGTTCGAGTCCTTCACACCGTGCTTTTTGGGCCCAGGTTGGTCTGGGCGTTGTATTGAAATCCCACACGGGACTGCAATGCTTGACGGTTCGAGTCCGTCTGGGTCCATCGATTGCTCTGGTGGTGGAATAGGCAGACACAGCGCATTCAAAACGCGCCGACTGATGTCATGAGGGTTCAAATCCCTCCCGGAGCATATGCTTGGGTGGCGGAATGGTAGACGCGGCAGCCTTAGAAGTTGTTGTCATTGATGGCGTGCGGGTTCAAGTCCCGCTCTAAGCATTACTTAAGGTTGTCAATTTCTATTGACGACGCGATATATATTAGCATGCGTATCTTGCGTTCGTTTCTAAATGAAGCGATGAAATGGGATTTAGACGAGTTTGGTAAAGCATATAGGGCTGCATGGCAGGCAGGAAAAACGCTGCAAGAGCTAGCTGATGAGATGGGACTAAGCTACCACAATCTTGCGATGCGCGCGCAACAGTACAACAACAAACAGACAAATGACTCACAGAGGCTTCCATCTTTCAAGGATAGGGATGCTCCTTGGAGAATGCTAGCGAAGATGTCGCCCACATCACAGAAGCAAGAGCGTGAGATTTCCATTCATGATATCGAGTCGGCGCTGCTAGCTTCGGGTGGAAACGTATCTGCTGCTGCGAAGAGTCTCAACATAACATATATGCAGCTTTCGAAGTTGGTCTCTAGAATCAATGCTGAACGTGCCATGAAAAATCAGCAACCCATAATGAAGGCAGGTAGGGGTCGTCCGAAGAGAACAGATACGCCTACGCCTGATGAATTTAAAGAGATTTGGGATAGCTCTGAAGACAGACGCGACGCTGTAAAAAACATCAACGATGCATACCCTACATTGACGCCAGAGTTCATCAAAATGATGGCGTGGAAGCTAAAGAAACAGCTTGGAGACGATTTCATAAGAGATTTGCCCGACCGGCGTGCAACACGATGGAAGCTCAACGATGAACCCATCGTCGTTCCTGATGATGTTGTTCAGGATGAACATCCTGACGTTGCATTAGACACGTATGATGCATTTGAGCCACCTGAAGAATTCATTCAAGATGAAGAGCCCGTCGAGTTTGAGCAGCCTGAAGATGTGCATGACACTGAGGACATGCCCATGATGTCATTCGACGACGAGAATGATGCTGAACAACACGTTGCAGCATCAGACAAGCAGAAGCTTACTCCGTCTGAGATGGAGATGGTTGCAGTGTGGAATGCATCTGATTCTCCGAAGGAGGCTTTAAAGAAGCTGAAGAAGCTTGATTGGAGCTTCGGGCAGCCGGCCCATCAGGGTCATGAAGAGTTGAGCCCATTGAAGGACCTAAAGAGCAGAATAGAGCTTCTCAGGGCAAGGGGTATTGATGTCAAAGCACACCCGAAGAGATTATCGTATGAAGAGGGTAAAAAGCTTAACACTGCTCTCGTTGCATCATTGGTCGGGTTGGGCGCGCTTGATGATTACAATCAAAAACATCAGGCAGTGGGTGGCAGCAATTTAGCGCAAAAGCACACACTAAAAAAGCATAAAGAACCGATTGTTGCACCTGAGACATCTATCAATATTGATGATGCACAACCGACTGAGACATCTTCTGTATCGCAGACGACAACACCGACACGAACGTATTCACGTCGTGAATTGCATAGGCTTGTTCAGCGCGCATCGAAGAGGTATGAGGTTCCTGCAGCATTCATTGATGCAATCATTCGAACAGAGTCGAACTACAATCCTAGAGCCGTGTCGTCTGTTGGAGCACAGGGAATAATGCAAATCATGCCGAGGACAGCCCGTGGTCTTGGACTTCGTAATGCATTTGACCCAGCACAGGCGATCGATGCTGGTACTAGGCATCTACGACAGCTTTTGGATAGGTTTGAGAATGATTACGAGCTTGCCGCGGCCGCGTATAATGCTGGGCAGGCAAACGTTGAGCGATACGATGGAGTTCCTCCATTTGCTGAGACGCAGGCGTACGTTCGGTCAGTGAAAGCAAAAATGGAAGATTCGTTGTTCGCTGCGATAGAATGAATGGGGTGTCTGCACAGGGCAGAGACTGGATTTGCAATCCGGACGCGGTGGGGGCAGTGCCCATACACTCCATGATGAGCTATGATGTAATGGTAGCATGCTGCACTCTGACTGCTTCTGTCTAGGTTCAAGTCCTAGTGGCTCAAACATCGACTGATAGTATAATGGATTACACACGCCTTTGGAGCGTTGGGATGATAGTTCAAGTCTATCTCAGTCGTTTGCTTTCGTCTTCTTTCTACGACGTGCACCACGACCCGTTTCATTAAGCCACTGCCTTGCATGGCGTTGAAAGTTTTGCACCTGATGCCATCCACGACCATCCCAATATTGGTTGTAGCCTCCTTTTCTAGTCTCATACGGATGTGTGCAAAGACCCATGTAGTCGAATCTCACACCAGTTAGTACAGGAGGGGGCTCAAAGTATGGAGGTAGGCCAAAATTAGAGACCCTAACACCATCTATCTCGTAGCTGTCTGCCTCTACACCGTCGCAGACCTCATAAGCCCATATCCGGCCATCAGGGCCCTGGGCACATCTACAGATGTTTGGGTCAGCTAATGTTTCAAGAAGCTCATGAGATGCTGTGATTGACCATGGTTCGTTGGGTGCCAAAAGAGGAAAGATACGCATGAGAGGCATTCCTGATGATGTTTCATCGTGGTAGCCGAGAGCTCCAGGTTGGTCAGCATCCTTAAACAGACCCATCAACCACTCATGCTCTTTTGGAGGAGAGCGCTTTGACGCGACACGAACAGTGCATCCGATGCCGTATCCATGTGGTGGGGGTTGTGCGAAATGTTGGTTTGCTTGTTTCTGAAGCGCACGTGCAACAATCACAAGCTCAGTGCGAGGAATTCCAACGTCGTAATCAACGATAACGATTGATGGTTTTTTTGCATTTAATGATTTCATGCTCTATAAGTAAATGCTCCCATAGTTCAAAGGAAAAACACTCGATTTTCAATCGGGGATTTGGAGTTCGATTCTCCATGGGAGCATCATGGTGTCGAAGATGAAGCAGACGAGTCACGGCACTGCAAATGCCGTCATAGTTGGTGCGAGTCCAACCGACATCTTTGCATATTTCAGCGTGTTTTCCGAAAAGCAACGATACTTATGCTCATGGTTAAAACACGTATCACAGACCAAGGCGTAATCATAGTTCCTGGAAGCGGCTTCGAGGGTTCAATCTCTGCCGTGCAATCAAACACACGCACTGCGTCAGCGACATTGGGTGGTAATGATGCTGGTGTCACGGTTATCTCTGCATCACAGGGTGTGCTGACGATGACGCTACCGGCAGTCTCAACATCACCTGGAAGCATGTTCATCTTTCGCTCAACATCACCAAGCGCACACGTAATCACGTCATCTGGTGATGCTGGCAACACGATTGTTGAGAGATACAGCAACCCTGCTGGAAACATCACGGGTAGCCATGGAAGCTCTATCACGTTTCCTGCGATTGCTGGTTCGTCAGTCTGTCTGATGTCTGACGGCGCAAACTGGTGCATCCTCGGTGGCTCAGGCTCAATTACGATTGCTGCTGGCTCAGCCTAATCAGTAGAAACGACATCAAATCGACGACCATTGAACAATCCATCGGGTGGCGACATCCGGTGGATTGTTTTATCAATTGTCTTATTATTCGAGCGTAGTAGAGAAGTTATAACGCACGGCTGATAACCGTGAAAAGGGGGCGCGCTACCCTCCGCTCGAATGTTTGTAGCGATGGTGTTGAAAACATCATATGTTGAATGGTATTATCATTAAACATTGCGGGTTGGAGAAATTGGTATCTTAACGGACTCATAATCCGTAGTTTTGCGTTCAAGTCGCAAACCCGCGATTTGTTGGAGTGTTGGCCGAGTGGCTGAAGGCAGCGGTTTTGAAAACCGCCATACCCGAAAGGGTATCGGGAGTTCGAATCTCTCACACTCCGTTGTATGGCAAAATATCGCACAATAGAGATTATGCGATTGAACACAATGTTTGCAAGGCTTGATAAGCTTGAAATCAAGCTTGAAGATATCAAAAAAAGGTATCCAAAGCATTGGTTCAATGAAAGCACTAATCCAGGGCGACAATACACACGGATTCTAAAAAAATATTGTAAGCTCGCAGATAAGGTTGATAAAAAAGAGTGGGAGCTATTTTGGAGGTAGTGATGTAGGGTGATGATTGGACGGATTTTTTACCGAAGAATAAAGGAACATTTGTGTCAGAACAGAAGCTTAAGATGTACATCCTCGTCAAAAGTTCTATTCCGATAGGACTGGGTGCAAATGCAATCGGACACACAAGCCTTGCTACGTTTTTAAAGTTCAAGGATGACCCAGTCATGCAGGAATGGGTACAGAGTAAGCACTTTAGAAAGGTGACGTGTATCGTATCAGACGAACAGTTTGAAAAGTCTAAAAAGTACGGAGACTTTCTTATCATGACAGAGGATGCAATCGATGATGTTGAGGTTGCAATCGGGTTCAAACCACGCGAAAAATGGCCTGAGTTCTTCGGCTCTCTTAAGCTATACGGTTCGCACCTTCGACTGAAAGACGAAAATGGAAAAATCTCGTGAAACTTAATGGAATGATGATGGACTGTCGCATCCTCAAGCGAGGAAGAAAATTCATATCAGCATGCGTTTTTAACAATAAAGAGCAATCGATATACAGGCTTTCGTGCGGCTCAGTTAGACTGATGGTCATATCACGGCCCACATGTGTATTTCGATTAAAAACTCATACATACATTTCACAACATTCTTTCTTAGAAAAGCAGTGCGCTGGTATCAGCAAACACAAAATCATAAGTCAGCGCAGCATGATAATATGATGCTCATGTAGTTTAGACGGTAGAACGACTGTTTCGTAAGCAGTTGGCCCGGGTTCAATTCCCGGCGTGAGCTTTGAACCCTCGTATGCCCTGCGATTTCTACTCGCTTGAAAGGCTAATTGGACACATACAGGTTCGACTCCTGTCGGGGGTGTATCTATCATGGTGAAAAAGCTGCTTGAGCTTATTAAGCTTCTAAAAGAAGAAGATGGTCATGATGATAACAGACGCCTGACTGATGCTGACGTAAAAAAGCTTATACGTGCATTTGCACAGGGGCGCTGGTCTCCGAAGCTTAAGCACGTGGGAGGCTCATTCACCTCGGCGTTCTCTGGAAAAAGACTGCGAACCACGGGCGGGTTTCATCGTGATGTCTCACAGCTCGGAGCGCTGTACGTTCATCCTGAGCTGATGTTGAACGATGACCCAGATGTTTCGATGCGTGAGCGCATCGAGGATGTTCTTCACGAAATTCAGCACTACAACCAGCGCATGAGCTGGGACAACGATATGTCATTTAGAAGTGAGTTTGTCAAGAGTAAGAAGCTACCGCCGTCAATCACCGATGACCCGATTGCACTTTATGAGACAAGCTGGGACGACATATGCACTTTTTGGGAGCGCAGATACGGTTATTGGGACGCTCCTCATGAAGCAGATGCTCGTGAATTTGCATCATCGAACGTTGATGCAGCCATCACAATGTTATCAAAATGACGCGCTGATGTATCTCAACGGTAGAGTACTTTCTTGGTAAGAAAGTGATTCGTGTTCGATTCACGACATCAGCTTAAGCAATGAAAAAACGTCATTCGACGTTATATGATGTATATTATGTCAGCGTTTTTTGTGTGATACATCCGCTGTTATAGTATAACGTTTGAGTTGATGCGGAGTGATTGATGAACATCAGGCGACCCATTCGTAGCATGAGGCTGTTATTAGCGAAATCACTCGATTTTATCGACATTCATTTTATTAAGCATCGCTACATGTGGTTGTGTGAGTTCATCGCATGGAAATTGTGGCCTCAGGATGAATGGTGCGAGTTGTGTGAGATTTGGTGCGAAGATAAACAACGACATGAAAGTGAAGCACATGAGAAAGAATGAATTTTATCGATTTTTAACTCCGACAAAGGGTCATGATGGTATATCTGCAAAGAGCGTTCGTGAATTGACGCCGGCTGGACTAAATGATGAGGACGCACGCATCGCCGACCACATCGCGCTCAGCCTAGATGCATGTGATGAACTTCCTTTTGAGTGGGGCCCGCAGGAACAGCACTTCATCAGCCAATGTGAGCCTGCACGTATAGTGCCGTATCTCGTCTATCGATACAAGATGAGCATATACCCACAGCAAAAGATTGTGTCTGATTTTCCTGTATATCTTTTGATTGAACCTGCGTCTGCATGTAATCTTCGATGCGTGATGTGTTTTCAGGTCGATACGCAATTCAATAAAAAGTCGTCTGGATACATGGGATACATGGACTATGACCTCTACACAAGGCTCATCGATGAGGCTGCTGCTGGTGGAACAAGGGCAGTAACGTTAGCATCACGAGGTGAGCCGTTGCTCCACCCAAGAATCAGTGATATGCTAGCGTACGCTGCATCAAAGGATGCATTTTTTGATATTAAACTCAACACGAATGGAACGCGTCTCACATCAGACGTGGCACATGCAATACTCAAGGCCAACGTTAGCATTGTCGTCATCTCAATCGATAGCGCAGATGCAGAACAATATGCAAAGATACGTGTCAGGGGTGATTTTGAGACAGTGCTGAACAACGTCAAAGAATTCATGCGAATCAAAAAAGAGCACTACCCAAATAGTAGGACGGAGGTACGTGTTGCGGGCGTTCGATTGAAAAATCCAGCGCTATTGACGACAGAGCAGGATGAAAAAGCATTCTTCGAGCTTTGGTCGGGTATCGTCGATACTGTCGCAATGACAGACGCTGAGGAGAGATGGGATACATACAACAACACACAGCACCCAGAGATGACGAAGCCATGTGCATATCTTTTTGAAAGAATGTACATTTGGTGGGACGGTGTGATGAATCCGTGTGATGTTGATTACAGGTCGCGTCTTACGATGGGAAACGCAATGACAATGTCAATAAAAGATGCATGGCATGGAGGGATGTATAGACGCCTTAGAGAAGCGCACCTACGAGGTACCCGTGCTAACTTTAATCCATGTGATAGGTGTGGTGTTTCGTAAATGAAGTTTAATGTGCGTAACATCAGTGATGATATCATAAGTTATGATGAGATTCATAAACTTGGAAGGCGTCGTCAGCTTAGACGCACACGAAAGCTTGATGTCAGGACATGCATCACCGGGCGTGGGAGCTACACACGTAAGGTGTCTCGAGTCGTCTATTATTCTGGAGTATATATCGTTGTTAGCGTTGAATATGAAAGGCATGGACTGTCTTCACGTTTTAGGATTAATCCATTAAAAAGACATCTAAAGTGCATATCATGAAACGTATCACGGCGAGAATCATTGGGAAGCAGTTTGAAACAGACAAATCATGTGAAGCACGAGTTCTTGGTATGATTGTCGTCGGCGGTGCTTTAACACCACGAAGAATAATTCGACGAAGACATTTTTACGTCGCAGGTAAGTTGTCTGGGCATCATGCTACGTTTAATTACAGGAGCGCGCCGAAGTTCAAGAGAGGCGGGTACATTGCTTACACCCATGATGTTCAACATGTCATCAGATAAACCGTCTGTCGGCATCATAGGCCTGACAGGACATGCACAGAGGCTCAGGGACATCATAGAACCCATTGCCAATGTAACGCACCTATATCACCCCAATAAAAAAATCGATGACTCTAGATGCACTCAAGAGTTTAAAGATATGATTGGATGTGATGCAATCATCATTGCATCACCGAATGATACACACCTGTCATATCTCACAAAATTGAGACAGATGCTGTACAACGGGTACATCTTCTGTGAAAAGCCGCCAGTTTCTCATGATGAAATCGATGAACTATGTGCATTGTTCGATGATGATAGCACACACATATACTTCAATTTTCAGTATGCTCATGCTAAGTCATTCACTATGTTAGACGAGCTAATCAGCTCTAATTCGCTTGGAGACATAATTTCAATCTCATTTAAGGCTGGACACGGTCTCGCGCTTGAAGATGAATGGACAACATCATGGAGGTCTGACGGCACTAGGCATGCTCTTGGCGTTGTTGAGACACTCGGTATTCATTTCATTGAGCGTGCGATGATGATATGGACATCACTCGGTCATGACACAGCACATGCAACGATGTTGCCGTTGAAGATGGCACCCACGGGCACTGCATACGACACTGCAGACATCAACATCGTTCATTCTAATGCATCTATCATTACACCACGAATCAGACGAACGAACATTCTCGTATCATACGCAACACCATTCATGTTTGAAATGAATGTGGTTGGAACGAATGGCATTTTTTCAATACGTGATAATGAGCTCATTGTCAGGTGTGGTAGAAGAACATTTGATGACAGGGGCTACTTCATACAAGCACCCATCGTCGAAAGATGCACATATGATGCTGAGATTGAATATGAGCGCGCATTACAGCTGTCTGTCATGAAGTTCATTTCATATGTCAGCGATGGTGCATGCATTCCTCGTGGGTTGTATGATGCTGCAGTTGGGTCGATGAAGTTGCTACACGAACTGTATACAACGTGTGTAGCTTTGAATACGACACAGTAATCATTATACAATGATTCATGACGCTTATTTTGGTTGGCGCTGCGGCTCGGTTCGCAATTGAAAAACACGGCGAACAAAAGTACGGTGATAAGCCTTATCAATTTCATCTTTTCGATACCGTGTATACAATGAGATGTTTTGCGGGAAGTAAGCTATCACAGGGTCTTCTAGACGCTTCATGGTTGCATGATGTTGTTGAAGACACTGAGACATCGATTGATGATGTTCGTTCTGCATTCGGTGATTATGTCGCTGATATAGTCGGAGCTGTCTCATATCATGTTGCACCAACACGCAAGCAACGTCAAGAGCTGACATACCCAAAAATCAGGGCAACGCCAGACGCAATAACGGTGAAACTAGCTGACAGGATTGCTAATGTTGGAGAGTCAGTGAGGTCATTGACGTCTGTACAAAGTGCTGGTTCATTTTCAATGTATTCACGAGAATGGGACACGTTCAAGGCAGAATTACGCGGTAGATGCTCTGGTGAGGGTGTTATTGAGGCTGAGATGTGGAAGCACCTTGATGAACTCTTTGTGAAGGGTTCATCGATTGTCAATGGTACGTTTTTGAGGTTAGCAAATGGACAAGTCTCGGGCTAAGAAGCTTCGTGTCTTATTTCGAGATGGCGTTTTTAAACGTGATGGACATCGTTGCGTTTTTTGTGTGCTCCCTGCTGTCGACGCACACCATATAACTGACAGACATGATATGCCGAATGATGGATACGCAGTCGAAAATGGTGTATCTGTGTGTGCACATCATCACTTTCTTGCTGAGGTGTATCACATAAGTTCTGGGCTCTACTGGGTGAAGGGCTATCATCCAAATGACATTTACAGCGCAATCGGCACGACGTATGATGACGCAAGGGATGCATCAGAAAGACTATGACATCATTAGAGACGACGTATGCAATTGCAGGTTGCGTCGAAAAAAAATTTGTTGACTGTGCTCCACTTAGAGCACTGCTGACAGACCTACACTCAGCACAATCTCTAAAGCATCCATACACATGGGAGTCTAAGTACCAGAACACGCTTGACCTGAGGCCTGATGCACACTCATACGATGCAGTCATTTTAGGGACGCTCCGCATCAACAATATCCCTAAACTGTTAGATGAACTTCTCGGACCAGACATGGTGTTAACGCATACACAGATAAGATGCTCTAGACCAGGGCCGAGCTACATGGATTGGCACAGGGACACATACATCCATACGGGTCTAAAGCCTGTTGGCAATTTTCCTCCTGCACATAAGCTCATCTATTACCCAACGTTGGGACGACAGCCAGAGAGAAAGCTTAAGATGATTGTCGGCTCTCATCGAAGGAACTTTGATTCTCTTAGTGATGATATGAATGGTTGCAGTGGCATGCCGAGAAAGGACTATCTATCATCAGATGATTCATTCGTGATATTCAACACAAGCATGTTGCATGGCGTCATCCCAGATTCACATCAGGATGGGTCTATAAGAATCATCTATTCATTTTTAAGACGTCATCAGTATGAAAGGTCGTTGTCTGACATCAACGTTCATAAAGAGCAGGTTGAGTTATATGAGAATGAGGTTCTAAAATGCGTATAGGACTAGTCGGTGCAGGGAAAAGAATGACGAACGTTTACGCTCCCATTCTGCAAAAATTACAAAAGCTTGGCTCTATCGACGTCGTTGGATTTACGACACGTTCACAATCAACAGCACAACGCTTTAGTGATGCCACAGGAATAAAGGCATTTAAGACACGTGAAGAATTAGTGGCACAAAATCCAGACTATCTGTTGGTCTGTGTTAATGCATCGGCGTCGTCTGCAGTCATCGGCTCAACGATGCATCATGGGATTCCAATCTTGTGTGAGACGCCTCTAGATGACCCACGGTTAGTTGAGTCAGCTCGAAAATACGGTGTGAGTGTCGGCGTGATTGAGCAGTGGCCTTATCTTCCATTAGAGCAGTTCAAAGAAAAAGTGTATGCATCGGGTATTGTATCACGACCGTTTCTAGTTCAGAATGATTGTCGGTCATACGATTACCACGCAATAGCACAGCTAAGAACATACATCGGAAGACAACACAGACCGACATCAGCATTTGCTCATCGGGTGCTAGCACCACTTGCAGAGCACGAGAACAGTGAAGGACTACGTGTCGACAGCAGCGTTGATTCATGGGAGATAGGGACGATTGCGTTTGAGAATGGTGTAACGTTGATGCATCAGTTTGCATACGCATGTAAGACAGCTCCATTTCGTTCTCTTCAGTCATTGCGAGCATACTCTTCAGACGGCACAATCATCACGGGACGTATGATTGACAGAACGAATGATTATGAAATCATCGACGTCATGTTTTTAAATGCAGGAAAAACGGAACGAATGAGTGTTGTAAGACATTCAACAGAACATGGCTCAACAGAAAAAATCGTTGGAAAATGCAGCGATGGACAGACAATCACATGGTGGAATGAATTCAGTGATGCAGCGTTGTCTGACGCCGACGCCGCAATAGCAACACACATCATGGGAATGCAACACGTTGTGAATGATAAAAAACAACCGTTGTATACTTTAGATGATGCTGTCATTGACCAGCTTCTTGTGTCTGCAATGAAGCAGTCATGTGGCATACAGAATAGGCTTGAATTTCGATGAAATCGATATTAGTGCTTGAAGATGTTGATTTTCGCATCAAGTGGTTGAAAGATGCGTTTCCTGACACTAATGTAATCTGGTGTCAGGATGTTAGCTCATTCGTTGCTGCATTACGTGATAATGTTGCTGATGATATCTCTTTAATCATACTTGACCACGACCTTGGGTCGAATGACCCTATCGGCGGCGGTATCATCGTCGACATACCCGGAAACTGGCCTCTCGATAAAGACGGAAAGACCGGAAGTGATGCTGTCAAACTTCTGTGTCAGAATGACATTTCACTGTCATGGAAAAATGTTCCAGTCATCGTTTGGTCATTGAATGTGCGACATGCTGAGCATATGGTCGCAGACCTTGCAGGTAATGGATACGTCGCGGCGCAGATACCATTCGATAGGAGTAGCTTTAGATTGAGGTCTGCGATTGCTTCACAGCTATAGGATAAAAAATGAGCACAAAGATTGAACAAATAAAAGCGCTTCGTGAAATGACCGGCGTGAGCATGAGTCTGTGTAAGGACGTTCTAGAAAAATCAGGATATGACCAAGGAAACGCACTTTTGCTCCTAAGAGAGCTTGGTTCGATTGGAGCACAGGCAAAGAGAGAACGAAAGTTATCTGAGGGTCGTGTAGGGTCGTATATTCACGGTGAGGGTAGAATAGGTGTTCTACTTCAGGTCGATTGTGAGACTGATTTTGTCGCTAGAAGCGATGATTTCAAGGATTTTATGCATGAGGTGATGCTTCAGATTGCTGCATTAGACCCGCAATATGTTGATAGAAACTCAATTCCATCAGATGTAGTTGAGCGTGAAAGGGCCGCGTTGCTGTCGAAGGCTGTCATCTCAGGTAAACCTGAGTCGATGTTGTCAAAGATTGTCGATGGACAGATGGAGAAACTGTATTCGCAGATATGTCTTATTGACCAACAGTGGGTGAAGGACCAATCCAAAAAGATTGGCACACTTTTGACAGATCTCGTACAAAAGACGGGTGAAAACATCGTCATCAGCAGATTTTCACGCTTCGGCGCGGGTATGTCAAAATGACGGGCTGGGCATCAATGGCGATTGAAAAGCTTCAGGGTGGTGAAAGCGTCGTCATCACTCCGAGGGGAAGGTCAATGGCAGGTCGTGTTGAGGACGGTCAGACAGTTGTCGTTCATCCAGTCAATATCACAGAGCTCGCTGTCGGTGACGTAGTGCTGTGTAAGGTTGCGGGAAGGCAGTATTTGCATCTTGTTAAAGCGATTGACGGTACAAGATTTCAGATAGCGAATAATAAGGGTCGCATAAACGGGTGGATTGGACCTGCGTCTATCTACGGTAAAGCAGTTATCTAGATGACGTACACGAAACAAAACGCACTTGCTCATCAAAAATTAATGAAGCGTCTTCGTAAGATGACACCACATGAATTGTTTCTTTCATGTGTTGATGTTGGAATCTATACATCTGATGGAGACCTGACACCGAAATACGGTGGAAAAAAGATGTGGTTCGTCTATATTGTTCGATGTGGCGATGGTTCTCTTTACACTGGCATCACAACTGACGTAGCAAAGAGAGTGAAAGCCCATCAGGATGGAAAGGGTGCAAAATACACACGAGGAAGAGGGCCGATAACTCTCTGTGATAGCAGAAAAATGCCTTCAAAGAGCTCAGCGCTGAGGCTTGAGTTATTCATAAAAAGACAAAAAAAAGATGATAAGCTCACAGCATTGCACAGCAACGTCGATATGTGTGATAATGAAGATAAATGAGCATCGAAATCATCAAGTTTGTTCGGACCCCTCATCTTGAGGGCTCAAGACTACAGAGCGGTGATGAAGACTTATCACAGGTTCGTGTCTCTGAACTATTTGGTAAACGGGTAATTATAGAAGAAAAGGTCGACGGCGCGAATGCTGGGATATCGTTCTCGCATGATGGTTCGTTGCTGCTGCAAAGTAGGGGGCATTACCTTACAGGTGGCCCGCGAGAAAAGCACTGGGACCTTTTTAAACAATGGGCTGCAGTTCATGAAGCCACGCTGTTAAACATCATTGGAGACAGATACATCATTTACGGTGAGTGGTTATTCGCAAAACACACTGTGTTCTATGACCTCTTACCACATTATTTTTTAGCGTTTGATGTCTTTGACAAAGAAACAAACACATTTATTTCAACACAGAGACGGCTTGAACTACTTCATGGTTCTCCAATCGTTTCTGTTAACATCATTCAGGATAGCATCATCACGTGCCTAGATGACATCACACAACTCATCACGATGTCATACTACAAGACGGGTCGCTGGAAAGATAATCTCAACACACAGGCACAGAATGCAGGTGTTGCATATGACGTTGCGCTTCGTCAAACTGACAAGAACGATACGATGGAGGGTCTTTACATCAAGGTAGAAAATGATGATTCAGTGCTAGAGCGTTATAAGTGGGTGAGAAGCTCATTTTTAAACTCAATCGCAGATGCAGACGGACATTGGCTAGAGAGACCAATCATACAAAATATGTTGGCTCCATACGTGGACATCTTTCGATGATAGCCAAGGGTTCACTTATAGTGTTGCATGACATGTATCATTTTCATCAAATAAGCTCTCGTTGTGTTGATGTCTGTAGCGGGCAATGTAAAAATCGTTTACAAGATAGATGCGCTATATCATTGTTAGACATGACATGTAGTGTTGTTTCGTGTGCAAGAAGCGTTATTAATAATAAGACGTTATCTGGTGCAAAACTATTGATTGGTCAGAGCATTTTTGTATGCGAAAATTTAATGCTCTATAGTATAGATGCGTATGTAGAGTGTGAATCATGAAATTAGCTATCATGAGTGATATTCATCTAGAATTTGATGACGACCATAAAACATCAAGCATCTCATCCTTTATCAGCACGCTCGACCCAGATGGCGTCGATGTTTTGGTGCTAGCAGGTGATATATGCACAAAATCTCAAATCATTGAGGTCATGTCTAGGCTATGCAAAAGGTATGAGCACTCTGACGTCATATGGGTTCATGGTAATCATGAATATTATGCATCTGACAGAGATACGATAGTGGCGCTATCGCATGAAGCGATGAGACAGAATTCAAACCTTCACTGGCTTGATTGTGGAACAATCACAGTGAAGGGACAGAGGTTTCTTGGTGCCACGATGTGGTTTCCGTGGCATGTACGAAACCAACAGTACGAATTTTTCATGAATGATTTTCGCATAATCAAGTGCATCAGAGATTGGGTGTATGATGAAAATGCACGTGCAACAGCGTTCTTTAACAGTGAAGCATCAGCATCTGACATATTAATCACGCATCATCTTCCATCAAAAATGAGTGTTGCAGAGAGATTTAAGCACAGTGAGCTTACGTCGTTTTATCTGACTGACATGGATGAATTCATCCGTACAAATGGACCGAAGCTTTGGATACACGGACACACTCATGACTCATTTGATTATCGCATTGAGCATTATGATACAAGCAAGTCTACACGTGTTGTGTGCAACCCTCGAGGCTACTGGCCGTCAGATATCAACCCAGACTTTAACAAAGCACTTCTTATCGATGTATAGAACAAATAGATGCTTAACAGAGATATCATCATCTCAAAAAAATTGATACGTCGCGTGATTTCTCTACTTAATAGACATGACAACGCATCTGAGCTTAAGCGGTATGAAATCGCTGACATCGATGATACACTACAACTCATCTGGCGCCGTTTAACATTATCAGACCAACGCTTGCTAACGATGTTCGCTGAGCGTCTTTTATTAAGGATGCGACATCACCACAGATAGTAGTGTATTTTATGCTACGTGTGTAGTAATATAATGTGATAGCAATGCTTAACGATAACAACATATTTATCCTTTGTTAGGGCCTCCGGAATGACGTTGCCCTAATGAACGGGCATCTGGAGCTATAATGGAAACGCTTGTCTTAGACTTTAACTTTCAGCCCGCTGGTCATATCTCGTGGGATAGAGCAATCACGCAGTGGTGTAAGGGTAAGGTTGAAATCATTCAATCATACGAGGACAGAGACATTAGGTCTGCATCATTCGTCATAAAGATGCCAGCAGTCGTTAGAGAGCTGACGAGATATCGCAAGAAGTCTGTCATTAAGTTTTCACGTGAAAACGTGTACATGCGTGATAAGGGTCGCTGTCAGTATTGCAATGTAAGCGTTGCAAAATATGAAGCAACGTATGACCATGTTGTACCACGACGTGCTGGTGGTAAGACGCAGTGGGAAAACATCGTCATTGCATGCCATGCCTGTAATCAAAAGAAAGGCTCTTTGACACCGAGCCAAGCAGGATTACGACTGCTTTCTACACCCGTTAAACCGAAAACGCTTCCCTTTTCAATGAGATTTATGCTAATTTGGAGGAATGACCTTCCAATTGAATGGAAAGATTGGTTAGCGCAGCCCGACAACAAACAGTGAACGAATGATGGTGCTTAAGCTATTAGCATTGGGATGTATCAGTGCATTGATTGTATTGTGCATCCTTGTTTTTTTTCTTCGTAAGGGTGCGCTTGACCCTTTGTCTAAGTTTGAGCCCATAACTGATGATGAACTACTTCTATTGTCAATAATTGATGAATCATTCTACGAGGACATGCTTGTGTATGCTCGCACGATGAAGATGTCAATTGAGCTAGAAGATTATCTTTCTGATAAGAAGGATATCCTTGAAGCGCTCAGCTACTACATGATGCTTCAGTTTGCTAAGATAGAAAAAGAAAAGAAAGAGCAGTTTGAGTCATCAGCACAGGGCCAGCATGTAGAAAAAAAGCAATTGTCTCATAATGAGAAGCTAATTCTTCAACGCATTAAGATGTTTGATAATGAATCATGATGTTGTGAAACAAATGTGTTGTCGTGTTATGATGCTATCATGGTTGAAATTGCTAATGAAAAAACACTTGTTAGTCGTTCTCTTAAGCGGTTGAATGCAACACCGAATGATGTGATTGCAGTTTATGCGCTGTTCAAGCAGGCAAGCACATCCATCGATGTTTCAATTGCAGGAAATTTTACTGTAGTAGCTATCTCTATGCCAATTAAGCATGCAGTGGGACTGGGTGCATCGAAGATGATGCCTGATGACTTGTACGACCCTAACATTGGATACAACATCGCATTGAGCAGAGCATATGATGATTTATGCTCAAAGCTTTTGAAGAACCTGTCCTCGAACAAGACTGGAGCGAAGAATGGATAATCCAACCGTCATTAAGCAGCCAACTCCAAAAGAAGGGTTGAACATCAACTACGTCTGTCGATATGAGTCAGAGATTGACAGACAGTTGCTTCTTGATAGCCACGGGCACTACATCAACAGCGTCTTGGGCTCTGTTGATGTCGTTTTTGTTAAGGTACCGATGCCTGCAATCAATAAGGCGTTTGAGCTTGACATGACGTATCCAGGTGAAGAGATTGAGTTTAACATCGACCACAGAAAGAACAACCTCATTAGATGTGTTAAGTTTGTGGGTGATGAGCTTCCTCCTCTTTGGTCAGTTCTTAAAAATGATAAGTTTGGATTGAAAATCATCTCTACCATCGAGCCTGGGAAGTTTATCGTTCTGTCTTCTGAGCTGTCAAAGTTTGAGCAACTCATGTCTGAGACTGAGATTGCTCCAAAAGAGTACAACTATGATGCTCTAACGTCTGTTCATTGGAATGATGATACGGCTATTTTAAAGCGTGATATCGAATTTTTCGTATCTGGAAAGAAGTTTTTCGATTCGCGTGACATGGCATACAGTCGTTCATACCTCTTGCACGGTCCTCCAGGCAATGGAAAGACGACGACAATCAAGGCGTTGGCAAAGTTTTTGAACACTAAGCCTGAAACGTTTGATTTTTCTGCTTCAAGAAATTCTCCTGATGATGAGTTTAAGGCATGGGTGTTGGGTGAGTCTGAGCGAATTGCTCGTGATGATGATGAAAATGATGAACGTGATGTTGCTTCAGTTGAGAGAACGCCTATCCGTCTCCTCGTTCTAGAGGATATCGACCGCATCTTCCCAAGAGACGGCACGAAGCACACGCAGGTCACGCTTCAAGCAATCCTTCAGGCGCTTGATGGTGCAGTCGAACGTCGCAACATGATTGTTGTTGCGACAGCGAATGAACCGAAGACGCTTGACCAACAGGTGCTAGCACGCCCTGGTCGCTTCGACAAGCAGGTATTCTATGCACAGCCCTCTGAAGATGAGGGATTTGCATACATGCAGAAGCTATTTTCTGGTGAAAATGTTGATGCTGACGTTCTTCGTGATGCATGTAAGAAGCTTAAGGGTCATTCATATGCATTTCACAAAGAGCTATTTGCGACTGCTGCTAGCTACACGATTGAACGAACGTCGCGTGTGATTGAAAATGATGATGTAAAAAAGGGTCTTATCGACCTGTTGACTCATATTGAGTCAGCTGTCATGAAGTCTGAGCGCGTTAAGACGGGATTTTGATTAGCGTTTCGATTTCGTCTGTGGTGAAAGGTCGTTAAGAACGCTTTCCCAATCAGAATCACCAGTGTCTTCCCATTCTGAGGGCGATTCATCTTCTGTGTGCTCTTCTGGTGGTTCTGCTTCTATCTCTTGCTCTTGTGATGCTTTTAGTTTTTCGAACTGTTGCTTCGCAAGCATCAATACACGCTCTGCATCACGCAATTGCTGTTCAGCATCCTTAATGCTTGATGTGCTTTTAGCTCCACGTAGCGGTGGCGGTTCCATCTGAGCTTTCTTTCTTTGCCTAGACAGATAGACCTCTGCCTTCGTCGGACAGAATTTATTGATGTCCATCCGGATGGGAGCGTCAAATCCCTCTACCTGACACCATGCTGCTTTTCCTCCAATTCTTTGGAGCACCAAGCATTCTGTGCCGGCTGGCAGTGTTTTATACGTTGCTCCCGGTCCTCGTGGCTCGCCACCGAAGAATGTTCCATCATTCAGCTTTTTAACTCTGACTTCACGAAACAATGGTAACGTTTCATCTACAACGAAGCGTATATCAACTGCTGGTTCATCTCCGACAGCCTCTAAAACGATGCGTTCTAGGATGTGCCTGACTTCACTGAGTCGTATCTTCATTACGTTAAATATGGCGTGCTATTTGTGTTGCTTTCGATAAGACGCGGCATTGTAGAATTAGTTGATGACTCCTGTTGAGCGTTCACCATATGGATTGATTCAGGAAGAGCTTCGAAATGAGCCATGGAAGCTTCTTGTGTGTTGCATGTTCTTAAATCTAACAAACATCAAACAGGTAAGATGTGTTGTAGATGCTTTTTTTACTAAATGGCCGACGCCTGAGGCTGCAGCATCAGCAAACATCCAAGAGATGATAGAGGTGATACGCTCACTTGGTTTCTACAATCGAAGGGCAGCAACAATCATTAAGATGTCAAGGGCGTTTATAGATGGTGTAGATGTGAAAAACCTTCCAGGAGTAGGAAGGTATGCGCTTGATAGCTACATGATTTTTGTCAATGGCTCATTAGACGTTCAACCGACAGACAAAAAGCTCATTAAATACGTCCAGTGGGCAAGCTCTATAATGAAGCGTAGCACATCGAATGATGATGATGATTGTGTCAATTGAAATGACATTTCGATGAATAAGGGTGTATCCTAGTGATTAAGACATGATGATAACAAAGCTATATGGCAAGCTACGAAGCAGGATATCTAATGCTGTCATGAGTTTGTCTGAGAGCATAATTTTGCGTGTTCCTGCATGCACATGTGGAGATGCTTCTGCTAGCGGTATGTGTAGAAAACATCCTGGCTCATATCGGCTGGTGTGTCTTGAAGCAGAGCATCAGGCGATGATTGAAAAGATAAACGAAATCGAAGAACGCATCAAAGAACTTAAGAGATAATCACGTGAGTGCATCATTTCAAGAACGTGCTAACGCACTTCGTAAGCTGTTAGATGGCATGCAGTCGTCGCTTGATGCTGATGGCACACTCAAGGCGATGTATAAGGATGTTGCACAGTCAAGGGGCTTTGAGAAGAGTGCTCTGCTTGTCCTAATAAACGTTATACGAGCAATAGACGCAATGCTTAAGCGTATGTCTAACGTTGTCGTTGCAGCCGAAAAGAGACACGATATCAGCAAGCGCCGTCTCACTGCGATACAGCTTGACAGACAAGAACAACTCAATCGATTGTATAAGGAAGAGGCACGTGCAAGAAAGCGAAAACAGCAATGAGATAATCACAATCACGCAGAAGGCTATCATTGCAATAAAAGAATTCATGCTAGAACCGAACGTAGTCGGTGATGGATTACGTGTGGGAATCAGAGGAGGCGGTTGTGCTGGGTTTGAGTATGTTCTTGATTTTTCAAACAAAAACGATGATGACATTGTATCAACGCATGATGGAATCACCGTGTATATCGACCCAGTATCTGCGATGCATCTAGAGGGAGTGATGATTGATTACATCATGGGTCTATCAGGAACTGGATTCAAGTTCATTAATCCATATGCATCCACGACGTGTGGTTGTGGAAATTCGTTTGCTTAGCGCCTATAGTTCAGCGGTAGAACACGCAATTCTAAATTGCTACGTCATGGGTTCAAATCCCATTGGGCGCGTTATGATTTATCATGCTGTCTGACAAGGAACAGATTAAATCAGCGTTATCAATCGTCGTTAATGAGCTTGAAGCGATGACACACGGTGGCCTCACTGTCATGCGAATGCCAGATGGCTCGATAGACGTTATGAATGATGCATACGCTGTGTTGAGCGTGCTAAGTCGTGCTCCTGAATCACAGAGCATCATTCGCTCAATCATCATTGATGCATGTAAAAAAAGTGAGATTGTCGCTCCTACATCAAGCAAGCATCTCATTAGGCTATTAAAGAACAGCATCACGTCAGAGCTTTCGACTGCTAGCATCATAAAATCATATGATGAATTGCTTCATATGATTGATGAATTTTCATGTTCAACGACATCTGTCGCTCTTAAAGAACGCTTAAGAAGCACCGTGCCAAATGTTGCTGGAATGCTTGAAGAGGCAATAGCGTTGGCAGGAAGTGATTGTAAGATATTCATAGAACCATCAACGACAGGGACGAACACGGTTGAACTATTGATGGGTCATATGTTCAACATCGGTGCAAATGCATCATTTCTTAAAAACGGACGATGGTTCGCATCTGATGTTAAGCTAGCGCTGATTGACGGCACGATTGAGAATGTGTCAGAGATTGACCACATGTTGCAACGTAGTCATGAGCTTAAGAGACCGATGGTCATCATGGCTAGGGGGTTCAGCCGTGATGTCATATCAACGCTCAACGTCAATTATGCACGTAAAACACTGAACGTCGTCCCAGTCGTCGTTGAGTTTGGGCTTGAGACAGCAAATGTGCTCATTGATGTTGCGATGGTTGCGGGCTGTGATGTTGTATCATCGCTAAAGGGTGACGTCATATCACAAATCAAGTATGATGAGCTTCCAACGGTCCAAAATGTGACATGCACTGGCTCAACAACAATCATTTCAAGCTCAAGCACAAACGGTATTAAACCACATCTACAAAATCTCATTCAACGACGCATCGATGAACAGATTCCTGCGCTACGAATGATACTTGACAAACGCGTCAGGTCATTGACGGGTGCGTCAGTCGTGATACGTGTGTCTGATGCTGGGTCGTTGGGTAGTAAGATGATGCATGACCTAGACATCGGGCTGAAGGTGATTCGTTCGATGCTTAAATACGGGGTCGTTCAACGTCAAAAGATAAGCGGTTACGACATCTCATTGCTTGATGGCATTCTAGAGGATGAATCATCTGCAATAATCATCGGTTCTGCAATTCATTACGCAACGAGCATCATGAAATCATTTGATGGAGCATCACTTTGTCTCGATAAGACCGTGCTCTTTTAACCACTCAATGATGTTCTTTATGAAGAGGTCCCTTGCGACAGCTTCACGTGTTCCTATCTTGACATGACCATAGTCATCCTTCTCCCTCTCAGGAAAGGCGCTCGCGACCGCCGCTCTAAACATGACAGGAAAGTCTTGCTTGACAACAGCGACCGTGGGTAGCTTTTGTTTTGTTACTGTGCTTTCTTGACCCTGCTCACTCGCTTCATCGGGTTTGGAGGGCTGACCTAGACTCTTTAGTGCATCATCAATCGATTTGAATAGCTCTGGATTGAGTGTTTTCTTAACAACACGTGATTGCGTTGAAAGCTCCTTCAATTTATCAATCTGATTTAGTGACAGTCCGAGTACTTCAAATGCAATCTGCTCCATATCAACGTATGGAAGCTGTTTTTGTCCAAAGAATGATGCTGGCCTAAGAGACTTAACAATGATTGATGACAGCTTACCGAGTGTGCCCTGGTCTCCACTTAAAATATGTGCAATCGGTTCATCTCTATTCACGTTTCCACCAGCATTCACAGAGTTCGTTATCATCATTGCTATCTGTGGGAGCTGTCGCAAAAATGCCATCACACCCGTCGTGAATGTTCCAACATCTTTGAGCTCCTTGCCGAGCTTCATCCAACGTGTCATTCTGTTAGCAGCCAACAGGTCAGTCAGATTCTCATAAGCCCTTGAGAGTCCTGCTCTCATTGATTGTAGCTCTTCAAACTCAGGAGCAGAAAACAGCCTAGTCAATTTTTCAACAGCGCGTTGTATATCATCGATTTGCTTTTGGTCGATTGCCTCTCGAAGGATATCTGGATTATTGTTCAACTGCTCTGTCAGGATTGCTAGCTTTTTTTGATGCGTTTCTTTGAGTGTTTTCATTGCTCTGTCCCCGGATTGTGATAAGTAGCAACATCGTTGCATGTCTTATTATACAGGAGTGCTCAAACGTTTAAGATATAGCATGAGCATTGAACGAGATGTTAATGTAGCCGTGCAACTGATGTTTAAACATGCGAAAGCGCTTGTTTCAAAGAATCTAACGAATGCAATCAGAAATAAACAGATTTCGATTGATGAAAGTAAGCTATCGGGCCTCGATTTCATCATCAGTAAGTCAATCGATGATGCATTCATCCAAAGCTCAAAGCAGGTCAGTGAAACATTACGCGTTGCAATCAAAGAAGGTCGAATCACTGAAAAGAAGTGAAGTCATGCATACGACATCTTGTAGAGTGTCATTGCACACTTCCTCAGTTTCGTGATAGAAAAGACATCGTCTATCATCGGTTCATTGTGTTTTCTGAGATTGATGAAAATGACAATGTCATTTCAAAGTTTGCGCAATGCAATAACTGTGGTGTTGTACATCGTGTCATTGACATCGGTCATTCAGAGATTCTGAGCGGCCTTGAAAACAATGCATCAATCATTTCAATAAATGATATAAAGGTATCACTACCCTCAAACATCATCTCTGTTTTAGAATCATACAGTGCAGATGTATCAATCTGGGAGTGTGTCGCATGGGTCATCGCAAATAAAGCATGGGACACTACAATCATCCTTTCATCTGAGGATGTGTCTGGCGTTGTTAGTGGAAAATGCCTACGTGTTGATGGCCCAAACAGCATCCGTATAGAGCCGTTTAGCAACTCATTTGTCTTTCCACAACATTGAAACAATGTCATCGATGGATGATATGATTGCTACATGTCTGATGTAAAACATTACGGCACAACGACAGAAGAAGATAGCGCAGAGCATAATGTTAAATGCAGGCAAATCGTTAGAACACTGATTGATTTCGGCGTCTCTGAAAAGGAAAAGCTTAAAATCATCTTTTTGTTAGCATTAGAGCTTGAGAATCGAGATTATCTTCAAGACATCACGTCATTGATTGAGCGTCTAGAGTCTGGCCAACAACGAAGCACTCTTATCACTGAGGTTTGAAACTTACTATGAAGAACAGAAAGCAACAGACGAGGCAACGAAAGCGTGAGTTTGAGCAATTCGATGCTGAACAAGTTGTAGAGGGTGGTGAGGATAGTAGAACGATTTACCTCGTCGGTGATATCGATGAAGAGATGATACGTTCAACGACAGAGAAGTTGATTGCTCTATCAGAACGTGATGCAAAGTCTCCAATCACAATGATTATTAATACATACGGTGGCGACGTGTATGACACATTCATGCTGTATGATTTGATGAAATACGTCTCAACACCAATTCACACTGTCGGGCTTGGCAAGATAATGTCTGCCGGTTGTCTTCTTCTTGCTGCTGGAAAGAAGGGTGAAAGAAAGATGGGGAAAAATGCACAGATGATGTACCACTGTGGATGGGACCACATCCACGGAAACATCTTTGAGATGCGCGCATCACTTCAGGCATTTGAACAGCAGGAAGACAAATATGATTCATGTTTTGCTGCTGAGACTGGCCTAACGCTTGAGAATGTTAGAAAGTTATATGACCGCGACGGACCGACGCGTGATAGGTACATCTCTGCCGAAGAGGCAAAGAAGCTCGGTGCGATTGACTCAATAATTTAAAGAACATAAGAACCACAATCAGTTCCTTACTCATATTTAATAACATGAGTAAATTTTGGAAAATAATTAATTGTGAGTTTTGTGGTAAAGAACGACGTCTTCGGCGTTGTGATAAAAGAAGATTTTGTAATAAATCATGTTCTAATGCATGGCAACATGCAAAAGGTATTAGAAAAATTGGTTTCAACCCGCATAAACCATGGTATGAATATGTTTTAGAAAAACATGGTAAAGAATATGCAGACGTAAAAATGTCTGAATATAAACAAACTTTAAGTAAAGCAATCTTAGCAGCTGATATGACTCATCAAAAAGAAGTTGCTAGAGCTGTTCGAGTTAATTACAATAAGTCGCTTCGTGGAAAAACTTTAGAAGAAATCCACGGAATTGATAAAGCTAGAGAAATTAGATTAAAATTTTCAAATAACACAAAAGGTGAAAAGAATCCTGCTTTTGGTAAAGTTTATCAAAAGGGTGGTCGCTCTGTCAAAGGTTATTATAAGGGTCGTTTTTTTAGAAGCTTGTTAGAGTATTCATTTATAAAACACCTAGAGAATAATGGCTTTTCATTGAATGATATAAAGCAAGAATGTTTTAAAGTCAATTATGAATTGAACGGCGTAAAAAGAACATACACAATAGACTTCTACATAGAAAAAACTAAATCAGTATATGAAATTAAACAGTCATGGGTTGTAAAGAAAAATCAATCTCCAGATTGCGAAAAATGGAAAGCAGCTAAAAAGTTCTTTGAATCAAAAGACATAACATTTTCTGTTTTAACAGAGCTAGATTTCAAAAAAGTGTCTTTTGAAGATGCATTGCTAGATGCAGATGTTGTGTTTATACAAAGTTCTTTAAAGTCTTTTACTAAAAAATGAATAATAAAATGAATACAGATTATCAATGGAAGCGTTTTTTTCCTTTTTCAATTACCAGAGATACACAAGAAAAAGCAATCAACTTTATTCTTTCATCATTTCTTAAAAGCAACAAACGTTATGTAATAGCAGAGCTCGGGACAGGAACAGGAAAGTCTGCCATTGGCTTAACTGTCGGTAGATATTTGAACTCAATTCGCATTCCAAATGATGATTACGTGCCCGGTACCTACGTCTTAACGACACAAAAAGTCTTACAAGAACAGTACGTACATGATTTTGGGCCACCGAATGGTGAGCTTCAGTCAATCAAGTCGGCGAGCAACTACAAATGTGAATTTTACACTGGAAACACATGTGGTGAAAGCCAACGACTTGTGAAGAACGAGACGCAGGGAAGCGCATTTTGGCGCAAATGCACGACAGACTGTTGCTACAAGCGTCAGAAGAAGTTGTTTATTGATTCAGAGGAAGGGACGACAAACTATTCATACTTCATGGCTGAGACGAAATACGGAGGAAAGCTTAAGCCACGAGAGCTACTTGTGCTAGATGAATGCCATAACCTTGAATCAGAGCTGAGCAAGTTCGTTGAAACGTCTGTCTCAGAGAAATTCGCGAAGGATACGCTTAAGCTGAAATGGCCATCAACATCGAATCCGACGAAGATGATTGAGTGGCTGAGGACGACCTACATCCCAGCAGCAGTTGCTCATCTAGAGCAGGCACAGTTGATGATTTTGAAGTTGAATATGAAGGATAAGCTCAAGGACTTTGAGATGATATCATCTAAGATTGAGCTACTTGATAAGCACATCTGTAAGATGCATCGGTTCATGGAGATGTGGTCTGATGACAATTGGGTGATGAGCATCGTTGAAAGCGAAGAGAAGGGTCTCAAGAAGCTTGAGTTCAAACCAGTCGATGTCAGCCCATACACGAATGACCTACTGTTATCGTACGGCAGACGCGTACTGATGATGTCAGCGACAATCGTTGATAAGGACGTGTTCTGTGCCACGCTCGGCCTCAGACAAGATGAGGTCGATTTTTTGTCGATAGACTCACCGTTTCCGATTGAGAATAGACCGATTTACTACGCGCCAGTAGGTGCAATGGCACAGTCGACGATTGACCAGACACTCCCGAAGCTTGCAGAAATGGTGAAGCTAATCATGGAGCAACACAAGGGAGACAAGGGAATCATCCACTGTCAGTCGTATAAAATCGCAAGCTACATCAAGAGAAACGTGAAAAGCAGCCGTTTGCTGATGCATGATAGCTTCAATCGTGAAGAAATGATTGCGAAACACGCGGCGTCATCGAAACCGACGATTCTTCTATCACCATCCCTGTCAGAGGGAATTGACCTCAAGGATGAGCTGAGCCGATTCCAAATCCTGTGTAAGATACCGTTTCCATACCTCGGGGACCCTCTCACAAAAAAGCGTATGACAAAAAATAGACTGTGGTATCCGTATCAGACTGCAAAAACAATCATACAGTCTGTTGGTAGAAGCATTAGAAATGAAACAGACCACGCAATCACATACATTTTGGATAGCAATTGGGAAAAGTTCTATCAACAGCATGAAAATATGTTTCCAGAGTCATTCAAAAAAGCACTAAAGAAAGCATGAAGCTAACAGAAATATTCAGTAAACGTTTTTTTCGTAAGACTACATCTACATTAACAGATGATGATGTATGTGTTATCGTTGATTTATACGTTAATCATCTAATGAAAATGGATGATATTGCGAAACGCTATAATACGAATCGAGGTATCATACGTCGAATACTCAAAAACTGTGTTGATGAGCACGTGTTAAAAGAAACAAGAGGAAAAATTTGTTCGTTGCTTGTTAACCAAAATGATAGAAAAAAACGTCAAGTTGAGACATGGAGGGCCAACAATCCAGATTGGAAAAGCCCAATGCTCAATCCAACAAGCATAAAAAACATGCTTATAACACGTGCAAAGAACAAATCGTATAAGCCAGAAAATAACTTCGGTAATACGGCAGGCCCGAACAACGGACGTTTCATTAAAGTAGACAGACTTACTGTCTTAAAAATAAACGAACTTTTAACAAAAAAAGCATCAATTCCCACGATAGTATCAATCGTTTCTTTAAGTAAAGAAAAGGTCATTAAGCAGATTTTAGACAATAAAATCATGTCAGAATCAGAGCTTTCTCTATATCGAAAGAAAGCTAAATCGTTTCCAGAATTTATGTTTGAACAACAATTATTAAATGAACGTATAAATTACGTAGCACAGTATAGGATTGCATACACAAAACAATCAGGACGTAAAGCATGGAAATTATACGATTTCTATATTCCACAACTTAATTTGTTGATTGAAATCGACGGTAAGTGTTGGCATGATGTTCAGCATTGCATTGATAAAAAATTTAGTGCTAAGCATATCTCAAAAGTAATGGGCATCGCTTTGAATGATAAGCTTAAAACAGAGCTAGCACAGAAGTTGGGTTTTTCATTGATGAGAATCACTGATTTTTCAAAAGAAAGCTTTAATAAAATCAGTGATGAACTAAAAGAAAGCATGAACAAGTTGAAATATGAGACAAAAAAATGAACAAAAGTTGTTTTTAAGCGTTCTTTCATCTGCAACTAAATGTGTGTCGAGATGGCCGTCATGGAGACGCAGTGATGAAACAAAAGATGAGCTTAAAAAACGAGACATTACAACCCACGCTCATGGGTGTATAGTGAAAAGCGTCAGAAGAACGCAGGAGGCAAAAATGAAGGAACCTAATGCAGTGATTGTTGAACAGTGGGAACGACTCAAGGTCCTTGTGGCTTCGATTGAGGATGACGTCCTGAAGAACGCTAAGGGTAATTCGTCAGCCGGAGTCAGAGCTCGCAAGGGCCTTCGAGTCCTAAAGAAGGAGGCCCATGACCTTGTGCAGTTGACGGTGTCAGAGGCCAAGAAGGCCGCCGCGACAGAGTAATTCTTTGGGGCTGATAAGTTTCGACAGAGGATGATGATACGATGTGCAGGTGGGCCGTCTTTTCCCTTAAGAAGACAACATTGATAATCGGCAACGATTTCGAATCTGAACTACGCCTCGCGGCGTGATTCATCGGGTCTCTTTGCACACCCGATAAACGAAGCAAAGACCCGTCTAGCTTGGGTTAATGCTATGACACATATCTGTTTCAACGGAACGTGGGCTTAGCCCACCAAACCTGTGAATGAACATCGCTTCTAAGTCTTTTGGACCCGGCTTGCAAACGCCGGCAGCTCCATTTTTTTTCAGTAGTGTTATTTACCGTACTTTATACTTAAATTGTATTAATGATGAAAGCGTATGATGAACTTGAACAAGATAAGCAAGTTAATGCAAAGAATATTGCGCTCTCATCTTCAGATGAAGACCCACCCGTATTTTAGCTTCTGTTTCACCTGACACACTCCAAGTCATCGATTTTTATGACTATGTGATTATCATCTACAGATAATCAATGCATTAGAGTGATACGACGAGTCAATGGGACATGTTCCATTGACACAGGGAGATAACATGGATATCATAGCGGTTGAAATTAGGGCGGCAGAAGGCGGCCAAGATGCAAAATTATTAGCGCAGGATATGGCAGCGATGTATGAAAAGTTTTGTTCTCGGAGGCGTCTTTAGCGTCATTGAAAGACTTGAGCATGATGGGCAAATCATTCTTAAAGTGAAGGGCGATGGTGCATATGCATCATTTCAGAATGAAACAGGCGGCCATAGATGGCAAAGAATTCCGCCGACTGAAAAGAGAGATAGAGTGCAAACATCAACTGTCACGGTTGCTGTTATTAAAGACGGTGCGAAAAGCACATTTAAACTTAATCCAAGTGATGTTGATGAAGCTTTTATGAGAGGAAGCGGTAAGGGCGGCCAAAACAGAAATAAAACATCAACTGCATGTAGATTAACACACCGTCCGACTGGAATACAAGTTAGATCTGAAAACGAGCGTTCACAAGCACAAAATAGAGCAAATGCATGGAATGAGCTTGAAAGACGTCTTAAAGAAATTCATGATACATCATTTTCACAACAGTTAAGTTCTGATAGAAAACAAATGGTGGGTTGTGGAGCCCGCGGCGATAAGCGTCGGACTTACAGAGAACGAGATGATGTTGTGAATGACCATATCACAGGAAAGAAAGCAACTTTAGCTCGTGTCATGAAAGGAGAGCTTGAAGTGCTCTGGTGATGTATAGTTAGTTCATATGGCACGAAGACACATTCGACATGACATTGAAGTGAAGGGGTTGGACCACACCAAGTCTTATTCGACAACGCACAAGGGTGAATTCATCCAAAACGATGTTCATGTCATTGACGCCAACGTTCAGGTTGTTGCTCAGGCACCCAAGCCTGAAGCAACTCCTGACATCATTACATCTGTTAAGCACACACATGTTGTTGTCGAACAAGTCGTAGAGACAGAGGTCGTCGTAAGCAGCGTGGAGCAGAATGATGTGAAGCATGAGGTTGAACAACCAAAACATGTTGCTACACCAGCTGATGCTAAGATTGAGCAAGAGCAGTCAAAAGTGCTTGGGTTGAGCGTTGATACGACAGAAAGTGTTGATGTTCAACAGCCACAAGAGCAGAAGGCTGAAAAGAAACAGTCAGGAAAGTTTCAGAAAAAGAAACAAGAGCCTAAGACTGATGTTCCTCAAGCTGGGTCATAATCTTTTGATAGATGTTCTTCTCAATCTGACAGACTCGCATTCTCGTCAGACCGAAGAAGCTTCCGATTGCTTCAAGAGTCATACCACCATGTTGGGCAGCTAGCAATGAACAGTTCTGCGTCTCTGGGTTTTCAATCCAGTAGTTGCATGTTGCACGCGGACATTCGACTCGAAATCGAGCATGTGCTGAGAAGCATGTGTCTCCTGGGACAGGAACATCGTCATTATTCATCTAAAGATGATGGTAATGCATACTGCTGTGCACGTTCAGATGTTGCACAGGTGGAGATTGAATGAAAAAGACATTTTGCATCGACACGAACGTTTTCATATACGACCCTCGTGCCGTGTATTCATTCGAGGACAACGACGTTGTCATTCCAATCATAGTCTTAGAAGAGCTTGATAAGCTCAAAGAGCATAGGTTCGATGATGCAGGAAAAAATGCACGCATCACGAACAGGGTGCTAGATGAGCTTCGACACACCGGAGACCTGATGAAGGGTGTGAAGCTCCCAGGTGGAGGAACGCTTCGCATCATTAGAAGCACGCTCAGCGCTGACATCCCTCAAGAGTTTGATAAGAACAGGGCTGATAATTTCATCATCTCAGCAGTGCTGGAGCTTCAAAAAGAGCTTGGTGAGCCCGTTAGGCTGATAACGAAGGATATCAGCATGCGTATCAAATGTGATGCGCTCGGCGTGAAATGTGAAGATTATCTAAAACATCACATTGGAAAGAGCGACCTCATCTACGGAGGCGTTCGTGTCGTTAATACGACGAAGGCTAACCTTGATGAGTTTTATCGAAGCAAGGGGCTTGATGTTGATAAGCTTAACATCGATGAAGACCTATTTCCAAACGAATACGTCGTAATCAAGAACGGACACTCAACGTCTGGTCTTTCAAAGTGTGTAGATGGAACGCTTAAACCAATCATAAACGTTGATGACGTCTGGGGGTTGAAGCCGAGAAACAAAGAGCAGAGATTTGCGCTTGATGCTCTATTCGATGACAACGTTAAGCTGACGACTATGATTGGTGCTGCTGGTTGTGGTAAGACGATTTTAGCTCTTGCTGCAGGCATTAAACAGGTCATAGAAGAGAAAAAGTTCAGTAAGCTCATCGTATCTAGGCCGATACAACCAATGGGACGTGATATCGGTTATTTGCCGGGCACAAAAGAAGAGAAGATGGAACCGTGGATACAGCCCATCATGGACAATCTTGAATTCCTTTTTGGTTCTAGAAAGCGTGATATGGTGCAGATGTATTTCGACCAAGGTATCATAGAGGTTGAGGCAATAACGTACATCAGGGGTAGGTCTATTCCAAATGCATACATCATCATTGATGAGGGACAGAACCTGACACCGCATGAGGTCAAGACAGTCATAACACGTGTGGGTGAAGGAACAAAAATAGTTCTGACAGGTGATATAGAACAGGTTGATAATCCACAGATAGATGCACTGTCAAACGGATTGACGTATACGGCTGAGAAGTTTAAAGAGCATGCCATGGCTGCACACATCGCACTCATTAAGGGAGAACGTAGTGCGCTAGCGACTCTTGCTGCTGAGATTCTATGATATAGAAAAAGGGAGGGCTGTTGGCACCGTCAGGTGCCGTGCCCTTTGATAATAAGAAATCAAACGCTAGCAGGTTGTGTTGTGTGTTGAACAACAAATACCACGCAAAAGTTAGTTTGATTAAAATTAGTCTGATAAATTTGTAAATGTTCTTCTAGAACGTCATAACCTCTTTAATATCAGCAAGTTGTTGAACAGTTGAACTATCACATGTTATAATTGAGCTGAATGACTATTATCAATTTAGCAGAACATCTTTTTTCAAAAGCAAAGTCGATTGCAGACTGCGATGTTGTTGTCGTTTCTGACATGTTCCTTTCTGATTATAACGGAGGAGCAGAACTAACGACAGAGGCTTTAATTAAAGCATCTCCATTTGAAGTGTATCGTGTTCATTCACGTGATGTTTCTGTTGAGCTATTACAACAAGGCCATGGGAAACACTGGATATTCGGAAACTTTTCAAATTTGAACACAGAGCTCATTCCAACAATTGTTGGCAATATGAGTTATTCAATTATCAGTTTTGATTTTCACTTCTGTCGTTATCGTTCTCCGATGAAGCACAGTGATATTGAGAAAACTCAATGTGATTGTCAGAACGAAGATAGAGGGAAGCTTGTATCTGCATTTCTTTATGGTGCTAAGTCGTTGTGGTGGATGTCTGAAAAGCAGATGGATATACATCATAAGGCATTTCCGTTTCTATCACAGCGTCCCAATATGGTACTTTCATCTGTATTTGATGATGAGACATTCGCTAGAATTAAGCTTCTTAATGCAAAACAACTTCCTAGAAAGGGAAATATCGTATGTGGTTCTCCGTCTTGGGTTAAGGGCACTGATGATGCAGTTGCATACTGCAATGAGCATGGCCTTGAGCATCGTGTTGTTTGGGGGCTACCTTATGAAAAAATGCTTGAAGAGCTTGTTCAAGCAGAAGGACTTGTCTTTCTTCCAAAAGGCGAAGATACATGTCCACGCCTCGTTATCGAAGCAAAACTTCTTGGATGTAAGCTTTATCTGAATGATAATGTTCAGCATCGTCATGAACTTTGGTTTGAAACTGATGATATGTTCAACACAGAAGCGTATCTCTATGCAGCAAGAGAGACATTCTGGAATGGTATTAAAGCAGATATCGACTACAGGCCAACGATATCTGGATATACGACGACAAAAGATTGTATAAGCCAAGATTATCCATTCGTCGAGTGTATTACGTCAATGTTAGGGTTTTGTGATGAAGTAGTGATTGTTGATGGCGGCTCAACTGATGGAACGTGGGAAAAGTTGCAGTCGTTAGCTGCATCTGATGCACGTGTTGTTATTCATCAGCAGAAGAGAGACTGGAGCCATAAGAGGTTTGCTGTATTTGATGGAGCACAAAAGGCGTTGGCTCGGTCGCTTTGCACAAAAACATTATGCTGGCAGCAAGATAGCGACGAACTAGTTCATGAAGATGATTATCAAAAGGTTAGAGATGTTGCAAAAATCCTTCCGAAAAACATTCCTGTTCTTTCATTACCAGTGATTGAATATTGGGGTGGGCCAGACAAGGTAAGAATGGATATCAACGTTTGGAAGTGGCGATTGAGTTGGAACGCTCCAACTACTACACATGGTATTCCGCGACAGTTGAGAAAGTTCGACAGCGACGGCGAATTATTTTCAGCTCCTGGAAGCGATGGTTGTGATTATGTCAGACATGATACATTTGATGTTGTCCCTGCTGCATCGTTCTATACGCCTGATGTTGAACAAGTTCGGCAGGCTGCATTTAGCAATCCTGATGCACTAAAACAGTTCGAAGAGTGGTTCAATCAAGCTGTGAAAGCCCTCCCGTCAGTGCATCATTATAGTTGGTTCAATATCGAAAGAAAGATAAAAACTTATAAGAATTATTGGTCAAAGCATTGGGAAAGTCTTTACGACGTTAAGCAAGAAGATACTGCAGATAACAATAAATTTTTCGACAAGAAGTGGTCAGACGTCAGTGATGATGAAATTGACATTTTAGCAAAGAAGTTGAGCAAAGAAATGGGTGGATGGATTTTTCATCAGAGAGTTGATTTTTCAAGGCCAACACCAAGCATAAGGTGTCAAATTAAACATCCTAAAGTGATAGAAGAGTGGATGAAGAGAAATGTTCATAAAGTTTGAGACGATTGAGTATTCACATCCGAGAAAGAATAAAAAGAAAACTGTTATGCGTTTTATTTGCGATCAATGCTCGTTATCATTTATAAGACCACATAATCTTGATTTTCTTAAACAGAAATATACATTTTGTAATGATGATTGTCGAAAAAATGCAAACAAACCTGGCGGAAAAGTTCATTCGATGAATGTCAGTAAGACGAAAGAAAATTGGCAAAATCAAGAGATTAGGGAGCGAACAATAGCTGCTATTACAAAATCATTATCGAAACCAGATGTCAAAGAAAAACGTTCTAAAGCTCAAAAAATAGCTCAAAACCGTCATGATGTTGTGCAAAAACGAAGTGTGTCTATTAAACGTTCACATAGTACTCCTGAGTATAAAGCAAAAGCAAGTGAAATTCAAAAAGAAGCACAAAATAGACCAGAAATTAAAGAGAAAAAAAGTAAGTCAATTAAAGAAGCTTGGACACCAGAAGCTCATCAAAGACGTCATGAAACGATGAAGCGAAATGGGACATATGGAAAAAAAACAAAACCTGAAGCCAAGCTTGAGACATTTCTACAATCAACATTTGGCATTGACAATGTCATTTATCAGAAATTCATTCATAGATGGCCTATTGACTTTTATGTCAAGAGTGTTGATGCGTATATCCAGCTTGATGGTGTATATTGGCATGGCCTTGACAGAACAGTCGAAGAATTAGCTTTGTTAAAAACAAAACGAGACATTAACATCTATAGCAGACGCCACACTGACAGTGAACAAAATGCTTGGTTTAAAACCAATAATTTAAAGCTGGTTAGAATAACAGATAAAGAAGTTAAGCGCGGTGATTTTTCTAAATTAAAGGAATTCCTACCATGAAACACACAGACATTAGACAGAAGCTAGAAGAGCTACATTATCCAGTTTCTTCACTTTCACTTGGAGACTTTGACCAGATTGGTGAGCTGACTGCTAAAAAGTCTCGTCATCCATCAGACCCGCTTTATCGCTCTGCAGGAGCTTTTTTTAGACCGAATTTTGAGCGTGGTCTCCTCATCTATGCCCTTATCAAGCGCTATGAGATTCGAACGATGTTGGAGATAGGGTTCGGTCGTGGCTATGCATCCCTCTGCGCTGCAAAGGCAATGACAGACATGGGCTTTGACGACGGCAGGGTGTATAGCGTCGACCCGAACTTCGATGAGAACCACCTCAAGCTCCTGGGTCAGGCGTTTCCAAGGGAGTGGCTTTCGAAGCTCAATCTCATAAAGGGAACAGTCAATGATGCAGTCCTGAACATCAAGGAGAACGTCGATTTGATTTACATCGATGGGCTTCACACATTCGAGGGTGTAAAGTACGACTGGGAATGTCTCAAGGATAGGTATAATAAGTTTGTACTTTTCGACGACTACGACCCATCATCAAAGAGCCCAGACATGCAGGTTGCTAGGTTCATCGACGGGCTTGACGAAGACAAAGAACTCATTCGCTCTGACCGCAGGATTTTCTTTGACGATAGACGCATCCCTGATGAGCAGATTGACTACGGACAGGTGCTTGTGAAGCATCCTAAGTTCGATGCAAGTGCATTCTTGAATGATTGGTGATATATTGAAGTTAGAATTTTTTGAAATTTAGGAACATATGTTTAGCATTTTTCATTTTAATATTTTTGATATTTTTAGCTTCATATTTAACGTTGGTAAAAAAGAAGCTAAAAGACAAGCGCTTGTTCAAATTTGTGCGTTTTTTGAAGAGTGGATTGATAACTTTAAACCTCCACGTGGTATAAATCATAATATTGTTAATCAAAATTTTGCTAACCAGCAATCTAAGATTAGAGGCTTAGATACACACAACGATAAAGATCTTGAAACCCTTCGTAAAGAAGCTGTTGGACTTAGTCTTAAAGATTTTGAAGGTATGCATCGTGAGCACTGTAATTATCAACTAGCACCAGAACATGAAGCTCGTTTAAATAAAATTAATATGCTTAGAGATGCTTTAAAGAAGCGATTTAAGCTAAGTCGGTGACTATGAACACACAGATGAGACCTGACTTCATTTCTCTTCCCATAATCGCACAATGCAATTATAGGTGTGGTTTCTGTGAAATCAACGGCGTCGATGAGAAGCTTCATAAGATAGGAAAGAGCTACCAACGCAACATCATGACTGTAGAGAACGTTCTAGCGTTCACGTCGATGTTGCGCTCTGCACGTGTCGTGAATATCGGTGGTCGGACTGGGTTGGGTGAGCCCCTATATGCGCCAACGTTCGACGACATCATCAGGACGATAAGGGACATCAACAAGAACATCGTGATAGACCTATCGACGAACGGTCTTCTTCTAACGAAAGAGAGGTCTGATTTTCTCATTGCGCATGCACCCGTCTCATTGACGTTCTCATTGCATGCAGCGACACCTGAGGTCTATGCTAGGGTGATGGGCCCGGGCAATAAAAACAGGTTCGAGCGTGTGATTGAGAACATCAGGTATTTTTGCTCCGCAAGAAAGGGTGTGCCGACGAGGACGAACATCAACTTTGGGATTGGACGTTTGAATCAGGTAGATGCAGTCGCGGCAGTGAGGATGGCGAAGTCTCTTGGTGTTGATATGATGACCGTCTATCTTTATTATAAGTCTCCAAATGACTTTGATGAAGATGTCTCATTGTACGATGATGTCAAGCTAACGAATGACACTCTAAGAGCAGTCTATGATGAGGCAGCTCGTGTTGGATTACAGCTTGACCCGAAAGAGCCGAAGTTCATCGTTGAGCAGAAGCACCAGCAGCAGTCAATCATCCCAGCGCTTGATGTTGTGAGTGGAAAGACTGCATTCCCAACTGATGAGAAGCCGTATGCTGGTGGATGCCATGAGCCGTTCAGCAGCTTTCTGTTCAAGTCAGACCCGTTTCGAAAGGGACAGTCTGAGCTAGCTGTCTGCAACAGGATAAGCCCGATGATAGCAGACATTGACAAGATGACAAATGATGACCTGTTTTGGGCGTGGCATCATCCTGTGTTCAACTCAATGAGGCTTCCCAACCCGCTGTCTGTGCCGCCGATATGTCGAGTGTGCAAGGACCCAGGGAACGCCGCGCTTCGTTCGCTTGACCACGAGGCGTATAAGGCCCGTAGGGACGCCGCCGTTAGAGAGACGCTCAAACCATTTCAGACAGAAGAGCTGATGTCATCACCGACAGGAGCGATTAGGTTGCTTTCTGATAACATCTTCTCAATTGATGCAGACGTCTGTGAATGAGTTTTTTAAGCCAGGGACGCTGTTCTTTAGGAAAGATTTCCGTTCTGTGTTGGCTCGCCGCCATGCAGCGTTGCTTCTGATACGACAATCACCTGGCAGCTCTTCGTCATACGTGTTTCTCGATGGCGATGGTGAGCTATTTGAGTCGTCACCGATAGACTGGCACTCACGTTCATGGTGCTACATACAGCCGGATGATGTAGAGAGGCCTTTGACTGAGTACAACGATGCATACTACAGCGTTGTAATGGATGTTAAAGTCGTGCTATAATCATCAGTATGGAGTGGTTGCCAGGGACGCTGTTTTTTGTAGAACCTCAATCTGAAGACATACCAAACATGATTCTGTTGTTGATTCGACGAGTTGTCATGGGTGATTTGTTTGTTGAAAACAAGTATGAGTTTTTAGAGACGTTTAACGGCGTTTCTTATTTAGCATGCTACGATGCTCCTCATCTTTGGATATCCAAAAAAAATGTTTCATTCATCAATGTTGGGGAGTCATACCCTGTTAGGTTGAATGATTATGTCCGCTTTTAAGAGAGAACATGTGTTTCTGTCAAACGTGAATATCCCTCTGGGAACGTTGCTGATTTGGAACAAACGGAATGTGAGACAAGGCACAGTGTATCGATTGTTGGTGAATCGCATTCGTGACAATGAGCATCCATTTGGTGATGTGTACGTGTTCTTAGAGGTGGATGTCTGCGTTAGACCCAGCGGTGCACACGACGTTGAATCAATCGAGGTTGTGTCGTTATGGAATCCTGTGTTTGCACCTGAAACGAAGGTCGTTTTTCTCGGTTCAACCAATGAACTGATATTGGGAGACGTAGATGGTCACTGATGCTATGATACAGACGCTTACTCCAGGTATGCTGTTGATTAGAAAAATGGACGATATGACGCATCAATATGCATCGCATATCACTGCTCTCTTTGTTTCGAGTCTGTCTGATGGACGTTATCTCTTTTTAAGAACGTTCGTTTATGACTCAGGTGCCACGACATGCGACCTGCATGATTACATTCATCCTCGCTGGTGGCCCGGCATATGGTATGTGCTTTCATCATGTTCAGATGAACTTGTGGTGTTTTCGAAATAGAGCGATGGTATGAGCAATAACATCTATCCCGGTTGTCTGTTAATAAAGCAGAATTTATGGGAGGTTGAGGTTCGTCTATTCGTTAGCCTTGAAATTAAATCTGATAATTTAATGTGGTATCGTTTTTTAAGTCATTCACATAGCAAACATGACAACGGTGCAGTCATGTTTGAAACAGTCGTAAATCCACACATGTGGGTGGGTATGTGGTCAAATGGGTGGCTTATCGTCTCTCCAGATGGAGTAGCGACATTCTTGGGTCCAGTTGAGTCAAATGAAAAACTTTAAAAACTTATTTCTAGATGATGCAGAGCAATTCATTCCAGGAACATTATTTTACTGCTCATGTACTGCTAAGTGTAAGCAGAGATTTATTCTCGTCAGTGTTAATGATAACGCTATGTTTTTTCTGTCTTCTTTTGGTGATGTTTTTGAGCTTGACAACCCACGTAGTTGGAACGCGAAGAACTGGAGGCTTGTCAGTCCGTTAAACGGTGAATGTACCAGTCTTTTTGTCATAAACAGTGATGTATGAATGAGTATGTGCCAGGAACGCTGTTCATTATGATTGTTGATGATAGCATGTCAGCAGAACGTTGGCTTGGCATGAGAACAATGTATCGTCTCTATGTAGGTGAAATAGATGGTCATCATCGGTTTTTAGATGTCATTGATTGGTCAAATGGCGGTGGAGAACCAGATTATCATGATGATTTGCCAGAACCGGTTGCGTGGCTGTACAACATCATCAACTGGACTGTTCATGAGCCTGGGCATGATGAGATGACGTTATACGATTATAAGTCTTATGTGATGAAGAGATGCAAAGAATGAGCACATCAGTGTTTGAAGTTGGAACGTTGTTCGTCTACACGGGATTCATGGATTCACGTAGCAATTATGAATTGTCTATTCTGTTATTGGTCGATGTCAACACCAACGCAGGAGTGCTTCAAAAGCACGTAAGACGGTTTGTATTTTTAATAGCCGACGGTAACATTGTTGAGTTTTCTGACCCCCGTGCGTGGAGAACTTCGTGGGTGTTTTATGGACCGAATGATGACACGGCACACCCTGTTCAATTCACATCAGATGATGTATGATATCATGAAACATATGTTAACGTTCATCATTCCATGCTATAATGCTGCTCCGAACATCCACGACCTGGTGCAATCGTTGAAGGCGCAATCTGACGCAGATTGGTCTGCGTTATTCATAGACGATTGTTCGACTGACGACACGAGAGATGCTCTAAAGGAGGCCATGGCGTCTGATGGTAGGATTGCTGTCGTTCTTGGGTCAAGCAGGATGTATGCTCTTTATAACATCATTCATGCATCACGTACAATCATCGCCAACAATGATGCAGACAGAAACATAATCGCAATCATTGACGGCGATGACCAGCTCTGCAACACTGAGACCGTCAGGTTGGTGAAGGATGCACACTCACAGCCCGATACCGTGGCATGGACAGCACACCGGTGGGACATCAATGACATAAACATCTCAAGGGAGATGCCACAGAACGTTAATCCATATCAGTGGCCGTGGTGCTCATCACATCTCAGAACGTTCGACGCTCGTCTGTTGAACTCTATATCTGATGATAACTTCAAGGATAACAAGAGTGTGTGGTTTCAAAGGGGATACGATCAATCTCTCATGTTGCCACTATTGACGGTTGCGAAGGTAAGAAAATACATCCCAGATGTGTGTTATCTGTATCGCATCAGGAGTTGTTCTGTTGATGATAGGGATTGGGCAGAGAGAAAACAGCTTGCGACAGTCAATTTGGTCAGAGCAAGAGGGTTCTTAAAGTGATGCGTATCATGCTTGACAATGTGCAGCTTCAATCTAGAAGCGGTCCGAATGGATTCGGTCTCAAGATAGCGACTGCTCTATCAATGAGAGGGCACACGGTTGTTGAGAAGCATGAGTCACCAGATGTACAGCTCTCGTTCATCCAGGCGACGCAACGTCTTGAGGGCCTTCCAATAGTGCAACGCCTCGATGGCATATGGTTCAACAGTGCGCAGGATTGGCAGCTTCTCAACAGACCGATACGGGATACGTATAAGAGGGTTGAGGGCGTGATTGTGCAGTCAGAGTTTGATAGGCGTTTGGTTGAGAATTACTTCGGAGCACGCATGAACATGCATGTGATTCACAACGGTACCGACGTTGAAGCCATACAGTCATGCGACGCCCTTCACGTTCCTGAGCTCCATGATGTTGAGAAAGTATGGACGTGCGCGTCTGCATGGCGACCGCATAAGCGTCTTGGAGAGAATATCAGGTATTTCATGGAGCACTCAGGCCCGAAAGACGTTCTAATAATCGCGGGTAAGGACCCAGACGTTAGAATCGCAGACACGCGTGTGTTCTATGCTGGAGATTTAGAGCGAGATGCGCTTATATCACTGTTGAGAGCGACAGACACGTTCATCCATTGCGCGTATATCGACCATTGCCCGAACATTGTTGTTGATGCGCGCGCCGCTGGTTGTCATATCATTTGTTCATCCACAGGTGGCACAGAAGAGATTGCTGGTTTAGACTCTACAATAATTCTAGAAGATGAGTGGGACTTTAAACCATGTGAGTTGTACAACCCACCGAAAATGGACTTTTCTCTTGTAAGACAGGGCAGATTTGACACTAACATCGACATCGGATACGTCGCAGAGAGGTACGAATATGTCCTCCAATCTGTGCTGTGAAAAATGTAATAGAGAGTTTTCTTCTTTAAAGGGGCTCCGCATTCACATGAAGCATGTGCATGCAATGCAGAACATCGATGTTAAGTGCCCTATCTGTGATAGGCTGTTCAAGACGAGCAACGGTCTAGCGATTCATATTAAAAACCACGACCCAGCATCAAGAGAACGTAGACGAATTGCTACAAAAACGTATGCATCACAGCCAGAGGTTAGAAAGCAACGTAGCTTATCAGCCATAAAACAACATGCTAATCCTGAGAAGAGAGCTTCTCGACAGGCGTACTACAATTCTGATGAGTTTCGTCGCACAATTGATGAAGCTAATGCTCGTCCAGATGTAAAAAAACGACGAAGTGATGCACAAAAACAGGTGTATATCGACGACCCGACTAGACGAGAAAAAGTCGGCAATAGAATTAAGTTGTTATGGTTAAATGAAGACTATCATAAAAAAATGATAGAAATGATGGCAACGCCAGAGATGAAAGAGAAGCGCTCCAATGCACAAAAAGAAGCGCAAAATCGCCCTGATGTTAGAGAAAAAAGAGTAGCATCAGTGAATGCAGCATACTCTGATGTCGAAAAAAAGAAACATCATGCTGATGCGACTAGGGTAGCGAACTCTAAACCAGAAAAGCGTGCGAAGATATCTGCCAAAATGAAACAGTATTTTGCAGATAATCCAGAAAAGCTTGAGGCCTTTTTAAAGACGTCCCGTTCAGGATGTCGTCTCTCAAAGCTTCATCAAAAAATGCGAAGCTTAATCGGAATGGACGAGCTAGGGTTTGTACCAGAGCAACATGTTAAAAGCAAAATCGTCGATGAGCTCAATGAAGAAAAAAAAGTCATTGTTGAATTTTATGGCGACCATGTTCATGCAACTCCTTTACGCTTTAAGCCAGATGATATCGTCAAAGGATTCGGGTACTCTGCATCAGAAAAGTGGGATGTAGATAGAAGAAGGGTTTTAGAGCTTGAAAAAATGGGATATAATGTTATTATTGTATGGTCGTACGATGATGTTGATTTAGCACGTCAGAAAATCATCACTGCATTAAAACGAGCACAATCATGACAACAAGACTAACGATATACTGCAATCGCAAGCCGGTCACTGGCCCGTGGGGAGGAGGTAATCGCATCCTCCAGTCATTCATCAATGAGGCACGTGCAGCTGGTCATGATGTCATCTTTTCATTATCAGATGCATTCCGTGATGATGCACGTGTCGATGTCATTTTCTGCATGGACCCACGACAGGGTGCAACGAGTGATGAGCTTTCACACGATGCAATCATGGCAATCTTCCCGAATGCATCACAGCGACCGTTCATCGTGCAGCGCGTCGGAGACATTGGAACACATGGGAAACCAGAGTTGAGAAACCTCGTCATTCGAACTGCACCCGTGTCTGACTTCGTGATATTTCCAAGTGAGTGGTGCTCCACGATGGTCAATGACAGTCTTTTCAAGCTAGGAAAGATGATGAATGACTATGCTGTCATTTGGAATTCACCCAATCCAGCGTTCTTTGCACATAGACGTGTGAGTCGTCCAATTCCTCAGAAGAACATCAGGTTCGTGACGCATCATTGGTCGATGAACCCGAAGAAGGGCTTCGCGTTCTACAATGAGCTCGATGCGTGGTGTAAGAACAATGGGCACACGTTCACGTTCTACGGACGTGCACCCGATACGGCAACATTCACATCATCTGGTGTGTTAGACGTCGATGAGCTTGCGAGGTCTCTTCCGATGCATGATGTGTATGTGACAGCGTCTGAGGAAGAGGCAGGCGCCAACCACGTTCTAGAGGCGATGGCTTGTGGCCTTCCCATCCTTTATCATATGAATGGAGGAAGCATCCCAGAGTATGTCAGAAATTGTGGAGAATCATTCAATGAGTCGTTCGAGACAGCATTATCAACACTAGCAAATCGTGTCAATGCTGGAAATTTTCCTGTTTATAATATTAGAAAAAGCGCTGGTCAATCATTAGTGGAGTTAATTGAAAAGTATGTCTAATGTTTATGGAGTGATTTATTGTGCAACGAACATTGTAAATCAAAAACGTTATGTTGGACAAACAAGAAATCGAGTTGCAGTAGTTGATTTATTGAAATATCTCTCTAAGAGATATAGCAAGAAAGGTCATAATCTTCATTTAGATAATGCTCTAAAGAAATACGGCTTTAACGGGTTCAAGTGGCAGTTAGTTTGTGAATGTTCATCAAGAGAAGAGCTTGATAAACGAGAAATTGAACATATAGCACTATGGAAAACGAATGATTCAAGGTACGGTTATAATAAACTAGCTGGAGGCTCGTCTTTGAGTGAAGAAGCATTACTACGACTAAGCCTTTCAATGAAAGAAACGTTAGCATTACCTGAAGTAAAGGCTAGACAATCAGCTGCTAGCAAAGCAGTATGGGCAAATGCTAGTATTGAAAATCGTGAAAAGCGTAATGTAGCGATAAAAAATGCTTTAAATAAACCAGACGTAAAGGAGCGTCATTCAAAAGCTGTTAAAGAAAGCTTGTCGACGCCAAAAGCAAAAGAAAATCGCAGCAAAGGTCTTCGAAAAATGTGGACTGATGCCGATCGAAAACTTCGTAGAAAAGTTACTGATGCAAGGCCTGACGTTAAAAAACGTCGAAGTGATGCAATAAAGTTAGCGATGTCAAATCCAGAAACGAAAGAAAAGCAACGTATAGCAACTAAGCGCCAATTCTCAAATCCTAAAAATAAAAAGAAAATGACTGAAAGTCTTTCAGGTCGAAAGATAATGTCGAATCCAGAGATGTCTGGATATAAGCATGTCAAAGTAGATGAAGTCGACAAGTATCTTGAATTGGGGTGGACGTTTGGAAGACCCAAAAAATGACAACACCTCTGAACATATCAATAGACGATGTTTCTCCACACCCGATGTCATCAATACGTGTGCTTCGGCAGTGTGAGCGCATCATCAAGGAATTTCCTGATGTAAAGTTCACGCTGTTCGTCCCGATAGCATACTGGAGAACAGTGGGGCACACGGCGACAGCAGAACCCCTTTGGCTTCATGAGCATCCCGACTTCTGTGATGTGTTGCGTGGTCTAGACAAGAATAACTATGAGCTTGCATATCATGGTCTTCATCATGGGATACCGGGCAGGTCAAATAATGATGAATTACAGCACCTGAGCTACGACGATGCATTGTGTGTCATCGATGGGATGTTCGAAGGTGTCACCAAGGCCGGCCTCATCGATGCATTCAAGCCCATCATCAGGCCTCCTGCATGGCGTATGAGCCCTGATGCGATGCGTGCATTCCACGATAGGGGCTTTACGTTGTTTGCATTGAGCCCAGATGATTATGCGATGAAGACGTATGACGGTGCCTATGCATCTTTGAGACATGTGATGTATCACTGTGCTCCTCCGCAGAAGCCATTGGTCATGCGTGATGATGCACTCGAGGTCATGTATCATGCATGTGAATGGGACAGCAACTACCTTTCTAGTGAGATGACGACAGAGCTGATTGCATTCCTTCATGAGCATGTCGGTGAGTATGAGTTCAGTTTTATCGACGGTCTCATGTCAGGTAGCATGTGATGGGTAAGTCTGACCCATACATTTTTGCAGAGTATCGACAGATACTTGAGGGCGTCATGTCTGATGCAACTGCGTTCTTGGGGTTCGATGGAGAGAACGCTTTCACAGCGTCTGTGCCAGGCTCTGTCAGAGACTTCTATGACATTCGTCTGGGTGGAGCAGGTTCGTGGGACATCAACTCAGAGTGGAGCCTCAAGCGAAAGTACGACCTGATAGTCTCGACGAGGTGTCCGTATTTTTCACGTAATCCACGTGATTTCATCGATAGGTGTGATGCTCATCTCAATGTTGGTGGGCGCATCATGCTTGATTTTGGGCTCGGCGACCATTGGCGCTTCGATGCGTTCAAGGTCGGTTGGGTCAGGAACGGTGAGCATGAGTGGGCGTATGATAAACGTAACACGCTTCATTCATGCCTATGGCGTCATGAGTTTGTGATGCAACCCGAGGTCCAGGCGTTTGTGAAGAGCATCGCTGGGCGCTTCGGGTATTCTGATGCACCCGACATTGATAAAATCATCTGTGATGAGGTGCCAGCGCTCGTTGATTACGATTACGAACGCATCAGGTTCAAGATGCTTTGGCCAGCATCTCCACAGCTCTACATAATCACATTGGGCCATCCAAAGAGATGAAGCGCGCATCGTTCATCATGACGGGGCTCACTGAGCTTCGCTACATGATACCCTTCAGTAGGGTGCTACATCATGTCATGCCAGATGTCGTCCAGTCGTTCGATGTCTCAAGACGAAGTGAGAAGTATAACGGTTTCGCACGACACGAGAACTTTCAGGTGCTGCTCGACCGTGTCAGTGAACGCTGTCCCTGGGCAGAGGTTAGGCCGTTTGATACTTCGTCTGTCGTTGATTACGCTGTGTCGCTTGAGTTTCCTGCAGAGAGGTTCAGTAGCAACGTTAAGAGAGTATCGATACAGCACGGGTTCGATTGTAATTGGCACCACGATGACGTCTCTGCGCTGTGTGATGTGTATGTCTGTCCGACACGATGGATGATTGAGCATGTTCGTTCTCGTGGCTCTCGTCTCAATCTTCTCCACCCGCCACACCCAATTCCATTCTGGGATGGAGCATCAAGGGTTGATGTCGATGAAAAGCGCATCCTCATCTTTTATCCTGATGCGGGTGATGTTGCATCAGCAAACGCTGTCATCACGGCGCTCAAAGACGATGGATTCTCTGTCGTTGTTAAGCAACGCCGCAAGCATCAGGCAGTCTCATCGTCAGACTGCACTGTTGTGTGGGATGATGTGTGGTATCCCGCGGAGGGCATTGAGCTGGCGTTGGCATCACGCGCAGTCGTCGGATTCGGTTCGACTGCATACACTGACCTCATCGAGGCCGGTTGTAGGTACATAAACATTGACCTTCACCCAGACAAGCATCCATGGAGCACATTTTCACATCCTGAGCATGACCTATACACGCGTTTGCTTGAAACAGACGTTGATGCAATCGTTGGTATGTGCCGTGGCGCTCATTTGAATCGTGTCGATGTCGCCAGTGAAAACGTTCATCAATTCATGATACAGTTATTCACATAATGGATGTCAGTGAATACATTGCATTGATGGATGAGCTTCGTGCTGTTGATTTTGAGGATGCACCCGCATGTAGGACAGCGTTAGTGAATGCATATGCATTGATGCAATTTAAGCTTGCAGACCTTGCTGAGAAGATGGGTGTGTCGCAACAGACGATTAAGCATTGGATGGACGGTGCAACAACACCCGCCCCCGCGTTCATGCGTTCGACGTTCAAGCATCTGATGCGTGTTCTTGAGAAGGAGCATGGGAATGATTGATGCAATCATCTCTGTTCGAACTGCATCGACGCGGCTTCCTGGAAAGTGTCTCCTGCCTCTTGGCACGACGACTGTGATACAGCATGTCGTTCATAGATGCATCGGGTTCGGATTTTCTCCCATCATCGCGACGACAGATGACTCTTCTGATGATGCTCTTGTGAAGATGTTGCGTCCAATCGTCGGAGAACGTATCCACAGGGGCCCTGCTCAGAATAAGATGTTGAGGTGGGCACAGGCATGTGAGCGTTTTGGTGTGAAACAGTTCATCACAGTCGATGCTGACGACCCATTCTTTGATGGTGGGTTGTGTCAGCAGTCGATGGACCAGCTTGAAGCAAGGGGCCTAGACGTCGTTGCTCCTAACATGGATGCGTATCTTGGCTCACATGGCTGGGCATTCAAGACGTCGTCGATAGTATCGTCGCTTGACAACGTTAATCCAAACATCAGCACTGAGATGGTGTGGAAGCATCTGTTGCCGGGTCTGAAGCAGGCGATGCTTGGATTTTATGTTGAACCGATTGAGAAGGACATCCGTCTTACGCTTGATTATGAGCAAGATTATTGGGTCATTTCGACAGTGCATCGCATCCTTGGCTCTGGATGCACTCGTTCTGAGATTGTCGATTTCTTCATGAAACATCCTGGGCTGACGGTCATCAATCAGTATCGTAATGATGATTGGAAGAAGAGGCAGATTGAGGGATGATTTTTTTTAACTGTATCTTGTTGAGGGTCATCCAATGAGACCAATTTCTACGGGCCGCATCGGTTATAAGAATGGTCGTTGGCTTCCTGATGAGGAGCTTTCCATCTCATGGACTGATTCACAATTCATGTTTGGTGATGGTTGTTTTGAGATGCATCGAACGTTTGTTCATCGTCATTTCTTACTCGACGAGCACATCGATAGACTTTTTTCATCGATGAGAAGCTTTTCAATTCCCATCAATAAGACGCGAAATGAGCTCCGTGATATCATCCATGATGTCATGGTTAGGAATGAATCCCATTATAGAGATGACGAGTATCGTTTCATGATTAATGTCTCTCGTGGCCCACTACCTGTGTATCGTGAGGTATTTGAGCTTGATGAGGGTGAGGAATGGGGCCAGCCGACGTGGATTATCAACGCATGGCCTCTCAGTAAGACAGCAAAGACGATGGCTCATTTCTATGAGACTGGTGCGAATGCTGTCATCGTGCCGCAGAGACAGATATCGTCTCAATACCTCGACCCTAAGGTGAAATCTCGTTCAAGGGCTCATCTAATGTTGGCGAACATCCAGGCCAATCACTACGGTAAGGACGCGCAGGCGCTACTGCTTGATGAACAGGGTCTTATCGCAGAGGGCACAGGTGCGAACTTTGTCATCATTAAAGACCGTAAGATTATCGTTCCAGAACTCAGGAATGTGCTTCGTGGATGTAGCATGACGTACATCATCGATGTCATAGCACCGGTGCTTGGTCTCGAGGTTATTGAATGTAATTTTGAACCTTATGATGTTCTAAATGCAGATGAGGCATTTTTCACTGGGACGTTCACTAATCTTATTCCATGTAATCGTCTCAACGGGCAATTGATAAAGGGTTGTATTAACTCAGAACCAATGGGGCTGATTACACAGCAAATATGTCAACAGTGGTCACGAAATGTTGGCATTGATTTTATTAGTCAAGTTAAAGAATGGAATAAAAGATGATTTGTGATATTTGTCTTCGAAATTTTCAATCAAACAAAGGAATGCGTATTCATCGTAAGCATCATGATGAAAAATGGAAAGAGATTAGAGATCTTTCACAAAGAAATGGTTGTCAAACAGTAGAAGCTAAAAAAAATCATAAACTAGCAATGAAAGAGTTTGCTAATCGTGATGATATTCGAGAAAAAAAGAGTAAAGCTCAAAAAGAAATCTGGTCTCAACCTGGTGTAAGAAAAATACGTTCTGAGATATCAAAAAAGATACAAGCTAATCCGACAGTCAAAGAAAAACAACGAATCTCAAATAAAGAAGCACAAAATAGACCTGAAGTTCGATTCAAAAAAAGTGAAAAGCTAAAAATTAGTTGGATAGATCCAGTTGTTAGAGAAAAACGGATAATCTCTCTTACAGAATCTCAAAATAGACCTGAAGTCAAAATGAAAAAAAGCTTTTCTATGAAAAAAGCCATTGAAAATGATCCGTCGATTAGGGCTAGACAACATGAAACGATGAAGCGAAATTCATCATATGGACAAAAAACACAGCCTGAATGTCATGTAGATATTTTTCTTCAAAAACTGTTTGGAATTGATGATGTTGAATATCAAGTGTTTGTTCATAAGTGGCCGATCGATTTTTATGTTAAGTCTAAAAAGCTTTATATTCAAGTTGATGGTGATTATTGGCATGGTCTTGATAGATCGATAGAACAACTTCTTAATTCAAGTTCTGCTAGAGATAAAGTAATTTTGAAAAAAATTCAAACTGATAAAGAACAAAATCAATGGTTTGCTGAGCATTGTCTAAAATTAGTTAGAATACGTGAAAGTGATGTAAGGTCGAAAAATTTTTCAATTATTGAGGTCGAAAAATGACTGTGATAGTTGCAGGTTCTAGGGGATTGATTGGACAGCACATGGTGCAGTTCATAATGAATACGTTGCTTGAGGAGGTCATCGAGCTTGATGTCGCGCTCGGCCATGACCTCACTGATGAAGCGTATGTCAGGGAGTTCTTTGCATCTCCGCAGGGCCAGGCATCATCGATAGTGAATCTGTTCGCATTCAACGACCACGTTGCTTCAGGTGAGAAGAGAGGAACGCTGTTCGACCTTCCTTTGCAGAGCTTTAGAGACTGTCTTGAGGTCAATCTCACGTCGCTCTTTTCAGTCTGTCGTGAGTATGCACGAAACAACAAGCACGGCAACATCGTTAATTTTGGTGCATCGACTGGCATCGTCTCTGCTCGACCAGACATGTATGACGGCGCTCATAAGCACGTTGGTTACTCTGTGTCGAAAGCGGGCGTTGCACATCTGACACGAATCCTTGCTGTGCATCTTGCACCCGACATACGCGTCAACTGCATCGTTCCTGGCGGTGTCTCACATGACCAACCGATTGAGTTTAAGAACCTATATGGCTCGTATGCACCGATGGGTAGGATGGCTTCACTGAAGGACCTTGAGCCAGCCATGAGAATGCTTCTTTCACAAGATAACAGATACATGACGGGTGCAGAGATAATCATTGACGGTGGATGGACAATCATATGAAACATGATGAAAGCAGTGATGAGAGTGTGAAGCCGATTGACGTTAAGAGACAACGAAAAAGAAAATGCAAAAAGTGCGGCATAAACGCTGGCACTAAACGTCATCCATGCCCATATGATAGCGACGTCAACGGTTGTGATGATGATGTCTGCAACTGTTGCGATGAATGCACACGCACGTGTGCTAATGAGATTTGATTGGAGAGCATCATGACGTATGATAAAGAATCAGGCAGAGCTAAGCAGGGCCATGATTTTGAAAAATATATGCAGCGGATGTTGAGCGCCAAGTTGAATGTTGATTGTGTTCGTATCGTGACAATTAAACAACTAATCGACGCGTTTTGTGGAAAGTCTTCATCGAGGCAGCTGTTTTCATCATTCATACCGAGCCTAGACGAGAGGTACGGCGGCATCTTGCTTTATTCGAACGGTCGGCGATTCGCAAGATTGAGCTGTAAGTCTGTGAAAAATGGAACGACAATCACTGCTACACACGACCATGTTGAGTCATTCAATAAAGACGGCGATGACACGTATTACGTCTTTGCAATCGTTAACGATGATGGAGAACCGATGGGTGATGTTTGCATGCTACACTCTAAGCAGTTCAAGCGTATCTGGAATCTCAACACGACAGAAACATCTACGTTCATAGGTATGCAGGAGCTGATTCTTTCAGGTGATTGTATTTTCGGTCTTAGCGGCATCATCTCAGAGCTAGAACGCTCTGCCAGGCGCGCCGCACTGTACGAGGACAATCGATGAAAGCGTCGGGCGTGTGTATGACTGATGCCCTTGACTTCTCAGGTCGAAACATTCAGTATACAGAGAATGTGCTTATCAATCGAATCGATATCATAAATGCACATTCTCTGTTGCACATACCTCTTGTGGGTTCATTGACGTCGTCAATCACTGACAGCGTCTCACGGATGTTGAAAAGCGATGAGTGATTTCATACGCACGACACCGCGTATGTACGGTGTGATACAGGGACGTCTTCTTCCACAGGAGAGTGATTTCATCCAGAGCTTTCCATGGGGTCGATGGGAAGAAGAGTTTGACATAGCACGTGAGGTCAAAGCATCACACATCGAGTGGATATGGACTGAGCGTGAGTCAGTGTTGCAGCTTGACAGGTGTGATGTGAGAAAGCTACCCGTTGATGTCAGTGCAGTGTGTCTAGACGTTCTGATATCTGATGAGTTCATATCGTCATCGTTCAGAAGCAGAGTGTTGGCTGATGCATGTGTAACGTTGCAGAAGCAACACATCAGAAAGCTTGTGCTTCCATTCCTTGAGAAGGCATCGCTTGCACACGATACATCACTCATGCTTTGCGTGATGATGGAGCTCGTCAATGTCGCTAGGATATGGAAAGGCATCACGTTCTCTTTAGAGACAGACCTCGACCCGTACACGTTAGAGGCGATGATGCAGCTCTTGAACAAGCATGATGATGTTTTTCGTATCACGATGGACACGGGAAACATGACGAAGCACGGCATCTACATCACAGATTACGATAAGCATGTCAGCAAATGGGTTGATAATGTTCATGTGAAGGATTTTTCAAAGAGGCTTGGTTCGACAGTGCCACTCGGTCAGGGAAACACCTCGTTGGATGATATCGAGTACATCAAGGGATGGCCATGTGTAGAGTATGTGACGTTTCAGACAGCACGCGGTGAGAACGGCAAAGAGAAAGAGCTTTTCATGAACAACGTTGCATTTGTTAATAGAATTCTTGGGTATGATGAAACCGATAAATGAGCTGATTGACCTCAAGGGTCGCACTGCGATAGTCACTGGAGGCACTGGGTGGCTCGGCGCTCCGATGTGTGAGACATTGAGTGAGCTTGGCTGTGATGTCTTTGCCGTGTCGAGGGGTAAGAGCACATCATTCACGACACACATCAATGTCAGCAACTTTCACACAGTCGTCGCTGACGTCACAGCAGACCCGATGTCATCAATCGTTGATGTCGTTCTCAACAGAACGGGTCGCATCGACATTCTAGTCAATAACAGCCATGAGTGGAGCAAGGAGCTTGATTTTGAGAATCTCACGGTCGACGGTGCGACACGTGCAGCGACTGATGGGTTCGTTGGGCCTCTGATGCTGACACAGGTAGTGTATGGTGTGATGAAAGCACAGGGTGGTGGGAGCATCATCAATGTCGCATCGATGCTTGGACATGTTGCACCCAATCATGCAATCTACAGGGACACACCTGGAATGGGAAATGCGATACAATACGGTGCGATGAAGGCAGCGATGTTGCAGGCAACGCGATACATCGCAGCCATCGGTGGAAAGCATGGGATACGTTGCAACAGCATCTCTCCTGGATCGTTCTCACGGCCGGGTAGCTTTGATAACGACAGGGGATGGTTCGAGGAAGAGCTTCAGAAGAAGACCATGTTGGGCCGCGTTGGAAGACCCGAGGAGCTCAAGGGCGTGATTGCATTCCTTGCTAGCGATATGTCGAGCTACGTCACGGGCGCCGATATCGCGATCGATGCAGGATGGAGAGCGTGGTGATGTGTAATAACATTAAGTGTAATAGGCTTTGGAATCATATTATTGATAGTCAACCTCATTCACAAAAATTGATATTTGACAATCGAAATTTTCAGTATGAAAAAATACCACTTCAAGTAAGAATATCGCCGAAATTTGCCTTAAGGCCTTTTTTATTTTTAAGTGAAGATTTTTCACCCAAAGCTAGTTCTTTATATTCAATACATTGGCCTTTTAATATTAAAGAGTGTGCATGTGTTTTATTACATGAATATGGACATACTCAACAAGAAAAAGAAGGCTATATAAGACTCAGCGAAGATTTTTCTGATGATAGAGTTGATTTCCATAGAGTTCGTTTTGAATTTAATGCATGGTTGAGAGCATATCGAATCATGTTGAAGTATGACACATCTATATCATTACAGTTTCATATGTTCTTTGTTTTTGTAAAAAACTTTAAAACATATATACGTGCATTTTTTAAGTAAACAATAGGACTATACAATGAAACTTACGTTGTGGACAGCTTAGGGGTTAGAGATATGATTAATGGTATCACGCTTGTTGCCGAGGCAGGGATTAACGCAAACGGTTCGATTGACATTGCTAGGAAGCTTATCGACGTAGCTGCAGATAGTGGTTGCGATTACATAAAGTTTCAGAAGCGGGACATCAACACATGCTACACACAGGAAGAGCTAGATGCTCCTCGTGAAAGCCCGTGGGGAAAGACGAACCGTGCTCAAAAAGAGGGACTTGAGTTTGGTCTAGATGAATACCACGCCATCGATAAGCACTGTCGTGAGCGTGGCATCGGATGGTTCGTCTCATGTTGGGATAAGTTGTCAGTCGATTTCATCGATAACAATTTCGATGTACCCTTTCATAAGGTCGCATCAGCATTGCTGACTGACGTTCGTTTTCTTGAGCGGTTGGTCATGACGAGGAAGCCAGTCATCCTATCGACGGGAATGGCGACAGAGGAACAGATATTCAGAGCGTGTGATATTCTTGGCACAAGCCTTGACACAATCCTCCATTGCACAAGCACATATCCAACGAAGCCAGAAGAGATGAACCTGAGCTACATTCGAACTCTGAACGATTCATTCGACATCATCCCACGCCTTGCACGTGCCGTGGATATGGGTCTCAAGAACCTGAGCATGACGACTATGACGTTCAACGATAGGTCGCGACCGAACATCGGTTTTTCAAATCACTACTCAGGCCTGTCATGGGTTCCCGCCGTCGTCGCTCTTGGTGCAAAGATGCTTGAGTTCCATATCACACTCGATAGAACGTCATACGGTTCAGACCAGAGCGCAAGCCTTGAACCTGAGGGTGTGAAGAAGCTCGTTGATTACGTTCGCATCACGACATCGATGATGGGTAACGGTGTCAAGAGGGTTTATGACAGTGAGCAACCCATAATCAAGAAGCTTCGAAAGACGAACACACTGGGTTAAGAAATGAAGCTTCTTAAAGACATACATGAGCTCATTGATGATAGGCGTGGCTTCCGGCCCGCGCTTCATGATGTTGCTCCAGAGATTTGTGATGCAGCATGTCTGATTGTTTCAGCTTTCAACAGGGGTGGTCGCTTATTCATATGTGGTAATGGCGGCTCCGCCGCTGACTCACAGCACATGGCGGCTGAGCTCGTTGGTCGCTTCAGACGTGATAGGGAGGGTCTTCCTGCCATCGCGCTCACAACAGACACATCAGCGCTTACTGCGATTGCCAATGATTGGGAGTACGACTATGTCTTTAGGAGACAGCTAGAAGCGCTGTGTAATCCTGATGATGTCATCCTTGGTATCAGCACATCGGGTTCATCCAAGAGCATCCTCAATGCAATGGAGTATGCTAGAGAGAGGGCCCTGAAGACGATTGGGCTTGTGGGTGGGAAAGACACGAGGCTTGAGAAACTGTCTGATGTCGCTATTGCTGTCGGCGGCTCAACGACAGCAATCATCCAGGAGAGGATGTTGGCTGTTGAGCACATCATATGTGAATGCATCGATACGTTGATGCTGAAGGACGGGTGAGTATCATGAACGGTGATTTACCACACAACAGAACATATTTGAAAGGATTGACGACTGTTGAGCTAGTCGATTTGCTCGAAAGCGAATCATCGATAGGCAATGAGATGGATAACAGGAAGCGCATCATGTCTGTTCGTGAAGAGCTGTTACGACGTCTCGATGCTGATAGCATCGGGTCGAGATGTGTTGCATGCAACGGGTCTGGTTACTATGACAGCGCTGGCTCACCTCCGTGTGGCGCATGCGCGGGTAGTGGCTACAACGACGACTGATGCGAAGGGTAGCATCATGAACGATGATGCAAAGCGTTGATATTATTATATATGTCTGATTTTGCGTGGCCGACAGGAAAGAAACACATCTCATTTTCTGAGCTTGGAGATTGGTTGAAGTGTCCGTGGCGTCATCGTTTGATTCATATCGAGAAGAAGGGTGTGTTCGTTCCAACACCACATCTCGGGTTTGGCACAGCAATCCATGCATCGACTGAGAATTACATCAAGACGCGTGTGATGAATAAACAGATTGCGATTGATATCATCCGCGAGGATTGGAAAAACAACGAGGAGCTCTTCACGAAGGGACCATTCCCGTCGTGGGCTCCGCATGGGTTTGGGTGTGTCGATGATTGGATTGGGATGGTGAGTCGCATCTGCGATGATGTTCCTGCATACCTTGATGAGACGTTTCCCGGATGGGAGTGTTATGCAGCAGAGGAGCCTCTCTACGAGGCAATTGAAAACCAACAAATCAGCTTCAAGGGCTTCATCGACGCAATCATCGTCGTTAGAGATAAGAGGGGCCGTAAGAAGTATTGGATGATAGACTGGAAGACCTGTGGATGGGGTTGGTCGCGTGAGAAACAGAACGACTTCAACGTTCAGCTACAACTCTTACTGTATAAGAATTTTTGGTGCAAGAAGCATGATATCAACACACGTGATGTCAGGTGTGCCTTCGGGCTTTTAAAGCGTGATGGCAAGGTTGGAAGCTCAGTCCAATTCATCAGGGTCTCTGCAGGTCCATCTCCTGTTGCACGGGGCATGAGAATCATCGACAACCACGTCCGTGCTGTCAAGAAGGGATGGTTCCTTAAGAACAGGGAGGCATGTAAGTTCTGTGAGTTTGCTGGCACAGAGCTGTGTCCTGATGGTGTCAGACCATCGACACCTGTTGCTCCACAGGAGATAGAGTGAGCTTCACAATTCCAAAGAATGGCTCACTTGTTTCGTTTCGTAACGACGCAGATGTTTTAATGCTCATCAGTATCGATCGTCATCACAATGATTTGATATGCACACAAACACTTGATGGAACGCTTATCACGAAGCCAATGGCGCCCACATCGAACGAGATGTATGACATAAACATAAGAGTGCTTAAATCCTCATATAGCGCTAATTCACTTGCATTCAGCGTTCATATCATAGCTTCATACAACGTTGGTCGTCAAAAATGGATGCGTGAGTACGTGCTTCATGATGATGATGCAGCAGCATTACTGTATCAGTTCAGCCCAAGACAGTCAGTCTCAGCAACGACTTCAACAGTTGCAACATTCGATGCTTATCATCATGGGTTTCGGATTCCAGATGATGCCATCAGCATCGTGACCTTGCTATCACGGGCGGGTGAGTTGTTGTCGATACCAGCTGTCGTTGTCGGTGATATCATGTACTGTCCGATGTTTGATGTCATCGATGCCTGATAACGTGCATATGCCAGCTGTTGGAACACTCCTTGTATCAAAGCATAATCATGCTGAGAGTGTGATGTGTCTTGAACGTATATGCAAGTCGCAGTTGTACGCTGAGTATGGACTGTCGGTATTTGATGCATATAGAAAGACACTAATTTATGATAGCATGTTGCATAATACTGCTACAGTGTATGTGACTGTCGTTGATAACGAGACAAATGTAGTCAGCATCATGTACATGCAACTATCTGATGCTGAGCTTAAAGAGCTTAATCATTCATCTTCTGTGTCGAAATTTACCACGAGAGACGTGATTGATGCTAGGCTCGTGTCGTTCATAAGAGTATTGACTGTTGATGGCACCACAAGACTGATGCCTGTGCTTGTGGTTGATGATGTCGTCATGGGTCTTGATGCATATGAGACCGTGACATGCGACAATCGTTGATTGTGTTGTGATGCATCATGTATAATATGTTGTGATTTTAAGAATCGACGGTGTCATGAAGCATAATGCTCGTATCACTGATACGTGCGTGAATGCGACACTAGCATAATATACGATGGTTTTATTGAGCGAAAGCCTAGAGCACATTGGTCCAAAGAGAACTCGTGTCATAATGCACATGCGTTGTGATGTATGTGCTGTTGATTTTAGCGTTGTAAGAAAACGTTTGAAAGATGCTTTACGTTCAACGTGCAGCAAATCATGTGCGACAAAATTGCACATCAAAAAGCATCCTGATGTTAGCATTGACTGTACATCATGTGGTAAAACGTTTATTGCTTCCTACATTGATAGAGCACGCAAGCATTGCTACGACGGTTGCGCTAGAGAGTCAATCAATGGCCTTCGTAAGAGTGAAGCATATGAGAAGAAGCAGTGTCTTACATGCAAAAATGACTTTACATCTAGAAAGCTTTTGAATCGAACGTATTGCTCACGTGAATGTTCATATGAGCATCGCTCCCATAAAAGAGTACAAAATGTATGCAGGCAGTGTGGTGTTACATTTAGCGTTATTAAGAGCAGAAAAAGCGCAAAATTTTGTGGTTCAACATGTCAAAATGCGTCATACCGTGGCCCGGGAAATCCGTATTACGGTAAAAAGCACAGCCCAAAGACGCGAACGGCTTTATCGATATCAGTGCAGCAAGCGTGGGAAAGAGGCGACTTTAATAATGTAATTTTTACGAACGTTAGGTGGTATGATTACATCGACTCTTTGGGCCGGTCGAACCATGTTCAGGGCACATGGGAACTCGGGTTCATAAAATTTTTGGATGCTAATGGGTATGTGTTTGAGACACATCCGAAGCCCCTGGTGTGGTTCGACACAAAAGGCAAACAGCGCCTATATTTTCCTGACTTTTTTGTGAAAAATTGGAAGGGTCGTGATTCATTCGTAGATACAAAAAACGAGTTTGTGTTGAGTCATTCACTTGAAAAATTTGAATGCATTAGACGAAGTAATGAAAGCGTTAATATCGTCATAATTCGCGAACATGAGCTGAAGGAGTTAGGAGTTCTTTAATGGAAAATGTAAAAATTGTTGAGAAAAAAAAGAAGACGATATTGGTGCTCTGTGACCATCCTTTATCAACCAGTGGAGTTGGTACACAGGCACGATACCTCCTAACAGGACTTCTAGACACGGGTGAGTATCGCATCAAGTGTTTTGGCGCTGCTGTCAAACACGCTGACTATAAGACGGTCTCTGTTCCACCGACGAGCGCTGCATGGGAGCCGGGTGATTTCATCATCAAACCCATCGACGGGTTCGGTGACACAAACATGATGAGGCAGGTCCTAGCGACAGAAAAACCAGACGCCTTGTTCATTTTTACTGACCCTCGCTTCTTCATTTGGCTATGGGAGATGGAAGAGGAGATACACCAGGTATGTCCGATAGTTTATTGGCATGTATGGGATAACTTACCGTGGCCTGAGTTCAATCGTGTGCTGTATGAAAGCACAGACCTCATCAATTGTCATTCATACCTCACGTATAAGATGGTGCATGAACACTTTCCTGAGAAGACTAATTTTATTCCTCATGCTGTCCCACAGGAGATATTCCATCCACTTTCGCCGACCGTCGTGGCTGATTTTAAGAAGCGTCTCCTTCCTCCTGACCGCCAAGACCACTTCGTGTCATTTTGGATAAACAGAAATGCAAAGAGAAAGAGGTCGAATGACCTCCTCGAGGCATGGAAGCTGTTCATGGACATGCTTGAGAAGAAGCACGGACATAGAAAGGCGACGCTTCTGATGCATACGGACCCATTCGACCAGGCAGGCTCGAACCTCGTAGCAACATCAGAGATGCTGGGGATACAGAATGATGTCATTTTTTCGAAGGACAGAATTCTGTTTGAAGACGTTGCGGTGATGCATAACATCTCTGACGTTGTCGTGAATATAAGCTGTTTTCCTGCAAAAACAAAAGTTGTTTCAGAAAAAGGATTCCAAGATATTGAAACAATTGAACCGGGCGACAGTGTGTTGACGCATATGGGAAGATACATGCCCGTCGTTCGAAAATATGAAAGACAGTATTCTGGAAAACTATACACGATACATGTGTCAAATGCAGATACACTATCTATGACAGAAGAACATCCGATTCGTGTCATTAGGCGTGAGCACGCAAATTCATTACCTGGCAGAAATATAAAAAGCATGATTGAGCATGCTGAGTGGATTAGGGTGTCTGATGTTTGCGTTGGTGACTATGTCGTAGATTGTGTCGAAAAAATAGACAGTGTTAATGCGTATGAGTTTAATGTTTGGGACTCAGTTAAAGATGAAAGTTTTGAGCATTTTAATAAAACACGTATGAAATACAGATGTGAAAATGGCAAAATTAAATATAACTGTGCATTGAGCATAGACGAGTTTGCTGCTCATGAAAATATCAAGCTTGATGAAGATTTCGCGTATGTTCTCGGTGAATGGATAGCTGATGGTTCAACTCATTCAATGAGTGTGTCATTTAATAAGCTTGATGCTGATTTAGCAGAAACGCTACGCCAAAAGTATGAAAGAGTGTTTGGACAGACTGCTTATATCAAAGAATTTGACAGACACTTAGAAGTAAATCTTAAGAACCCAGCAGTATACTCAGCGTTTATAACAGACGTTTGTGGTGAATATTCTGAGGGTAAAAGAATTCCAAGAGCAATTCTTTCATCAAATGAAAGCATCAAAAGGGCATTTTTAGCTGGCTATCAAGCAGGAGACGGTTGCGTTCTGTTTCATAAACAACATGCAACGTATGTCAATCGTGTTAGAACAATTTCAAATGGTCTAGCGGTTGATATGAAACAACTTCTTGTTTCATTGGGCTATTGTCCTCAGATACATGATGATGATAATAGTCATGGATACAACAAGAATGGACGCATTTGGACTATTGAGTGGCGTGATAGACGACATGCCGAGGGCTCGAATGGTTCATGTCGAACATGGAATGTTGGTAACTTGATTATTGCACGTATTTTTGAGATTGACGTTGATGATGTAGAATGTAAGGTGTTTAATCTTGAAGTTGAAAAAGATAACTCTTATGCCACTAAGACATGTTTAGCGCATAACTGTAATGAGGGCTTCGGTTTAGGCACACTTGAGGCGATGCAGTGCGGCACACCAATCATTGCATTAAAGACGGGAGGCCTCACACGTCAGGTGGTCGACCATCGTGATGGTTCTGAGAATGGTATCGCGCTTCCTGTTGAGGTGCAAACTCTTGTTGGAAGCCAGCTGTGTCCGTACATCTACGAGGATTACTGTTCAAACCAGACAATCGCAGATGCTCTTCTTAAGATGTTTGACATGGGTAATGAAGAAAGAGAACGTCTTGGAGAGAAGGCCAGACAGTATGTGTTGTCTGAGTTTAGTCTCTCAAAGACGGTCGCTGATTGGCACACGACGCTTTCGACGACGATTGAAACGTGGAAGAGCAATAAAGCTAGCATCTATCGTCCTGTTGAGATTGTGAAACTGTGACAGACAGTTGTTGAGTATTGTAATATATGGAGGAGAGATGAAAAAAGTATTATTGCGTGGCCCGGCCCTGAGCTCATCGGGATATGGCGTACATACGCGTCAGATAGCTAGATGGTTGCTTTCTAGGCCAGATGTTGAGCTCACGATACATCCCACTCCATGGGGCATCACGCCATGGTACCTAGACCGTGAAGCATGCGGTGGTCTCATTGGACAAATGATTGATAGGTCAAGGGACGACAAGGGCCCGTTCGATGTCTCGTTTCAGGTGCAGCTTCCGAATGAGTGGACGCCCGGTATTGCAAAGACGAACATCGGTGTTTCAGCGATTGTTGAGACGACGACATGCAATCCTGCGTGGTTGGGTGCCATCAATTCCATGGAGCATGTGATTGTGCCATCTACTTTCACACGTGGCGTCATTGAAAAGACGGGTATCATCAATCGACCCGATTCATTGCATGTGATACCGGAGTCATTCATCGACACACTGCTTGATGCTGACTCAATTAAGCCGTCATCGTTTGAATTTGAAACAAAGTTCAATTTTTTGCTTGTTGGTCAGCTCACGTCGAGGTCTGTCGAGGGTGATAGAAAGAACATCTTTAACACGTTGAAGTGGTTTTGTGAGACGTTCAAGGATAATCCAGATGTCGGTCTCATCATCAAGACGAACTCTGGGCGTGAAACGAAGATTGACCGTAGGGTCACTGTTGACACGCTGAGGGGTGTGCTAAATCAGGTCAGAAAGGGCCCATATCCACGTGTCAGCCTTGTGCATGGAATGCTGACAGATGATGAGATGGCATCGTTGTATCATCATGACTCGATTAAGGCGTTCTTAACGCTCACGCGTGGTGAGGGCTACGGTCTTCCCATCCTAGAGGCCGCAGCGGCTGGTCTACCCGTCATCGCCACGAACTGGTCTGGTCATCTAGATTTCATGAAATTCGGTCGTTTCATCAAGGTTGATTTTGAACTTAAGGAGCTTCCACCAACTCGGATTGACAGGCCCGGTCCAAATGATGCTGCACGTGCAATATTCATGCAGGGTTCTAGATGGGCTGAGCCAAGTGAGCATGACGCGAAGTCAAGGTTACTTAAGTTTTATGAGAGACCCGCGATACCGATGCAATGGGCAAAAGAGCTATCACCCATCGTTCTAGATAGATTCAGTCACTCATCAATCTCGAAGATGTATGATGAGCTTTGGGAAAAGCTGTGATTGCGTTCTTGACAATCATGAGCATTGTGCTTTTTGCTGCATTAATCATGTGCATACGTGTTCTTATGCGATATGCTCGTATCATCATTGAGCTTGAGGATGCATTGAGTGAGGCACTTGATGTATGTGATAGTGCGTATGGACATGTTGTTGGTGTGCTTGAGCTACCGATAGCAGTCAATACTCCTGAGGCACAGCATGTCGTGCGACAGATGGCAAATGTTCGTGATTCGATATTGTATGTTTCGAATGTGCTAGCTGCTCCATACGGCGGCATTACGGAGGAAGTCGATGACGCTAAGGACAGTTAAAAAGAAGTCGAAAATCATCAGGAGAAAGCCTGGTGGTAAGTCGAACATGTATTTCAATGAGGGAACGACGGCGGCAATCATCGCGTACCAAACGATGACAGATAGGTCTGAAAGAGAGAAGCTGTATCTTGCAGAGATATACCCTGCGTTCGATAAGCTCGTTGAGAACCTGATATTCATCCACGGTTTTAGGGGCCTCCATGACACGTATGATGATTTAAAGAATGATTGCATAACGTTTTTGTACGAGGCGATTCACAAGTATGATGCCACGAAGGGTTTCAAGGCTTTTTCATACTTCAACGTCGTCGCCAAGCATTGGTTAATCATTCGTTCGAAGCAACGTGTCTCAAAATTAAAGAGAAATGTGTCGATGGATGATGAGATGTTGAGTCGTGCAGACAAGGATGCGATTGAGAGTCATTTCATCATTCCACCGCAGGATGACCAGCTTGAGATGCTTGAGTTTGTCATGCGAGTGCATGGCCTGCTTGATGAGATAAGGGCACGTGCAGTATCAGAGAATGAGCTGAAGTGCATCGATGCAATAATCACGTTGTTCAAGGATGTGCATGACACAGATGAGCGTTCGGGAGCCGACCTGCTGCTGAGCAAACGAGCCGTGTTCTTTCAGCTGAGAGAGATAAGTGGCCTTAACGCAAAGCAACTCACGATGTGCGTTAGCTCAATTAAGCGCTCATATAGAGACCTACGTCGTGATGAGACCGTCGGCATCTACTGATTGCTGGATATGTAATAAGATGGCACAATTACCGATACCAGATGACATGTCAGATGATGTCGTCGCTGCAGTTGATGTTAAGTCTGCACAGTTTTCTGAGCTTCTTAACAAGATTGAATATGCTACAGTTGAAACGAAGAAGCTCTGGCATGAGATATATGAGAACGCCAACGCAGACCGTGTGCATGCATTCATGCTATTCACTGACCTTTATACGAAGATTTTCAATTCAGCTGAAGCACATGGCACGTATGGAAAATTAATCGCACAGTACCTTGAGCGAATGAACAAGGCGAATGACCAGCTCCTTAAGCTAGCTGAACTCATCGATGCATCATCAACGATGGATGATGAGATTGATAGCGACGCGTTGTATGCAGAAATCACGCAGACGAAATGACGAAGGTTCTTACAAACAAGGGAATAAACGCCCAACGTAAGCTGTTCTCAGACCAATCAAGCTACGATAATGAGATGCGAGATGTGGCGACGGCTGCATCCACAAGGGTGCTATACCGTGCTGTCGTCGTTGATGTCATATATGACCCGCATGCACAACTCAAGGAGCTGATGGATGCATACGGCGAGAATCTATCAAATGCATCGCTTCTGACCGTTGCACCCTATAACAGCGTCATCGCACGTCTCGTCAGCGATGCTGCCGATAAGAGGAATCAGACACCGTCGATATTCTATCCGATGTTTTCACACATCCATCAGCCGATTAAACCGGGTGAGCGTGTTTGGGTGATGTTTGAGGACCCAGACATGTCTCGTGATATCGGGTTTTGGGTCTCACGTGTTGTTGAGAGGTCTGACATTGATGACCCAAACTTCACACATGCCGACCGTGCATTCATCGACCAACAGTCTCCATCAACGATTGATAGGTTCGACCTATCAAAGTCTGGAAATCCACCACCAGGCCCGTCATTTCCAAACGGTAGCGACACAAAAGAGGGATACACGCTTGCAGAACCCGATGCATTCGAAAAGATTGAGAAAGATGCTATAGCGAACCGTGTATCAACGCGTGAGCCCGTGCCGAGATACAGGAAGCGCCCTGGTGATAACGTCATGGAGGGCTCCAACAATACGTTGATAGTTCTCGGGGAGGACAGGACGGGCGCGACATCTAAGGTCGTTGCAGACAAGGTGTCTGGTAAGCCTGATGTTGATAAGTCAAAGGGTGCGTCAGGTGCGATAGACATCGTCGTCGGTCGAGGCATCGGGGTAGATAAGAAGCTACCACCCGCAGGTGCAAAACCGAAGCTGACGGCACCTGCTATCATAAAGAATGTGAGGGGTCTATTAGAGACAGACAAGGACCCAGCGAACGCTAATAAGAGTGAGGGTGATGTCGATTTCGAAAATGATGCAGCCCGTATCTACATCGCGATGGACACTGACATCGACGGAAACTTCGGTAAACAGCTTCCGAAGCTAAATGATGGTGTCGATGTTGCTGTTGTCGATACTGGTGCAGCGATAATCGTTAAGTCTGACCATACACGTGTCATTTCACGCGTCGATGGAACAATTCGCATCATCAAAGAGGGTGATGAAAATGATGAAAATGGTACGGGTCGTGCTGTGATTTTGATGGAAAAAGATGGAACGACAATCATCGATTCTCCGAAGATAATCATCGGTTCAGGCATTGAAAAGGATAACGGCGCTGGCACACAGGTGTACATCGGTCGTGATGCTACAGAGCCACTTGTGATGGGAGATACGCTCAAGAAGCTGTTGGGTGATTATACGACGGCTGTCGAAAAACACATCACGACATTTGCAAACGCTCTTGAGACAGCTGGTAATGAGCTAGCTTCGCCGCCGAACAGCCTTGGAAATTTGGGAGTTGCGCTTCCCGGTATCAAGAGACTGTCTGACATGTTGAAGTCTGCATCTCCACAGCTCAAGAGTGATGTCTCAGATGCAACGAAGCAATTGAACGACAACATCAATTCGATGTTTTCACGGATAGGAAGGGTGAGGTGATGGGTCTCAAGCAGTCGCTTGATTCTAGGGGCGTCTCTGGTATCGATGATTTAATCATCTCAACGATTGAGAGTGTTGCCACACCCATCATAATGATGTCATTAATGCCACCACCGATTCCTCCGAACATCGCGTCGATTCCGATTCCAATCGCCCCCGCTAGCATGGGTCAATCGCTTGCCGCAGCTATATCTGCACAGACGAATAGCACACCTGCAGATGCACCCGGTATGAACATCATAGGTGATGCATTGACGGCTGACATCAACGCGACAGTGTTTCCGATGTTGGCTGCAGGTGCGGTGTCTCTTAACATAAAACCAATCCCTGGGCCGCCGGTACCACCATCACCGATATCACCCATCATGTTAGCGGCACCACCGTTTCAGGATGAGAATGCACTTAAGTTTGGTCGTGCGCTGCTTGACTGGGCATGTGGCCTTCTCGTCGGTGATATGAGGATTGCTGGAAAGTTTATCGTTATCCCTCCCATGTAGTTGGCTGCTTCATATTTAGATGTGTGGCTATTCTTGATTTCAAAAGTGCTGGTGAAAGCTCATCATTACAGAAGTTCAAGGTCGTTGAAAACACTGAACCAATCGGGTTCATCACACCACTGAGATTTGGTACGCAGAATGATGGATTGTTCGGAATGCATTTCGACATCGGTAATCAGATACAGGATAATTTTCGAAACCTGCTGCTGACGAACCATGGAGAACGCCTTGGAATGTTCAATTTTGGAGCAAATCTTAGAGAATTGACGATGGAGCATGGGCGTGAAGCATTTGATTCTGAGGCGATAACACGCATCAGGGATGCCATCAATAGGCACATGCCGTTCATCAACCCTCGGACATTTGAGTCAAAGCAGATACCGGGTCAGGGTGGCACCGTCGAGCGCGTAGATATAAAGATTGTGTATGATGTGCCACGGCTCGGTATTGTCGGAAAAGAGATAATGATAACGCTGTATGTGAGAGGCTGAAGATGGTGAAGCAAGATGTAAAGAACGTTATATCAAGGACGTATCTTAACAAGGACCGTGATGCATTTAAGGCGTTGCTGTTGCAGCATGCGCGTGTGTTCTTTCCTGATAAGATAAAGGACTTCTCTGAGGCATCGCTTGGTGGTCTTTTACTTGACCTTCCTGCAGAGATAGGCGACCACATGTCGTTCTATCTCGACCACCAGTTCACGGAGCTTGACCCAGAGCTTGCTGTTGAGACCTCAAACATACTGAGACACATCAGGCGCGCCGGCGTTCCAATCACGGGTGCATCTCCTGCTGTCGTTGCATTGCAATGGGCGATAGAGGTGCCATCACAGCTACAGGGTTCGGTGTATGTGCCACAACCGTCTGCGCTTCCAGTCATCCTACAGGGAAGCATAGGTGAATCAGATGATGGTGTGCTATTTGAGCTGATAGAGGACCTCGACTTCTCAGACACGTATTCTGATGGGACGCTCAAGGCGCGCCTTACGATAGGTGAGGTCGGCTCTGACGGAAGCCCGACGACGTTCATACTCATCATGGGCGGCCCAGGAAATGCTCCCCTTGCTCCTGATGGTGTGTGTCTATCAGGATTTCGAACGACAGAGACGTTCATCATTCCTGATTCATACGTTCCATTTAGAGAGATAACGCTAGCGCAGCAGGACATAACTGAGGTGTTCTCAGTAATCGACTCTGACGGCAACACATACTACGAGGTTGAGACGCTTGCGCAGGACACCGTGTTTCGTGGCATACCCAACGTCAATAGCGACAATGAGCTGGTGAATGAAAATTTTGAGGTCATTCCCGCACCGTATCGATTCACACGAACGATGGATTTTAACACGGGTCTCACGACGCTGAGGTTCGGTAGCGGAAACGCAAACACGCTTGTTGATGATATCATCCCAGACCCAAGCGACCTTGCGCTTCCACTTTACGGCAAGCAGACATTTTCACGCTACACGCTAGACCCTGGCAGGTTGTTAGGCACGCAGACGCTTGGTGTCGCACCAATCAACACGACAATCACTGTCGATTACAGATACGGTGGTGGCCTAAAGCACAATGCAACGTCTGGTGCAATCAACACCATCAACACGCTTCGTATGACATTTCCAAGCACGATATCATCGTCGCTCGCGCAGCAGATACGAGCAAGTGTCTCTATCAAAAACCCAGAGAATGCATCAGGTGGTGAGGATGCTCCCACGCTTGATGAGCTAAGGAGTAAAGTGCCAGCCGCCCGAAATGCACAGTCACGAATTGTCACGACGCCAGACTTGTTGGCACGTGTATATACTATGCCGTCGAACTTTGGACGTGTATTCCGTGCAGGTGTTCGTTCAAACCCAAGAAATCCACTTGCGACACAGTTGTTCATCATATCACGTGATGCTGACAAGAGGTTGGTCGTATCACCAGACTCATTAAAAAAGAACCTCAGGCTATTCTTGAATGAATTTAGGATGATTAGCGATGCAATCGATATCCTCGATGCTGCTGTCATCAACATCGGTGTCGATTTTAGGGTAGCAGTTGAACCAAACGCCGTCAAGAACATCGTGATACAGAACATCATAGCTCGTTTAAGAAAGTACCTCGATATCAAAAACTTTCAAATCGACCAACCGATTCGAATCGACGACATACACAACATCATTTACACGACGCAGGGCGTTGCATCTGTCATTGATGTGCGTTTCAGGGGCATATCTGGCTCAGTCAATGACCGCGAATACAGCACAATCAGGTTCGATGTCACAAGCAACACAAAAAAGCGTCTTCTTGTGCCATCACCGGCCGGTTCAATATTCGAGGTTAGATACCCTGATTTCGACATCGTCGGTTCAGCACAGTGAGATACTTACTCTAGCGAGCCATTATGAAAAGAATCTTACGAGCAACGAAGGACGGCTACATCACGAACCGCATCATACGCGATAGTTTTCGTGCAACAGATGCAAACGTGGGTCTTGCTGGCACGCTAGATTTGTTTAAGCTTGCAGGAGAGAGTCAGCTGACTGGTTCATCACCATTCGTCAGCGGCACGACAGACCCAATTGAGCTATCACGCGTTCTCATAAAGTTCGATGTATCACCAATCACTGCGCTTACATCGAGCATCCTTGACATGAACCACCCATCATTCAGATGCACATTGTCACTGAAGGATGTGATGGGTGGTCAAACGCTTCCATCAAATTTTTCGCTTATACTGTATCCTCTAGCACAGTCATTTGATGAGGGCATCGGCCGTGACGTTAGCGCCTTCGAGGACATAGATGCAGCAAACTACCTGACTGCATCAGTGTCAAGCGGCCTTGCGCTTTGGAATGTCTCTGGTGCAGACGCAAAGGGATACGTCGGCCAAGCATCAATCGATGTCATAACTGGCTCAATGACGTTGGGTGATTTATTCGTCACACAATCATTCACCGATGGGTCAGAGGACCTAAGCATGGACATCACAAGGATTGTCTCTGCAACGATATCTGGACAGATACCCAACCACGGTTTTAGGCTCTCGTTCTCAGGAACGCAGGAGACAGATGACAGGACGAGGTTTGTTAAACGGTTTGGGACAAGGCACAGCACAGAGCCGCGCTTACGCCCATCGATAGAGGTCGGATTCAATGACAGCATCATCGACCATCATCGTTCATTTTTCTTTGACGTCAGTGGTTCATTGTTCTTGAATAATATCGTTCGAGGAGCATTGTCGAACATTGTCTCTGGCTCTACGCGAACACCCATAACGGGCTCAAATTCATTAGTCATAACTCTTACGACTGGAAGCACGGCATCAGGAACATACTATCGTACAGTCGTATCTGCGTCACAACACGTCGTCGGGCAGAACAGCATTGCTGGCATTTATTCTGCAACATTCGTTGTATCACCCGCTGCAACTGGTGCATTGTTGAATGAGGTCTCACTTGCACATTCTGCGACATTCACTGAGGTGTGGGGTTCAAGCGATGGGACTGTCGGTTTCTACACTGGCACTCTTGTGATGTATGATGCATCTAGAACAACGACACTCGGCACGCTTAACCCGTTGCGTGTGTCTGCGACGAATGTCAGAAATGCATACAAGAGCTCAGATAGACCAAGGGTTCGAGTGTTCATTGAAGATGATGGTGCATCATTTAAAGCGACAAAGCTTCCGATTGAATCACAGAGCATGATATTTGAAGAGATGCATTATCGTGTGTTCGACGTGAACAACGATACGGTCGTTTTTGATTTCGATACTGTAACAAACTCAACGAGGTTGTCTGTCGATGCAACTGGGCCGTATTTTGACCTATATGCATCTGACCTTGACCCAGGACGTTCATACTGCATCGATGTGATGATAGTTGCACAGGGAACAAGGCAGGTGTTTCGAAATGTTAGCGGTATATTCCGTGTGGATGCATAATGGCGAAGCGCTCAATCGATTTCGATAGACCAAGACTGTTTTCTCCATCGATGACGAGACGTCTTCTTGACGATGGTGGCTCTGTCGTCAATAGGACGGCCAATGATATAGCTGAAAGTAATCTAACGAGCACAGCGTCATTTAGATACGACTCTAATGGGACTGGTATCAAATCGACGCAACAGATTCCAGTCGATTTCTCTGTGTTCAATACACACACATTTTTTAGTTCTGCAGAGGTGAACGTTAACGTCGCATTCGACAGGATAATCAACGAGTATCCATTCGACGGCACGAGACGTGAGGTTGAAGCATTCGTTGATTCGTTGTCTGGGTTTGAGAAATGGGTTTTTGATAATTTTCCTCGAAATGTTGGGTATCTCAACTTTTCTGGGTCTGCAGGTGCATCGTCGACTGAGGGAACATACGTCGTTGTTGAAGATTTTGCGGGTTATCTATACCCAAGCATATCAAAGAAAAGAACGGGCGAGAATGTCATCGACCCTGGGCTTAAATCATTCACGATTGAGCTTCAGCTTCATGTGCCAAGCGTCACAAACGGCAATCAGATCGTGTGTCAGAAGGTATCAGGTAGCGTTCAGGGCATAACGCTAGCGTTGTCGCAGTCGGCATCGACGTCAGCATGTAATATCGTTTTTATGGCCGCTAGCGGCTCTCAATCGCTGGTCATCTCATCATCGCTTGCAAAAGGACAGTTCAATCATATCGTTGCAACGCTCGATAGGCATCCCGGTATCAACAACATCCAACTCTATGTCAATGAAGCGCTCGTTGCGACGTCATCACGTGCGTCGGAGTTTGGACAGTTTGGGTTTCCAACATCACCATTCATCATCGGCTCTGGGTCGTCGCACAGTTCTTTCACACCGACACAGACGCTATCTGGTTCTATCGACGAACTGCGCGTGTTTCATAAGACTATCAGTCTCAAGGAGCAATCGACAAATGCAAGGAAATCGATAACTCCATCAGATGACCTGAAGTTGTATCTGAAGTTCAATGAACCCACGGGTAGCATAGGTACCGATTCAATCGTCATCGATAGCTCGGGCAATTCACTACATTCATTGGTCTCAAACATACGGGCATCAAATCGCTCAACTGGGTCAATCGCATCACCAATGACGTCTGAGAAGCGTTCGCTTCATCCTGTTCTGTTTCCCGCATACAGCGAGGTCAGCGACTTCAATGCTGAGCTTCTTGCGTCTGCAAGCTCATACGATGCCACAAACCCGAACCTCATAACGAAGCTTGTCCCGACGCATTACTTTCAAGAGGGTCAAACGTTTGATGGATTCGAGCATGAAGCAGGAACGATAGTCGATGCAATTTCAGGCTCAGGGCCACCGGGCTCTGCAGAGCTTGGTTCTGCACAGCTTCTCTCTGCGCTTCTTTACACATGGGCACGTTTTTTTGATGAAATCAAGATGATGATTGACCTGTTCGGTTCAATCATACACGTCGATTACGATAAGACGGGATTCACGGCAGACCAATTCTTGCAGTTTTTATCGAGGTATTACGGATTTGAGATGCCAGCGTTTTTCATCGATGCATCTGTCGAGCAGTTCATCGATGCAGAAAACATCTCAGACACTATAAGCACAAACACAACATCATTGCAGTATGTGCAGAACCAGCTTTGGAGAAGGATTTTAACGAACGTTGGAGAGGTCATCAGGTCGAAGGGCACGCTGCATAGCATCAGGGTTCTTTTGCGCTCAATGGGGATTGAGCCAGATAAGAGCTTTCGTCTTCGTGAGTTCGGGGGTCCTTCGTTCAGAAGCCTTGAGGATTCTCGAGACACGAAGCATGATGTATCAACGTTTCTTAACTTCAGTGGTTCATTGGCGACACCGGCTTCATTGGCTGTCGATAGCCACGGTGTCAACGCTCAACGCCCGTTCTTGAGGTCACCATTCTTATCAGGCTCAAGGTATGAGCCCGGGTATCCCCTTCCAATTGGTACATTTGTGCGTGTGTCTCCCATCCTGTCTGTGTCAAATGTCGCCAGCGACGGCCTGATGACATCAGGTTCATGGACGTATGAGGCGATGTATAGATTTCCATCGCTATTGACTGGGTCACACGCCGTGTCCCAGAGCTTGGTGCGCTATAATACGACGGGCACAATCGCTGGGCCCTCGGGCTCAGGAGGTGTTTTAACAAACCTTCTAGCGATATCGGGTTCGGGCCTATTGTTATGTGTGTCGCCTGGTTATAGCGGTTCGACGCATCCGACATTGTATCTACCACTGACGGGAGTCGATGTCATGGATGGTCATCAGTGGAACGTTAGCTTCGGTCGTAACCGTGCAGATGATGTTGGAGCATTCGTTTCTGCGTCATACTTTGTTAGGGCAGCTCGACAAAACTTTGGCACACTTGTTGAAAGCCACGTCACAAGCGCATTCTTTAATGAGTCTGGTTCTGCGACGGGTTCTCAGAATGCATTTGAGATAATATCACCGCAATTCAACGCATCAGGAACATTTTTCACGATAGGTTCACAGAGCCTAGACAGCGTTTCATTGTTCTTGAACGACCCACTTGTTTCAAGCAGTGCTCGTATCACTGACTTCGACGGTCTCGTCGGACAGATTAGATTTTGGAGCACAGGGCTGACCATTGATGAGTGGCATGAGCATGTCATGAATTTTAGGTCGATAGGCGTTGCGGACCCATTAACAAATTTTGGATTTGCTCCAAAAACATCTGGTTCATTTGGTAGGCTTCGTGTTGATGCATCGATTGAGCAACCCATCACAAAGTCGAATGCTGATGGTTCATACATCGTTTTTGATTTTTCGCAGAACAACATGCATATCACAGGGTCTGGCTTCGAGGCATCGACGACAGTTCTAGAGCCACAGAGAATGTTCTATAGCCAGCTTTCACCGCGATTTGATGAGGCAGCGTCGAACAACAAGGTCAGGGTCAGGGGATTTCTCGATTACCAGAACGTTAACATGTTGGGCGGTGCAGTCGGTCCCATACATGAGATTCCCAGAAGTGAGATACCAAATGACGACACACGATTTTCAATCGATTTTTCGATTGCAGACGCATTGAACGATGATATCATCAAGATATTCTCAACGTTTGATGAGTTCAATAGCGCTCTGGGTAATCCTGAGTTAATCTTTTCTCCTGATTATCCTGAGCTTGAAAATATGCGCGATATATACTTCAATCGTCTAACGGGTCAGGTGAGACTTCGACAGTTCTTTGAGTTTTTCAAGTGGTTTGATTCTGTTCTTGGAATATCAACATTCATTGAGCAGCTTGTGCCACGAAAAACACGCTTTTTGGGCACGAACTTTGTAATTGAAAGCCACATCTTAGAGCGTGCAAAGCTTGAGCATATGTCAACAGACATATACCTCGGTGAAGACAATCGTCACGGCCTCAAGGGAACGATTTTACTTCAACAGTTCGAAGCACTGATTAGGAGGTCATGATGTCGGGATTTTTCACACCATTTGTTGAAGCACCGAACGTGCCTGGCACACGTGCGACAGCAGACATGTCTGGTTCTGATACTGCACTCATCGACCACATGCGTCAGGGTGTTGAGATAATCACTGATGTGCAGAGGTACGCTGGAACGCTACCTCGATTGGACACGGGTGAAGATGACCACACGATTGATATCACTGTTTACGGGCAGTCGAGTGAGTTTATCATCGACGCAAAGTTTGAAGAGCTTGTCAAGTTCGACCCAGTTGCAATCATCTATAACACTGCATCGTTGGTGTACCCAGTCGTTCTAGATAATGCATCATTCAATGATATAGAGACAATCGGAGGATTCGTTGAACCTCTCACGATAGATGCAAGAAATTTTTTGGTATCGACGACAGAGTTTGAGCCACACACCATCAGGGGAACATTCGGCAGCGGAAATGAGGATGCATTTCGTCGCTCCGATACAGTCGTGAGCATCATTGATTCACGTGAGACTGTGCAAGCATTGAATCTATACGTTGATGCCTCAGATAGCATGGGTGTTGCATCAGGAGCAATTAATCTGGGAGGTCTATTTCCAGAGGGTGAAAAGACGATAACACCGTTCAATGAAAGCGCATACCTAAATCGAACATTTGCATCGGGCTCACTGTCGGGCTCTAATTCATATGGTATAGTTGTTGCTATAGTCTCGATGTCGTCTGATAGTGATATATTGTTTTTAGCACGTCAAAAATCAACATCAACGGGCTTTACGTATGATAATTCTCCGTATGGTGTTGATTCAATCGCATTCGGTGGCATGAGGCGTTCATGAAGAAAAAGATTAGACTTCCTCCGCGTGTGCAGCTACGTGATATTGATGCAGAGACTGGCTCATATCCAACAATTACACGAACTGGAGACCAATACAGATTAGGTACATCATTCTCAAAATTTGATGATACCAAGGTCGTTATCTTCAGTGAGAACACTAGCATCAACCTACCGTCTACAATCAACAGCACACTGATAACGTCTGACCTTACAGATGTAACATCATCGTTAACGGCGACTGGAACAGTTAGAAAGGGAATCGCTGATGAGTTCGTTGTTTTTCGTGATTCAATCGATGTGCACAGACCGTTCAATGATTCAGCGAAACTATGGCAGTCGAACGCTATGCTCGACCCGTTTTATGCGACTGGAAGCAGTATAACAGATGTTGGCCCAGGATTTTCTGGGCCATTGACCGCAAAAACAATCATTGAGATTGATATGAATCCGACAGTCGCATACACGGCTGGGATTCGAAATGGCGGTGTCACTGGGTCAGCCATGACGAGCGCTGACTCTGTTCCTGGGAATTGGGTGTTCGATGGAACGAACAATTACCCAATGATGTATTACAACTTTTCGAGCAAGAAATGGGAGGGAATAGGTCGTGGGCTTCCAACAAGCATCACTGGAACACAGGGCTACCTGTATGGTAATAATCCACAGCTTTCATTAGAGCAAAATGTTAGAGACCTATGCTACGGATTTTCTCCTAGCTACGCAATCACAGCATCAGTAGAGGGACGACAGGCAGCAATTCCAATGTCAAATTTCGGATTTCCTCTACATCCGAAGTTTCATGCAACGTCATCACAGCTTCTTGATATGTCTCAGTACATATCTCATCCGTTTGTCGTTGAGAAGATAGTCTACGAGTTCTCAGGAAGCTATCGTTTGGGCAGTGCAGCACTTTCACCCGTTAGAACGCCTCTATCAACGACAGATTACACGGCATACACTAGCTCATTCTCTGGTTCTCTTGGTGCATTGACGGTGTTCACGAACCAAAGTGCGTCAGTCGGTGATGTTTCTACAACAGCAACTGACACAGTTTTTGTACGAGGTACATACGGAACACCCATATCAACATTCTTCATATTGAACCAACGAAATCCATATTCTGCACGTGCACAGACTGCGCAGCTATTGTGTGCAACGCATGATGGAGTGTTCGGCTCGTCTGCGAACTTCTCATCAGCTGGTCATTCGTATCCATTACCGTCTAGAAGCCTAGATATCATGATTCCGAGTGCAACGTTACTTTCGTCTGGTGCGACTGCAACAACAGTTGATTCAGTCAGAGATATAATCACGTTTGCACAGGTCAGTCCGTTTCATTCGCTTGCAACGTCCGCGAATCTATCTCTTCTTTCGCGTGACTTGAACATCAAGAACGTCTCAATCACGTATGATGCAAACCAAGCGCTTTGGGCTGGTTCATATGTGTTGTCTGCGACGATTAAATCACCAGTTGTAAATGAACAGATTTCATACATGTACGCAGGTATCAATGACACTGCGGCGATAATTTACACTGCTAATAAACCCGGCGGTCGTGCTGGAACTGCGCTTCCAACGGGAAGAGACCTCTCTGCAAGCGTTTTGGGTCATACTGTGTCTGCATCCATCTCGTTGATTGATGATGGTTTTACTGCAACATCAACGCCGAACGTTTTTAATTCTACAAACAACCCATACATCCTCTTACCGACAGATAAGCTTATCATGGGATGGCAGGTACCGATGGGTAAGAGGATGTTTGCAGAGGGTCGTGTTCCAAACGTCGGAGGGAGCGTAGTCGAGGGACGTGCCAGCGAACTAACGATTGCACCCGGCAAGGGTAGGTTGTTGCTATACGGTTCATTATTACGTGAAAACAAAGAATTCCATCAGACTGTCAATCAAGAGCTGACGACAGTTGAGGTGCATGAAGACATTCGTTCTCCTGAGATAGTCGACCAATTTCTTACTGAACCAAGACAGCTATATAGTGGTTCCGCGTATGATGTATACATCTCAGGAACGATGACGAATGATGCATCATCAAGACGTGTGTTAGCGTCTTCACTTTACACAGGAAGCGTTAATAACATCTTTGGCCTAACGTTAACAAACGGTTCAGAGAACAGAGCACGCATTCCTGGACTCAGCCGCCATGTTCAACTTGTCTCTGATAATGAGAGATTTTATGATACATTGATGCCTCGCATCGACAAGATAGTTCAAATCAACGGTAGCGCAGTCTATAACCACGTTAGCTACAACCATGTCATCTTGGGCCTTGACAGTTATTATTCAAATGCATCGTCTGGGACGCCGTATCTAATCACATCTGCAGGGACGCCGTATCCAGACGTCATCGCCGATGCTACATGGGATAGAGCATTTCCATTTGAACCGAAGTATGCTAGCGTTGAAAGAGACGTTGACGTTGTGTCAAACACTGAGGCAACACGCCAGCTTGGTGGTGGTGTTTTGGGTAGTGCAATATCACAACCCATCTTTAGCAAGTTGACCGTTGCAAGGATTCTTAACCACGGTGAGTCGCTTGTACCGTCATTTCCGATAGTGTATCTGAGAGACTCTGACGGTGAAGATGCGTCAGGTTTATTTCCACAAACACCCAGAAATGTTTTATTGCACATCTACGGTATCGGCGGCACTGTCTCTGGAACGATGACCGGAGTGACATATTGGGCATCTCGTAGTGCTGGCTCAAGCGGTGATGTTGAGACAATCTTTAATTCTGTGTTTAGGGGATTTAAGTACGGAATTTTAAACGCGCTCCCAGAATACACAAAAGCCGTTTTCAATCCGTCTCATTACGGCCAGTTTAGAGATATGTTTGAGCAGCGATTAGACTCAAAATATTATGATACTGTCGGTTATAGCGCAGATGGTACGTTATCAGGTCAGCCTGGCGAGACTGCATCACCGGTTCAGATTAAGTTTGTTGAACCGAGAACTGTGAATATCACATCACCCGCGAAGACGTTCTCATCAAACCTAAGCATCGAAGCAACATCTAGCATGCCGTATTTTGATGGAATTGTGATGAACAGGAACGACCCGCTTGATTTGACAGAACTTAACTCAACCATAGTCTCATTTTAAGAGAACGTCTTTCATAGGCGTATTTATGACAGATTGTGGTTGAGAGGAATGAAGCCGACAAGACGCCCTTCCTCCTAAAAAAGGACCTTAAGGGAAACATCATCAGGACACGTGTCTCTGGTCTGTCTGGTGGTGAGCTTCTTGGTTCGATACAACAAACTAACGCAGGGCTGAGCTATCTTGTCGCTGGTTCTGGCATGACGATAGTGTCGTCATCAAATGGACAGATAACATTCACATCAACGGGAGGTTCATCGACATCATACTTTGCCGGAAACATCCAAGTGCAAGGCACTGGTTCATTCGTTCAGGGCATATCTGGCTCATTGACTCGACTGACGAATGGAACGTCATATCTTGTTGCTGGGTCGAATATCACGATATCGTCATCATCGAATGGACAGATAACGATATCATCGACTGCAACGGGAGGTGGTAGCACATTCGATGCAACTGCATCATACGTCGTTCTTAGTGCAACATCATCACTCGCCAATGAACGTGTTCTGACATCAAGCACGGGAATATCACTGACAGATGGTGGAGCTGGAAGCACAATCACCATAGGATTTCGTGATAACATCATTGCGACGCTTACAGGGTCTCTTTTTTCTGGCAACATTCGTGTCGCTGGCACTGGTTCATTCATCCAAGGCATATCTGGCTCATTGACGAGACTTGTTGATGGAACGTCATATATCACAGCTGGCTCCAACATAACAGTTGCATCTGCGTCGAATGGACAGATAACGATATCATCGACCGCAGCTGGTTCAGTCTTTGATGCAACTGCATCTTATGTCGTGCTCAGTGCAACATCATCGCTTGCAAATGAGCGTGTTCTTACGTCAAGCACCGGTATATCAATCACAGATGGAGGCGCTGGCTCAAATGTCACCGTCGGGTTTCTAGATAGCATCATTGCCACAGTGTCTGGAACAACGTTCACTGGTCCAATCAGTGCCACGACAGCATCGTTTACTCTCGGTATGTCTGGTTCATTGACGAGGCTCGTTGATGGAACACCCTACATCGTTGCAGGAAACAACGTTTCTGTTTCTAGCGCTAGCAATGGAGCAATCACAATCTCAACTGCAGCAACGCTGACTGCACAGACGGCATACAACGTCATCCCATCACCGAATAACATCTCAGGAACGATAGAGACAATCATCGGTGCCGTCTATATCACGTCTGCGACATTTTCATCTGGACGAGCAATGATGGGCAGTGAGTTCTCGGGCGACACAACAACGTTGAGAATGAGACGTTTTTCAACCGGTGACATCATTCTTGTTTTGACTGGTGCAGGGCTTTTGAGTGATGTGGTTTCAACAGGAAGCATCATAATTCCTGCAAATGATTGGTATAATGTTTCTATATCAAATTCATCTGTGTCTGGTTCTGCGATATGTCAGGGGTTTAAGATTATAGTTTGATACTTTGGAGACATAAAGCATGGGCATACTAGACAACAAGACACGTATCATGGATACGATAATCACACAGGAGGGTAGGCGACAGTTAGCAACAGGAAAGATGCGAATTGAGTTTGTGTCATTCTCTGATGCTGAAACATTCTACCAGGGTGATGCAGTGAGTGGTTCAACTGATGCATCTGCTAGAATTTATCTTGAGGCATGTGAATTGCCTCAGGACCAAATCACGTTTGAGGCAGATGATTCAGGAAAGCTTATGCCGTATCGTGGTAGCTCATTGGGTGTTAGGGATGGAAAGGTGTTGTCTGGTTCGTCTGATGTATATCTTTCTGTGGTCACGGGCTCTGCATTTGCATCGCTTGCTGGGTCGTTGTTGGCGTCATCGATAGATAATTTTCAGAAGCTTAGAGCGATTGGCACCGATGATATGGTGTTCGACGATGACACAGAGTTTACGACAAACACGAACGTAATCAATTTTTCAATAACTGACTCTTCTCCATTTCGAAAAAGAGATGTGAGTCAAGCACGAGTCGAACACATCGAATCACTCTTTCAGGATAAGAGACTTTCGCATCTTCCAAATTTTAGATACATGCCTCCCGTCAATGTTAGTGGCGCACCTTTGGGAAACTATCCAGTGATTGGGCAGAGGCAGACATCTATGACGTATGAGCAGCTCAAGGCTTCATTGGTTGGAAAAGAAGAGCGTTCGATTGAGTTTAGTTCTACAAGCATACGCAGCAACATCGTTTCACAGATGTTTGAGTTGAAGCAGGATAGCCTAACGAAGCTTGATGTCATCGATTACGGCGTTGTGACGACCGATGATGCGTCTTTTCCGGAAAAGCATGTGTTTTTTGTCGGAAAGGTGTTCATTGACTCATTGGGCGCACAGACGTTCGTGAACCTTTTCGTTCTCATCTATGAATGAGCGGTTGCATATCTAGCATATAGACATGAAAATAGCACGAAAATCAGCAACATCACCGATGCTAAGGGTTGATGATAATTTTGCTGTATTGCTTGACACCCGCGATGATGGTTCATTCATCTATGAGTTCAGGTATTTTTGCTCTACAGTAGAAGCGATACGACGTGAAGCAAATTACGTGTTGATATCTGTTAAGCGTGAAATTCCAGTGCCGGCTCCTGATGTTTTTGACGCCATTAGAAACTCAAATGATAATAGCACATTCATAGACGACATTAGGCTCGTTGAAGCCCGCGGACGTGATGCAAGACGAAACGCATCGTCTTCGACTATAATCACTGCTAGGTCTGATATCACTGCGAACGTTAATAATTCAGTCGTGCCTGAAATCGCGGCGGGAGTGTCATCCACGACGGCCATACTCGGCACACAACGCGTCATTGAGTTGAGGTCTGTAGCTGAGCTGAAACAGAGCAACATCGATTTTCCAACATTGCTTTCAGAAAAGAACGGTGCTCAATCACCATCTTCTGGCCAAGCAACGAACGCTTCACACACGTTGTTAAGCCTTGGAATCGACCCAGCGACAGTCGCGACAGCACAACCATCACCTGCTGGCGCCCATAGCTCGTTTGCTGGCCTCGGTTCAACTGGTCGTTCGCAGACTGCGTCGAACAGCCCAAATACGCCCGTACGTATCGGCCTAGACATCATAGAGGCATCATTGCTGTCGAATCCAAGCGATACATCATCTGCACATAATGATTTTTCTGATTCAACGCTTGTACCAATCATAGTCGATGTTCAGATGACAGAGCTGCTGAATGTGCAAACGTTGGTGATACCTCCTGTTGTTGGATTCGATGATTTTTATGTTGAGATGTCTTTGATGACTGTGTTCGGGTCTGTGATTGAAACAATCACGAAGCGCGTGCCACACTCTAATCTTATTAGAATCTTGAACACACCAGTGGTTGCACCACGTGTCGCCATGTCGCCATTTCAGTTTCATGGCAAGAATGTAATTGAGATAGAGCAGCTTGACGGTCGTGCAACGAGAATGAGAATCTTCAGGCGTCGTATCGCTGGCCCTGACGGAACGCTTTCGCTCACAAGGTATGAGCTTGTTGCAGAAATACCTCTTAAACGAAAAGACGGTCAGACAAAGTTCATTGACATCGTTAATAACTCAAGCACGTTGATATACAGATGCATTCCGGTTGGGCCGACAGGGATACTGTGTTCTGAGTTTTCTGGCGTCGTTTCTCTTCCCGTCAAATTTCAGGGCTCAACAAGAAGCAATCGTTCAAATGCTGCTAGCATAGACATACGTGTCGTCGATGGTGGTCTGGCAGTGAGTGTCTCAAGCATCCCATCAGATGTCGTCTCTGTGTCAATACTTCGTCGTGATTTGACAGAGTTTGAACATGATGGTGTGATGATTAATGGTCAAGAGTCGATAAAGCTCGTTGGTCCAAGCCTGAGTAACCTACTCTTTAATGATACGGGTCTTAAGGACGGTCATGTCTATGAATACACATGCATGCTTTATTATAGAGACGGATTAAGCATGTTGTCTACTGCTTACGCAATTAAGCAGTATTTTTCGCTGGTCGTTGGTGCAGCTGAGCTATCTGTGACAAACCTACAGATAGTTCGAGCGGGTGCCAATCTTGATGTTGTCTTTGATATCAGTTCAGCAATCACTGATGAGGGCCTAGGAGCAGTGAAGTCTGCGTTGGCTAGGCAGGATGTTAAAGGCATCTATGATAGTGACCTAGCCAATGAGAGAGATAAGTTACAAAAATTGATAGCACACTCAGTCTCGAGAATTGATGTCACGACGGGCACAGAGGAAACATTCGGAACATTCACTGAGACAACGTTCTCAGACGCCGTGTTGGGTAGAAAAACTGGCGTCAGTCAGTTACAGGATGGCCACAAGTATCGCTATGTGATATCAACGTTGCTTCGTGACACAGAGACGATGTTCGATGATTTAAAGAAAGATGCAACAGACCCGACGACGGGTAAAGCATATAGCTTTAAACCATCGAAGTTCAGGCACCCATTGGCAATCTCAAGGGGAACGCTTGTTTCTCGTGAATCGCTTATAAGCAACCACCCGCAGGATGATTTTTCATTTGGTAACATAGGAAACTCACAGGAGATTGATGTTTCATTGACGTCATTCGCTCCAAAGATTATCGATGCACATGCGACGAGATTGAATCGCAAAAACATGTCAGTGAGGTGGAATGTTGAGGGTGATGTTGCTCAGATTGAGCATTTCATCATTATAAAAGAGCTACTTGGACGTTCAACAATAATTGGAAAGACGCACTCAATCTCAACAGGTAAATCATTCGAGTTCATCGATGATATCAGCCCTGACGACATTGGTGAGCTTACATATAGAGTGATACCCATTATGAACGATTATTCAAGGGGCGCTGAGCTGAGAACAAATTCTGTCGTCGTCACAGATGGTAGAGCGGGAACAAGATGATAAATTTAGGCAGCTTATCTGTCGCAACAGACCCTAGCACACCCAGTCCTGCACCATCTACGGGCGCGTCGACAGGACGTGCTACACCATCACCGACACCCGGTTCTGCAGGTGTGTCTGTATCTGTTCAACCAACGCCTGGCGTTGCAGAAAGAAATGCGTCTGTTGCAGCGGCTCTCGGCGTATCGATGGGTGATTATCCTGACCAGGAAAGCATCAACCCTCTTCCTGATGCACCACAGTCGAGGTTGAACCTGAATGTTGCGATTGACAACTACAATCCCGTCGACTCAATGGGTATGTCTGAACAGCGTCCCGAGATTGTTGCAGAGTTTAATTTTGAGCCTGTGTATGATGATGATAATGCAAATTCATCTCGACGTCGTGCTGGTCCTGTTGGAGAAATGCTCGATATCCAAATGTCAGGGCGACAACTAAGGGCAGATAACATCACACGCCTCATTAATGAACTTCGTGCAGACCCTGATGCACTAAAGACGATACAGACACTCGAGGCTCGTCTGGCGCAATCAGAGCTAGATGTTGAGGATGAGGTCAAGTTCTTACAAGAGCTTGTTCAAAAGCTCACAGATGCACGTCGAGCACTTTCAGTCAAAAATAACGTTGCATTCATCACAGCAGATGTTGCATCTCGCGGAATCATATCAACTGACCCAGTGCTTGATGTCATTGTCAATGTCCTTGGTTTCACGAACCAGGGCTACAACTCATTCACTGACACAAAGATTCTTGCGCAGATGATTGAAGACCTTCGTGTGATGATTAAGACGTACTCACCCAGTCTTATTGAGACGACAGACACACGTCGTAGGATAGATTTTGACCCATTCACGATATTAAAGCCGAATGACACAACTCCATCAATCTTGAACTCGTTCGATGCTTCAACGTTAGCGTCAAGAACATCTGCTGACCTCGCCTCAATACTTGATAGGTCTAGTGTTGAGCTGTTTAACAATAGCATTAGACAGTTTTCTAATCTTGATGAAAGGATACGAATGATTTTCGCTGTCCTTTCCAAAGAACTGCGTATCTCAGCCGGTCTAAGCGAACCAAGAGTTCGTTCGACGATAGAGCAAACGTTTGGTATCGACAGAACGCAAATCGATAGAAACATCTTTGATAGAATCATCGGTGAGCCGGGTGCGACAATTTTTGATGCACCGAGCGGCCAACCGAATTCAATCGCTAGCCTTATTTTGAATGCTCCACAAAATGTAGCATCCAATCGAATCGTGCTTCCATTTGAAAGCAATTTCATCAAAAGGTCGCTTGTCCAGGTCATTCCTGGGCAGAAGTTTTACGTTGATTCAATCACGAAAGGAACGAAGAAGCTTGATGCAACACCACTTAACAATTATGCAACAGCGTTCGGACAGGCAACACAGTCGTTAGCAGTCATCATTGAGGCGACGCTTGATGTCAATGCAGTCAATTCAGACAGCCTGGGCCTGAATGCAGCGACGTTGCTTGACCGTTTCTTACGCTTGATGCATTCTGTGGTTGACGAGATATCAACAAGAAGCCCTGGTCCTGAGGCATTTTACACTGACCTACATCCTGCTGATAAGAGAGACACATTCACGCCAGCGCTATTGCATGCAGCAGCAGATGACCCGCTTCTTAAGCATATGCTTGTTCTATACATCATGCATGCAGGTATGACTGCTGACCACAGACCGGGTGTTTCTCGTGGCCTGTTTCGTTCAATGGCACAGGCAACACAGCTGATTGGCGGCGCTAAAGATGCATCAGGAAACCCGATTGACCCAACGACAAACATCACTACAGCAATCATCAACGTGCTACAGAGCGTTGATAACAATCCGTTGAGTGCATACGGCGTCGCACAACGTGGAAATGACGTAGAGAGGCTTCTGACAATCGCAAACAGACTTGTGAATAACACGATTCCCGTCAATCAGGCAAGCGGTTTTGACATCATCTGTGCAGCGATGACGGCTCGGTTACTTGACCTACAGGCAACGGGGAACAGACCGTTAAGCTATAACCACGGAAATGAGCTATACGATGATATCAGTGAGTATCGTATCTTTGATAAGTTATCGAATCTTGGCGACACCGACCCAGCTTTCATATTAAGAAACATGATTGATTTTATCAGCTCTATAGATAGAGCTGCTAGAAATGCAGTGTCTGGGGGCGCATCATCTGCGACTGCACCAGATTATTTCTCTGATATCATCGCAGGAACTACACGACTGAACGGTATCGGCGCACATACGATAATCCTGATGGTGGTTGAGCTTTTCACATCATTCTTTAAGATGTTTCCTGTCGCAACATTCAGAGGTGCAGACACGGTTGCTGGAAGAAGTGGAAAGGTGTTCAGCGTCCTAAGAGATGATGAGCTTGTTGGCGTTCTTAAGGAAGCGTTGGGTAGGTTATTGCCATCACCCGGTCTAAATCGCTCAAGCGGTCCGAATATCCTGATACAGCTAACTGGCACAACACACCAAGACCGTGAGGCACGTGTTCAGGATATCGTCAGTCGTTTTTCGTCGATGGAGACGAGGTTTGGTGCAGAGGACGCAACGATTAAGAAGATAACAAGCGTTTTGTTAGCAATCGGCAACAGCGTTAAGATGGAGGGTGAAGCAGTAGCACGTTTTTTTGACCCGCGTGGCCCAAATGCATCACAGCTTGCGAAGGTGTTAGCGTCATCAGATGCAAATGAAAAGCTAGCGGCGCTTGACTCTGCACAGGTTGCGTTAGCAAGGAACACGCTTGCAGAGCATCGTGCTGCACGCACGGCAGGTTCAGCTGCCGCGTTCGGTTCAACGACAGCGTCAGACACGTCGACGTCTCCGTTCATAGATGACACGGTCATTCCTGCGTCTGTTCGTTCTGCGTTGTTCTCAATGTTGCGGTCATCGAAGTTCATATCACCCGGTGCGAACAACATCCGTCTGTTATCAGTTGGGCTTCCTGCTGGGTTCTCTGATGCGTTGCGCTCACAGAATAGCTCATTCTTTGCAGGTCAAGACCTGTCAGAGCTAGCAAAAAAACAGAAGCTTCAAAGCGATGTCATCCGCGTCAATGTGTATATGAAAGACCTTCTGTTCGATGATGTTGTGTTTAAGCCTCAGACTTTCGTTTTTCAAACGGGTCGATTCGTCGCTGCATCTGATTTTGGTGATGTAAGACAGAATGATACACGAACGTTTGAGACGCTTGTTAATGAAGCCATCCAGACAAGGGCACTCACAGCAGATGGAACAAAGTTCAATATTGAGAAGGGCCCGTCGACTGCCACAGATGTTAGCTATCGTGGCGTTATAAGTGATGTTGAACGCTCACAGCTTGCATCAAATCACATCAAGAGCTATCTCATACGTGTTTATTTGAGATTATTGACGGGCGTAGATTTGTCTGAGGACGGCTTCTACGTGAATGATGATGTTGCAGATGTTCGCGTCGACCAGCAAACGCTCGGTGATTTTAAGAAGCTCATCGAGGCGCGCGTTTCACGTTTTATCGGAAGAAAAGTATCATTGGATGAGCTTCGAAGGTCAAACACTGACGTCGATGACCTTCTGCAGAGGATATCGGGCGACTCAATCACGACAGCAACGATAGACTCACTCGGAAAGGTGTTTGAAGATGCAAGTAAGTCGATAAACATCGAGATAGGTGAGGACCTCTTGACGTTCGTTAAAACGTTCGGTGTTAATTCTATCTTGTTCGGTGCTGGTGCCAGAAGGTCAAGGGTCGTGTCTCCGAAGCTATTTGAGCGTATCTTCACGATACCGATAGACCCTGATGATTTTGAGATTGATAGACAGTTGACGTTATCTACGCAGTCTGGGCGTGCATTCATGAACTCACAGCTGACGACCAGTCTGCTTCGGCCGTTTGAGCGTGGAATTTCATCAACTGGTGCTGTGGGATTCAATCAGACGCGCCGTAGGGAGCTTGGTGATATATCATTGCAGCAGTTCTTCGTTGCGATAGAACCGCTACCGATTGTATCTGCGACGTCTGTCGTATCGGTGCCAAGAGGAAGCAGCTCAACGCAAACACAATCTGGCGGATTCCCTGCAACACCATCAGGTGCTCCTGCAGGTCCAATTCCAGCATCTGGTCAGACACATGCAACATCACAACCGAATGCTGTCTCTGCGGGTCTAAGCAAGGGTAGAATAATATGAGCATTTCAAAACCGTCAAAGCGAGTCTCTGTCGCCGATGTCCCAGAGGTGTCGGGTTTCAATGCAAGGTTCGTTTACGGGTTTTTTACTCCAGATGAAAGCACAAACGATGCGGGCCTCGGTGTCATCCAGGCAGATGCATCATCAATCGACGGTATAACGCATCACGCTCCTCGATTCGTTCGTTTTACGTTTGCGCGGACGATAGTGCAGAATAGCCCAAATGGAAATGAGTTCATGGGTAATCCTGACGGTTCTGGGCGCCAGAATGCAATCTCTATAAGCGATAATCTATCGCAGATTCAATTTGAGTCTGATTTCTCGAGCAATGAGTATCTTGGTTTTGAGTTTCAGGACAACAGCGTCGATAAAAAGCTTTTTACTCTTGTTTCTGGGTCATTAGCAAAGCAGGTCTCTGCAAAGAATAGGGCTGTGCAGGCAGGCATCGATAGGAATAGACAGACGATACTAGACACACTGACTGATGAGCATTCGTTGATGGATGCAGCTAGAGCCATGGCCTCAGAGACGAATGATAACATCAGTAATGACGTCATCATCAACGCACTGAACCAATTAGATACGTTGAAGATGTCATTCATCGATGATGCAACGCACCAAGAACTCACCGATGATGCTTTCGTCAGAATCCGTGATGTCAGCGTCAGGGGTCAATTGTTGGGTAGAGTTGCGGGCAGGGTCATTAAAAACATCGTGAATGACCCAATGAGCACATTTTCTGATGAGCTTGTTGCATCACAGTATAAGGCACTCACAGCGCAGGCAAACGCACTCAGTCGTCATAACCCAAACATAATTAACGCAACGGAGTTTGAGCCAAGATTTCGCGCTATCACAACGCAACATATTGACACACATGATGCTCCATCATCAACACGCGTCATCGGATACATCATCGAGAAGCATGAGATTCTATCTAACGGGCAGCTAAGACAGCACCCACCGATTGTCATCGAAAGCCCATCGGTGGGTGTCGCTGTGGATGACCGCGTTGCATACGGTAGGACGTACGTGTATGCGATAAGGACGGTTGCACAGCTGAATGTTCGATTGTCTGTCGAGGATTCACAAGACATCGTCATCGGTGCTGGCCTTGTCGCATCTAGACGCTCCTCGCGGGCAGTCGTGAAGTGCGTTGAGAACGTTCCTCCACCACCTCCTGCTGATTTCAACATCATATGGGATTACACACATGATGCACTTCGATTAATGTGGAGCTTTCCACCGAACACACAGCGTGATATCAAGGCATTTCAGGTATTCAAGCGCTCGTCAATCGATGAGCCATTCACCCTTATACAACACATCGATTTTGATGATTCAGAGATTAGAACAAAAAGTCATGAGACGCCAGATGCAGGAGCTGTGAAGCACTTCCAGTCTCCTGTTCTCACGTATCTTGATGGAGGGTTCGGACGCACATCTCGTGCGATATACACGCTGTGCAGCATAGATGCACATGGTCTTTCATCAAACTATGGAATGCAGTTCAACGTGTGGTTTGATGAAGCGAAGAACCACGTCGTAAAAGCATTGACGTCATCATCAGGTGCGCCCAAATCATACCCAAACATGTATCTTAACCAGGACATGTTCAATGACCTCATGAGGACGTCAGGACACACGCGATGTCGTGTCATCTTTGACCCAGAGCTGCTGCGCCTAGATGATAAACAGGGCAATGACATGAAGCTGATGACGCTGAACAACATCGACGGCGGGAAGTACCAACTCCAACTGACAAACATCGATATGATGCAGCAGGAGATTGTCGATATAACGATAGACGATACACGTACGAATGTTTCTAGGTAATGTATTGTGTTATAAGATTGATGATATAGGATGTTGCATGTTCGTTTATTTAATTGAAAATACGTTGAATGGAAAAAGGTATGTTGGAAAAACGTATAGAGCACTTGAGATAAGATGGAAAGAACATGTTAACGGTAGTATCGGCAAAAGCATGACAGCCATCTGCTGTGCTATTAGAAAATATGGTGTCGATAATTTCAAAATATCTGTGCTACAAGAGACAGATGATTATGATGAACTGAATATGCTTGAGACGCTTTGGATTAAAAAGCTTAACTCGTTGGCATCAAATGGGCATGGTTATAACCTAACACTTGGTGGTGAGGGTGCACATGGATATACACACACAGTTGAAGCTAAAAAGAAGATATCTGACAGGCATAAGGGTAAATCAGTATCAGATGCAACAAGAGCTTTGATACGAGAGGCGCAGATTAAAGCACACAAAAATCCTACGAATGAAATGTTAATAGCAAATGAAGAGCATTCAAAAAAGATGAAGGGTAAGGGCAATCCATTTTATGGAAAGAGTTGGGGTCGTACAGGCCCACTAAAAGAAGCGACAAAGCTTAAATTGTCGATTGCACACACGGGTAAAGTTCTTAGTGAGAATCATAAAAAAAACATTGGCATGAGTGTTAAAAGATACTTCGCTAAAAATGATGGACCAAATAAGGGTGTGCGGTGGCCAGTTGTGTGTCTAGACAATGATGGCACCATCATTAACGTTTTTAGTAATTTTGCTGAGGCTTCGATGTACCTCAATATAGGTGTAAAATTATTACGCTCTTATGTTAGAAGTGGCACCATGATTCATGGTATGCGTATATGTAAGTTACATAAGCACTCAAAGGATGAGTTTGATGCTTTAAAAAAGACTGTGGCTTTGGTAATTAATAAAGGAAATCAATAACATGGGGTTCTTATCGCATGAAACAAATAATCTAATATTAGACGCTGTCCTCACGGACGTGGGTAGACAGTTCTTGTCAAGGAATGACGGTTCGTTCTCTGTCATTAAGTTTGCGCTTGCAGATGATGAGGTCGATTACTCAACAATCCAAAAGTTCGGTAGGACAGTAGGAAAAGAGAAGATTGAGAAGCTGACGCCAGTCTTCGAGGCAATCACAAACCAGACGCTTGCGCAGAAGTTCAAGCTAGTGTCATTGTCGAACCCAAATCTAATCAGGTTTCCAACTCTAGAACTCGTCGGTGGTTCAACATCAATCACACTCGGTCGCACGACGACACGCCAGTCGCGACAAATCATACAGCAGACAATCCAGAATGAGAACACGATAGATGCCGAGCTCCGCGACCAATCATTTGAGATTAGCCTATCGAACCTGTTTCTTCAGATAAGTGGAAACTCACCCGATAACATCGACGGCCAACAACGCGCCCGGTATCTCATTCCACGTGATAGCTCATCAACTGCTCTCGGTGGCTCACAGCTTACATTCACCCTAGAGCTGAAGTCAATAACTGACGCACAGTTCACTATATTCGGGACCACTCAGGACAAAACTCAGATCCGTACATACGTCAAGGTCAGCGGCCTCAACTCTGGTTGCGTCAAAGAGTTTGAAGTCCTGATATCGAAGACCGGTTGATGTCAGATACATCTCAGCGGCTACACGTGATATAATCTAATGCATGTCGGTGCATGGTATCATTTACTGCATAAAGAACTTAGTCAATGAAAAGATGTACGTTGGCCAGACGATTAAGTCAAAGAGAACCACAACATTCGGTGGATATCTTTGGCGATATGATGGTGATATCGTTAACGATGATGAAATTTTTAGGGCATCAATTAGTACTCGTATAGGTGGCCTTTTTGGAAAACACATTATGTTAGTTTCTTCTGAAGGACAAGAGCTCAGGCGGTTCATTTCCTGTGCTCAAGCAGCCAGAGAGCTTGGGTTGAAACAGCATCAGGTAGCACGATGTGTGAGTGGTCGTCTTAAAAATGTCAGTGGGTTCATATTTAGGGTTGCAGATGAGGTGTAAAAGATGAGTGTTTTTAAAGAGCTTCGGCAGTCAGACGTTAAGACTGCGCGGTCGTTTTTGTCGCAGTTGGTCGATGTCGTGGCAGAAGATGTGTCGGGTTCTACAACCAGAAAGAGGCACTTGTCATTTATCACCGGTGGTGTTGGGCCAGGAGTAACGAGTTCGCTCTTTCAGACTATCTACGACCAAGATTTTAGTCTCCAAACTGCGAACGCAATGATGGACATGACAGTTGGACTGTTCTATTCAAGCTCAATCGTTCAGAACATCAAGACAGGTGAGGACAGCGCAGGAAAGCTGTTGTTTCCCTCGACGTCGTTGATGATGCGTGAAAAGATTGACGTCTATCGACAATTCGCACAGACGCTGCTCGGTGATGCGACTGAGCAGTTTGTTGCTCCTCTTGATTCGACGACGACATCAAATAACATCAACGCTGCGCTCTTCATATGCTTCAAGAGACTGTTCCATCGTGATGGCATCAAGCGTGAGACATTCGCGATGCGGTGGTACCAATCGGCATCTAACCCTGACCCTGCACAGAGCCTTGCGCCGAACCTAAATCTAACGACAGAGTCGGGTTCGTCAATCTACACAGATGTCGGAAGCTCAACGAACAAGGTCGTTGCATTCGGCGGTCAGGTGTCTAACATCGTCGATTCATCGAACACTAGCCGCACCGTCGGTCTGATGTTCAATGATAGGGGTGTCGCAGTCCTAGACCTCTCAAAGATTATATCGGGTTCCCAGCACGTGTCGGGTGTCATCGATGCGATGAATGGGACAGGAGGGTTTCCGCAGGCGGGCCAGATATGCATCGGTGGCCCGGCCGAGCTCAGTGGTAATCCAAATGCGACGTTCATACCCGATTTCATGACGTCTGCATCGATTGATAACATCCTTGACCACTTTGCATCGACACGCTTCAGCTCTGGTTCAACGACAGCGATAACGTTTCAAAACACGACGAACATCAACTCAACGTTGTTCTTCTGTAGGGCGACCGCTGATGAGTTCAACTACTCGTCGAACCCGACATTCGTTGATAGCGATAATCGCATAGTCGTAATAGATGAAGGAGCCGAAGATTCTCAAAGAACGTTTACGTTCGTCACGAGTATCGGCCTGTATGATGCAAATGACAATCTGCTAGCAGTAGCGAAGCTTTCACGTCCCGTAGAAAAGCAAGACGAGAAAGATGTAACATTTCGGTTAAGGCTAGATTATTAATAATTTAAGTTGAATTTATTGTTGTAAAATAAACACTTACATGATTTAATAGCATATTTGTTCGATATATTGACATAATGCTGTTAAGTCTTATTTGTTGACAATACATGCTGTATACATGTACCATTATAAGTGGCTAGCTGTTTGTGCATACAGTGTGGTGCTTCATTCATAGGAAAGCAGAATAGAAAGTTTTGTACTCAAACATGCATGGGTCTTTCATACACACGACGTAAGTTCAAGAACATAGTCTGCTATTGTTGTGGTGAGACATTTAGCATCCCTAATTCATCTAAAAAGAAACATTGCACCGACAGCTGTTACAACGCTAAACGATGGGCGATGTCGAAATTCATGAAGCTGTCTCATGATACAAAGAAATGCTTCAACTGTGAGCTTGACATGCCAGATGACAGGCTTTTTTGCGATACATCATGTGTATCTGAGTTTAATAGCAAGATGCATGCATTGATGGTGCAAAAATGTGAGTGGTGTAACGAAGCGTTCACTGTTTCTAGCATCAGATACTCTGGACAGCGTTTCTGTTGTGATGAACACATGAGACTTTCACGACGAAGCGGAGAGTCGTCGATAGTTCAAAAGCGATGTAAGAACTGTCATAAAGAGATGAACATCATTTTTAAGAATAGAAAACAGAGATTTTGTAGCCTAAGCTGTAAGCAGTCTGGTGTTTTTAATCCTCTTTACGGTCGTCACGCTGGTTCTGATGAGCGCGCCACTCTACGGGGACAAAATGTCTCAAAAGGCCTGACAAAAAGCATTGTATCTGGGTCATTGAGACCAAGCAATCACAAGCATGATTCAGGCATGTATGATAGCATAAAAATGGGTCAAATATGGTATCGCTCATCATATGAAAAGAAAGCATATGAAATCCTAGATGCTGATGATGCTGTCGCCAGCTTTAACAAGGAGCCGTTTTCAATCATGTATGAGTTTGATAAAAAAGTAAAGAGGTACGTGCCAGATATCATCATCAACTATCATGATGGCTCAAAAAAACTTATTGAAGTCAAACCAGCTGGTATGGTTGGATTGCCCCAGAACATCGCAAAACGTGAAGCTGCTATCAAATTTTGTTCAGGCTCGGGAATTATGTTTGAATGTTGGACTGAAATGGAGCTAGGAATATGACAAATACATACGATGAAGCGCGTGATGACATCGACATCAGGCTATTGAGGCTCGTTCAGGCTCTTGAAGACATTCCGTGCATATATCCCACAACAGCATTCATCGATGATGCATTGTTCGTCGTTGATTTTAAGCTTCTTCCTGATGATGAGGGTGGGACGCAGCTGTCGTTCGCCGCACTAAACATGCTGACGGCAATCTCAGAAAGGGTGATGACATCTCATCCATGTGATATATGCATCATGACATGTCGTGATGATGACACGCTTGGGTTTAAGATTGAGGGGAGCGATGTGAAGCCAGATATTTTGGCAGATGAGCTCATTGCTGAGATGATGATACTTCGACTTGAGAATGAGCAGCCAGCTGACACGAACTGACTACGATAGCTTCTTGCCCCTTAGGTCGCTTGGCACGGGTCGCGTTGCTTTTTGTTGAATCGGCTTTTGCACCTGCTGTGCTACATTTGGCCTTGCGCTTGTTGCTTGCATAAGCTGACGATTGCTGATGTTGTATCTTTTACCAAGCTTTGGAGACCTGACGATTGACATGATGCCATCACCAGATGCAAAGATAAGAACGTCATCATGTCCAAATGAATCAACGCCAGTTCCATCAACACGCTGTAGTGCCATGGGCTCGACGACCCTTAGTGATGTTCCCGGTGCTATGACCTGTTCTGTCAGCATTAATGATACAAGACGTCTCAGAATACGCATCTTTCTAAGTATGATACATATCACCATATGATATTCGTAGCATTGATGAATCGTATTGGGGTCATATAATGGCAATTCATCGCGTCGGTCCAGATGACATTGAGAACTTCACGCTTCAGCTCAATCCGCACAGAACATTCACGTCATCATCGGCTGGTATCACGGGCTCTGTTCCTCTATTTGCACGTTCTTCACCCTCAGAGAAGGACCCTGTCAAGACTTCATTGTTCAATGAAACGACGCACGATGAACATGACATTCAGAACATACTTGAGGACACAAGGCGTTTTGCACACTCTGGTCTTGCGGGAAGCACAAACATAAGCAACCAGATGATTGCATACATCTCTGGCGTCAATTCGACAGCACGTTCAGCGCGTAAACAGACGACGTTGGGTATCACGAGGTTTGAGCCATCATTCGCATACACGAGCGATACACAAAGAAAAAATGTTGTTCGCAATGTCCTGTATCCCTATTACAGGCACACGTATCCGGGTGCAAGTTGGGCATACACGAACTACAATACGCTCAATTTTTTCACTGCATCGTCGGTGCCCACGAGTGCTGTTCTGCTATACCCGAACTCATCGTCTGTGTCATCAACGACATCGACGTCTGGATGCTACATCCTTAATGATGCATTCACGTTTGAGTTTTACATCAACACTCGATACACGACAGACGGGCCATTCGATTCATTTCGTGCTGGGACGCTGTTCCACCTATCATCTAGCTACGCGGTATCAATCATAACGGGTTCTAGTCGAGACCAATACGGGCTTCCTGATGGGTTTCGCATTCTATTGCAACTTTCTGGTGGTGCTGACGTTGCACCATCGTCTGCAACGTCATCGACCCCCCGCGCGTTCATGTCGAATGATAACGCGCTCAGACGAAACCACTGGCATCATGTGGGTGTGAGATGGTCTGCTGTAGTAAATTCAGGCACCGGTTCGTTCATAGTTGATGCTTCGAATGCTGGCGATTTCATCTTTCCGTCTTCATCGATAAGGCCCGATATTTTCATCTCTAGTAGCAACCCGACAGTTCTGTGCGTTGGAAATTTTTACGAGGGAAACAACAGCGGGACAAACTCTACGTCGTTGTTCTTCAACCAAAATATCAGCCGCCGCGAAGGATTATCACAGCTTGTCAATGACGGAGCAATCACGACGAACACACCATCATCATTCACATTCAGACATCCTTTGAATGCAGAGGTTCATGAGCTTAAAATCCATCCCAGGTTTTTGTCGATAGATGAGCTCAGTGCATCGATGACAGCTGGCCCGACTGAGACTGGTAGCATGTTGTTTTACGTTCCGCCATTCTTCACACGCGAGTCGCCGAACAGAAGCCCATACGGGTCGAATGCTTTGGGGCAGCTAATCGGTGGTGTGATGCAGACGCCGTTTCAGTCGATATCTGGCTCAACGACAGACCCGTTCAATGTCGCACTCTCATTCGGCGTCGGTGGTCGTCTCATGAATCTTGAGAACTTCACACGTGATTTTGCAACAAAAAATTACCCACGATTGTTGCATCTATCTGCATCAGAGATAGGAGTGTCTGTCTCAACAGCGTTGTCTGCGAATTCACTCCTGTATGATGAGCAGACGAACTTTTTTTCTGGCAGCATTAGAAAAAGAAATCTAATGATACTTCCGAATGATAACGGTCGTTTTTATCCTAACTTCG